TAAGCGACCGGACCGAGCGCGAGACCGATGTGCGCAATATGGCGCGCGTCGTGCGCAAGGTCGCCCGGGATATCGCGCAGATTCGGCGCGAAATCGCTGAGGGGCTGGCGCACGATTTCCACTACATCGTGCGCGCATGGGACGCGGCCAAGTCCGCGTACGCGCAGTCCGGCGACTACGAAACCGCCTACTTGGCGTTTCAAGATCTTCGCACGCGCAAAATCCAGGCTCTTCGCTGGGCCGACGCGCTAGAGGCGCGGGCGGTCGCCGGTGAGGTGACCTTGGTTGAGGCGCGCGTAATCGTCGCCAAGCGTCGCACGCTGGCCAAGCGCGCCAAGCTGACGCCGGTCATCGACGCGCAACGCGCGAAAGCCGCTCGCGAGCGGCCCGAATGGCTGAAGGAAGCGGACGCGCGAGCGGACGTGATCCTGACGGATGACGAGCGTACGGCGCGCGCGGAAGCGGACGCGGCCTTGCGTGAGCAAATGCAGGTGAGCACGGCGCGCGCGGTTTCCTTGGCGCCGGAAGCGATCTTCAAGGCGCCGGTCATGGCCGCGCCGACCGTGGACAGCAAGTACTTCACTCGCGGCACCGACTAGGGGTTGATCATGAGCAGCGTATTCGACGTGCTCACCATCGTAAGCGCGAGCGGCGGCCGGGAACCCGCCCGGCATAGGGACGTCATCGTTCTCCGTACCCGGTTTGAGCCGGACACGGTGGCGCGGGCCGACGCTCGGATCAGCAAGCTTTTCGCTTATCACGCACGCGGCCTCCTGTCGGACGGCGACCTTTACGCGGAGCTCTGCCACGAGTACATGCGGCTTGACGACGAACTGGGATACCCCGTGAACCCCAGGGCGGCGGCCCAGTGTGCCGAAGAAAGAATGACCTGGGGTCCGCTGCCTGAGGAGTACTAGGCAGCACACGCCAGAGCGCCCCTTTCGAGGGGCGCTTTCGCGTACCCGCGCTCACTGACGGGCGCCGCTCTCTCCCCACACGCCTTGCCGCACCAGGGCGTTGAGAGCGGCGCCTCTCTGTTTGCCCGGACACGCCGAGAAATTGGGAGCTTGATCATGAACCCGGTCGTTTTCAGCACGTCCACCGGTGGATACGTCACGCCGATTCGGGGTGACCGCCGGTACGTCAAGGACGAGTTGCGGGCACGGGGACTCGCGGCGGGATTCACGCCCGAGCAGATCGAATGGGCGATCAAGAAATTCCGCGCCGTCTGACGCGCGGAAAATCCGTGAACGTCGGCCCAGAAAATCCACGACGAGAGGGAGAGTCATGACGTATCGCGAGGCTATCTGGAATGCACTCTCGGACGCCGCTCGGGAGCGGCTGATGCTTTCCTACATACGCAGGATGCGAGTGAGGGGCCCGCGCTTCTGGACCGTGTCACGCGCCTACTGGGAGACGTCCAAGGTCGAGTGGACGCGCATCTACCGCCAGCAGGCGAACGCGCTCAGCTGACTTATCCGTGTCCGCCCCGGCTCGAATTTCGGGTCCGGGGTCGAATGCGTGTAATTCGGCGCAGACATCGAGACAGGGGAGAGACTGTGATCTCGAGTTTCAGCGGCCCGTGCGCGACGTCGGCGCCGGAAACGCTGGTCAGCAAGCTCGCGGACCGGATCGCCACGCTGGCCGCGTACAACGCGGTCGAGCCGTTCGAGTACACGAGCGCCGTGGCCCTGGCGGACCGGCGCGTGTGGTGGGCCAGCAAGCGCAAGGCCGACGCGGAGAAGCGGCTGGCACGGCTGGTCAAGGGCACCGTGAAGTACACGAACCTGTGCAACAAGCTCTACGGGCAGGACACCGTTCCCACCGGCCCGGGAGTGAACCTCTTCGAGGTCGGCACGCTCGCGTACGTCGAGTCGCCGTCCAGCGACGGCTACGTCCTGGTGCCGTGCACGGTGGTCAAGGTGACCGAGGACGACGTGCAGGTCAAGATCAACACCGCGCGCTGCGGATACGCGCGGGGCACGCTCGTGAACACGGGGCACCGGGACGTGATCCCGCGCACGCGGGTCGAAAAGCCCAAGAGCCGCGACTACGTGATCAACCCCGGCTGGATCTGGGCGCAGAGCTGATGCAGCGCGAAGGGACGCCGGTCGCCGAAATCAAGGTCGGCGATTCGTTCCGGCACTGGGCGCACGGCATCGTGACCGTGCGCGAAAAGGTCGAGGGGATTGGGCGCATCCTGCTCAGACTCGACACCGAGACCGGCCACACGGCGGATGCCTACCGGCCGGACGCCCGATTGAGACTGATCAAGGAGGGGTGACATGGAACCGCCCAAGTGGCAGCACGGCTTTCGCAGCGTGATCACGATGACGTCCAGCGGCCTGCCGTGGCGCACAAGCGGCAAGCTCTACGTCGACCTGAAAGACCTCATCGAGGACCAGATCAGGTTCGTGGGGGTCCAGTTGGAAGTGAGCAACAAGGAGGCCGAGGAAAAGTACTTCGCAAGCGCGTCGTACCTGCCCGGCAAGGAGCCTGAGTTCGAGGTGGCGCGTTGGAGGTTCACCCGCGAGATGGTGATCTTCAACGCCGATCGGTCGATCGTGATCAAGCGGGACGAGATCGCGTCGTTCAAGATGACCCGGCGCGATGACGAGACCAACAAGATCTTCTGGGCGGGGGAGTGATCATGCAGGCGCTCGCGGTCGACGACAATACCTGCCTGAGCTACAAGCGGCGCGAGGTAGCGCGGCTGACCGGAGTCTGGCACGGCAACGAGCCCGCCAGCGTCGTGAAGGACAGATACGCTGCACTCATGGCGGTCGGTGTCCCGGACCAGGTGGCGGCTCGCCGTCTCGTCGGAATCTGATCGGAGTAGCAATGGCCATCGGTGAGTGCCTAGGCACCATCTGGGTGTGCGTCGGCTGCCTGATGATGGAGGCGAACGGCGAGAATATCGGCGACGGCGGGGACGGAATCCAGCCGCTCGCGATTATCGAGCCGCCGTATTTCCTCACGCTCGGCATGGGCTGGGAGGACCACGCGACCGACTGCCTGATCTTCAAGGACAAGAATCGGGGCAACGTCGCGAATATCAAGGGCGGTTACGAATGCGAGTGCGAGACCAACACGTTCTCGAAATCGCAGTGTGAGGGCTGCGGCTCGTTCCTTGCAGGTGAGCGCCACGCAATGACGCTTTGGAAAAAGGAGGGCTGATGTATCCGCTCCCGCAATTCCCGCTGATCAACTTCTACGAGCCGCAAGTCCGGCGCGGCAAGACGAGTAAGACGGGCCGGGTGGACGCCGCGACGTTCAGCCTCTGCCTCGACGAGGACGAGATCGGCGAGATCCGCAAGAAGCTGGCCACCGGCCTCTACGACGACGTCACGGTGATCGAGGCGTGCGAGGACGGTCAGGTCCGGCGCCGGTACACGGTCAAGGACGGCAAGATCGTCTCCGGCGTGCGCTTCAGCCGGATCGACTACGAGTGCCGCCGCCCGTTCCCCATCAACATCCCTGCGGAGGCATCGTGAAGGCCACGTACAAGATCGAGCCCTACCTGGACGACGCCATGGGCTACGCGGTGTTGGAGGTGGAGGGGGAGTTCGAGCATGAGCACCCGGTCGATGGCACGGATCTCGACGACCACACGATCGGCCCGCACGTCTCCGTCACCGGCATGCTGACCTGGCACGAGAACGGCGGGGAGATCGAATTCGAGTCCTACGGGAGCGGCCACTTCCACTCGATCGACGAGGGCGCCGCGCTGCTGGAGTCCTTCACGCTCTCCACGGACAGCGGCGTCGGCGCCGACTACTGGGCCGACTGGACACCAGAACAGATCGCGTGGCGCGACAAGCACGCGGAGTACGTGGACTCCATGCGGATGTGCGAGGGGGAGGACGACGAGGGCGCCGACAATCCGTGCGGCAAGCCGCACCCGGACGGCTGCTATGGCCAGAGCCTCAAGCACCTACGGGCGGACGCCTAGAGCGGTAGGGGAGCGTGTCGGCGCGCGTTGATAGGCTCCAACGTCGTCCTAGAGCAGTCGAATCGAGAGGATTGATCGTGGCAAACGTGCTGGTGAAAGAGGACCTGCCGGACATGGTGTGGTCGGTGCACGTGGACGGCGAGATCATCGCGACATTCATGAACGCCGATGAGGGCGTTATCACCTGGTACCCGAGCCACTCGAACGAGCCGGAGTACCTGGACGTCAACACCGCGAGTGCGCGGATCAAGTCCTACGGCGATGTCACGTGGGCGGAATTCAAATAGGAGGGGCGATGCAGCCGACCACCATGATCACAGTCCAGGTGACCGCGCCCTGGCGCGAGGAGCCCTACGAAGTCGAATGGACGTTGTACGTCCAGCGGGAGGGCGCCCGGTATTTCTACCGACCTGAGCACATCGGCGATCTCGTGACGACCGTGGGCGACTCCCGCCCCGGAGCGCGAGAGTCCGGCATGCGGGAGGTGGTCGCGGTCACCGACCACACGTGCACCGCGCTGACCGGTTGCGACGGCACGTGCGGCCGGGACCACCTGTCCGACGAGTGCTGCGTCGAGGAAATCGACCTGCCCGACTACCGCGAGGAGGCCTGATGTACGGCGATTACGACCAGATGCGCGCGTGGGCTCGCGGGGAGGCCAACGGGACCTCGGTCGCGGACGAGTGGGACCGCAGCTGGACCGGCCCGGAACTGGCCGAGACGTTCGATCCGTACGACCCGGATCAGGCGCAAATCATGCGGGACGTGATCGAGACCGACGCGCGCACCGACCGCGAGATCCGCGAGCGGCAGCTGGTGCGGCGCGTCCAGGCGCTGTCCGCGCGGCTGGAAGAGATCGACCCGGAATTCGACCCTGACGAGGTGCTGTAGTGGAAATCAAGGAATACACGCCGGACGAGTTCAAGCAGAGCCTCGTCGAGCTGTACGAGGGTGACCCGGCGGGGCTGGCCACGCTGGTGCTCCAGCTCAACAACTGGCTCAGCCGCGGTATGCGGATCGCCGAGTATCGCAACGGGATGCTCAGCCCGTCGTCCTACTTCGACCGGCGCTATCTGGGATATGCGGCCGGTGACGAGATGCCGCGCGAGATCCCGGACAGTCAGGGACTGAGCGCACGCTACATCCTGCACGCAACGGTCTCGGAAACCGGCTGGGTGCTGAACCTGCCCACGGTGCTCGGCGAGCTCAAGATTCCGCGCCCGGCGGTCGCGTATATCAACGCGGGATACGACGTGAACGGGGCCGACCGCAAGGGCTGGGCGATCTACCGGGACCAGAAGTTGATCGAGTTCGTCCCCGAGGTCAGCAACGAGCACGACGCGCGGCTGAAGGAACTCGGCGCCGACAAGGAATGGGCGACCGGCGAGATCTCGGTGTCCGAGGAGGTGTGGGAGGAGATCACCAACGAGGACAACTGGCCGCCGTCGGATCCGCACAAATTCTCCAGCCACCGCGCCGAACGGCTCTACGGCGAGACGCTGGAGTCCTTCCAAGACGAGGACCTGGGCGATTCGGACTGGGGCTGGTTCGCCCTGTTCAAGATCGAGCAGGCGATCCTGAACGTCGACTCGCAGGGGTTCGTCTCGGTCGACGTCTACGAGGACGACACCGAGATGACTCGCCAGTGGGAAGAGCTCTCCGAGGCGTGGGAGCAGTACAACGACGAGGACGAGGAGGACGCATGAGCACGAAGATTCTGGGCTGGCCGGAGCCGACCGAAGTCGGCGGACACATGGTCAAGCGGTCGGACGGCGACCTCAGCAACCGGCGCGCGGTGTTCACCTGCGTGGACTGCGGCCTGAAAGAAACGGGCAGCGTGCTCGCGTTCGAGATCGGCATCGACGGCTGTCCGATGCGGCCGGAGAGCCTGAATCACATCTCGATCGGCAGCCCGGCCGCGACCGAGGGGATGAGCGCGGAGGAGCGCGCCCGCGCCTCGGCGGCGCACTGGCTCGACTACGCCAAGCGCATCGGCCTGCCGGTCGACAGCTGGACGGAGGTCTATCACGACCCGTTCGTCTGCGCCCGCTTCGCCTGGGGCGCGGAGGTCTACGAACTGCGCTACGGCCAGCGCGGTTCGCACGGCTCGAACCACATCCACGCAATCAAGGTCGAGGACTGAGATGGGATACAACAGGGACGCGCTGCTCGCACTGTTCGAGAACGTCACGCCCGACGACGAGGAGCGGGACAAGAGCGAGCTGGCCGAGCTGATCGACGAGCACGGCTATGACGTGGTCCGCGCGACGATCGAGTACGCCCCGGACGGAGACCCCTCCGTCGAGATCCACGACCTGCGCAGGAACCTGGAAAACCACTACCGGGGCGCGTACCGCACCTTCGGCGAGTTCGTGCGGCAAGAGAAGGTCGCGTACCTCAGCGGGAAGGCAGAGGAGATCTTCAACGAGCTCGTCGAATACGTGGACTGGGAGGAGTACAGCGAGCGGCCCGAGTGGTCGGGCTACAGAACGATCAAGCTGGACTCCGACGACGAGTCCGGGCCCGTCTACGTCTTCAGCTAGCGAGGAGCAAAACGTGAGTGACACGCCTGAGGAAAACACCGAGTGGGTGCGCCAGTGGATCGTCGGCGGCGCCGACAACGAGGCCATGTATCGACAGGCCGTGGATATCGCGGAGACCGGCGACAGCGACAAGCTGTGCGACTTCCTTACCCGAATCCTACGCGAGGCGCCGGAGGACACTCCCGCCTTCTACACCAACCGCGACATGAGCGACGCAGACATGGCGTCGGTCAACTGGGACGAGATCCGCGACAGCCTGCTGAACTGAGTGACAGAGAGAGCTATGTCTGAGAAATACACGGTCGCGCAAATCCGCGAAGCGCTGGAGCGCGTCACCGCGCCGGACTACGAGATCGATTACGAGACGGCGCCGCCGCTGGAGGAAGTCCTCTATGAGCTGATCGACGAGGGCACGGTGAGCGCGAACGGGCTGCGCGCCGGGCTCCAGTTCATGGAGTCGAACGACGACGGCCCGATGACGGCCACGCAGCTGCCCGATTACTGGAAGGACCACTACAAGCAGGCCTGGCCCTCCAAGGGCGCGTTCGCCCAGGACGACACCATGCAGTACTACGACGACGACACCGCCGAGGCGATCAAGAAACTCGATGAGTGGATCAACTGGGAGGGTCTCGGCGACTCGTACACGTACAGCGATCACACCTTCATCGAGCTGGACGACGAACTCCACGTCTTCGGCCCCTGAAACACACCACCCACGGCATAAATAACGGCTAATAGAAGGAGGTGCACGTGCGCGAGACCAAGCAGCAGTGGCAGCCCTGGCGTCATTACCGGGTGACCGAACTCGGCGGCAGCGTGCTGGAAGAGTACTTCACCCTGCCGAAGAACGCGGCGCGCGACACGGGAGCGCTGTTCACCGCACCGGACATCGACGCCGCACACATCGGCGCGACCCTGATCCGGCTCGCGGAACTGTGGGGACCGGTGACGATCCGGCCGCTGGCGAAGACGCCCGACAGCATCACCGGCGCCAAAAGTCCGCACGCCGGGAGCAGGACCGTCGAGCGGCGGTGCAAGGACTCCGGATGCGACCAAACGGCCCACTACAGCTACGTGACCGAGTACGAGCGGCGCGAGCTGGAGGGGACGCCCTGGCACTGCTCCTCGATGTATCCGCCGTATCCGGACAGCGAGTCCGCCACCCGGCGGCATATCCGGTGCGCGCTGGCCGAGGCGGGCGCGCCGAATTCAGGGGAGCTGGCGGACGCCGTGCTGCTCGCGATCGGCGCGCAGCTCGACGAGCTGGAGACGTTCTGGCTCGCCCATTACGAGTGCACCAAGGAGGCCTGACATGGGAGCGATCGGAAGCCACAAGCCGGACCCGCGGCTGCACCACCCGGACGGCTCGCATCGCACGACTGCGCGCAGCGCGAACGCCGCCGAGATGGCCTGGTTCGAGGAGCACGTGAAGGACCATGCGGAGCAGCACGAGATGCAGGCCGAGCAGTGGGCGCTCAGCCGCGCCCAGCTCTCACTGCTGCCGCAGGGTCACCGGCTCTACACCCGCGTCGTGAAGGTCAACGCCACCGACGGACGCGCGCATGTCATCGTCCGCTACCCGTGGGCGTCCGAGTTCGGGCTCACGATCCAGTGGGTGAACGTCGACCCGGCTCTGATCAGCTGCGAGCGCAGCCCGGAGGCGGGCGCGTACATCCTCGACGACTCCGGGATCGACGCCGGGGAGACGATCGTGATGCGCCTGGGCGAGGCGGTCCACGGCGACCGAGGCTACTTCTACCGGTACTCGCTCTAGGAGGAATGATCATGCCCGAGCAGGAGTACACCGAGGACCAGGTCCACGCGAACTTCGAGAACATCCGCTTCTCGTGGGAGGAGCCGGACGGCGAGTTGGAGGAGGCGATCCTCGCCGTCTACCGGATGCCGACGGTCAACGAGGACGAGTCCGTCGTCGAGGCCGTGATCGCGTTCATGATGGAACACGAGGGCCCGACCTACACGCCCGAGCTGATCCGCGCGTACGGCGACCGGTACCAGATCAGCTACAAGGACGCGAATGAGCTCGCGGAGGAGGACCTGCGCAACGTGATCGGCGAGGAGATCGTGCGGTTCTTCACCTACATCGATCTCGACCGGCTCGGCGGCGATCTCGTGAGTGACGACGCGACCCACTACTTCGAGCACGGCGGCCGGATCCACTATTTCGGATCCGAGGCCTGACATGGCCGAGGGAAGGACGCGGATCCGCGTCACGCTGCCCGTGCTGGCCACATTCGAGACGACACTCGACACGGCGGCCCTGCTGCACGTCGGCGACTGTGACATGGCTCTTATCAAGGAGATGTCGCCGCAAGAACTCGGCGCGATGGTTTTCGACCATGAGGATTTCCTCGGGATGACGCCATTTCGCTATGTGGTGAGCGCCGTCACATCCAGAGTGCATGGGGTCGAGCCGACCGCGCAGATCATCGAGGAGGGAGAAAATGGCTGAGTCCACGACGGTCGTCGTGTTCCGCAAGTGGCGCGACAAGAGCGTGATCGGGGACGGCGTGATCGCCCTGTTCCCCGAGATCGACGACGGGCGCGGGATGTGCTCCTCGTTCGAGCACGTCGGCCAGCACGGCGCCGCGGACTACGACGGCGTCATCTCACGTACCCGCGCGGCGGATCCGGCGGAGTACGCCGCGCTCAAGGCGGAGCTGGAGGCCGCGCCCTACAACTACAAGCTGGATGTCCGCAAACGACGCAACGGGAGGGCCAATGCCTCTTAGATACGACCTGAGCAAGATCGAGGGCTTCGAAGCCCTCTGCTACGTCGACACGCCCCTGGGACGCGTGCTCAACCCGGTTACCGAGGCATTGATTATCAACGACGTCGGCTACCGCGAAATCACCGCGATGAACTCGGCGGATTTCTTTCATCGGCACTGCCTGCTCGCGGCCGTCCTCGGCGCGCCGGTCATCAACGGCGACGGCTCCGACTGGTATTTCACGCAGGGCGACGTCAATGCGCATATCGGCCTGGTGACCAACCACACCCAGCTGACCGACAGCAAGTTCAAGGCGGCCGTCTGGCAGCTGGTGGAGGAGAAGGCCAGGAAGCTGCGCATCCAGCACCGGGTCAAGGTAGAGGCCTGACCGTGTTCAGCGCGCGGTCTTCAGACCTCAAGCTGAAGGCCAAGCGGTCCTACACGGAAGGAGAGGAGTACATGATAATTCTCGGCATCCCGAAACTCGTCGAGGACGGCGAGTGGCGTATTCCGATGGTCGACCCCGATACCAAGGCGCGTTTCGGGCACGTCACCGCGTGGGAACCGGAAGGCGGCGATCCCGCTGCGACAACATGGGACGCCTGGCTCACGCTCGACTGCCTCGGGCGGGACGTGCTAGTCGGCAACGGTCTGAGCCACATCAAGGCGTTACATGCGCTGGCCGACGCACACCAGCGTTTCCAGGCCGGTAAGAATCCGGAGACCTTCGAGATCGTCCGCTAGACAAGGGAGAGCAGCATGAACAGGCCGCCGGGTATTTACGACGACTGGTTCGAGGACAGCGAGATCGAGGGTCTGCGCTTCCGCGTGGACGTGGCCACGGACGAAGAGACGAATCCCCGGAAGTTCGGCGACAGCATCACCCCGGAGCAGGTGCGCCGGTGGGAGCAGGGCCTGTGGGAGTTCGTCACCGTCACCGTCGTGCCCGTGTACGGTGACGTGGAGATCGACGAGTGCGCGGCGTCGCTCGGCGGCGTCGTCTCCGGGTTCTTCGACTCCGGCCAGGAGCGCATCGGCAGGGAGCAGCTGGCCGAATACCCGGTCACCGAGCTCGTGGACGAGGCCCTGGGCAAGCTGCGCGGTCCCGCCCTGGGATCCGCCGTCGCCGGGTTCCTCCAGGACGCGATCGACGCGCAGGAGGACGCGGACAAGCTGAAGGAACTCCAGGCCAGCCTGGCGGCGACATGACCGATAAGCGTCTGAGCGAGCTCAACGAGGAGCAGCGCAGAATCGACGAAGCCCGTGCGGAGCGCGAGACGCTGCTGGCCGATCCGGAATTCCAGCGCATCCGCGGCCTGTATCAAGACCTCCAGGCCGCCTTGGACGCGCTCGACGAGGCCGGGGAGCGCCCGGCCGACAGTGACGGATACGCCCTCTACATCGTCGGCAAGTCGTTCTCACTGGACAGCCGGGGCATTTCCGAAAATGACGAGGTCTGGAAGCGCCATATGCGAAAGGAGCGCACATGAGCGAGCTGCACTACACCCACGGTGTCGCGGAAGGCGACGACCCGACGTGCCGCATCGGGGACATCGTGGCGTCCTGGGAGTTCGGCTACGGCGCCGCGGGCCACGTCTGCGGCATCGATCCGATGGCCCGGGTGCTCGAAGTCATCTGGGACGACGGCCGAGCCAAGGTGTGCACACGCGAGTGGAAGCACGTGGACAAGCTCGTTTTCCAGTACCACATCGACTCCAGCGAACCGCTGGAGTGCCTCGACGCCCACAAGGGGCCGTGCACCGGCGAGGTCGCATACCGGCCGTCCCTGTCTCCCACCGGCAAGATGTTCGCGCGCTGCGACGGGCACTGGGAGCAGCGCGTAGACAAGCAGCAGGAGATCGACGCGCGCTATCCTGCGACCCCACCGACGTGGTTCGACCCGGCGTACGCGGGCGAGGTCTGGGACGAAGAGGACTACTGATGTCCGTCGAGAAGCTGGACGTGCGCACCGAGACCCGGCGCGTCGCGCACTGGACCGTCAAGGATAAACCCGCGCTCGGAAACACCATGGGAACGAAATTCTTCCCGCGTACCGTGACCGCGGTCTGGATCCGTCACATGGCCGGGCATCCCTGGCTGCGCCCCGACTCGGTGGTGATCAGGGGCCCACTGGTCGGAAGCAAGGGGCAGCCGCTCAAGCACGAGACGCGGCGGACTTTCCTGTGCGGCGCGCCGGGCCCTTACTGGCCTGACTGGGTGCGCGAGCTGATCCACGAATTCGACCCCGACAAGGAGCCCGACACGAAAGAAGGGAGCTAAGAATGCGCGAACCGTTGACCCCGGGCGAGTTCAAGGAATTCGTCCTCGACATCGCCCATTACCGGCAATGGCTCGATAAGGGTATCTCCTGGCAGAATTGTGCATTGCGGCGCGGCGGCGGTGTCGCGATCTATGTGCGCGCTGACTTCCCCGTGCGCCTGCTCGCGTTGAACTCGCGCGACGCCTACCGCCTCGATCTGTACGGGCACAAGCCCGACAAGGCGCGCCCCAAGACCTTGCACCCTTCTTCGGTGGACGTCGTCCCCTTCGCGCACTGCGCGGGCTACCGCGGCGCGCCGCTGGAGCTGACCGACGCCGAGCGCAAGACGGTGCCGCTCGGAACACGCGGCCCGGTGAACGGGTTCGACGGCGTGGGCTGGCTGGAGCGCCTGTGCGGGCCGGTGCCGCCCAAGGAGGTGTTCGACCGCACGACGACCCCGCTCGACGTCAAGCGCTACCCCCGCTTCTTTTTCACGGCCGGATACAGTCTCACGACCGTCACCCGCTGCGACCACGGATATTTTCTGAATAGCTCCTGCGCCGGATGCGACGCCGACGAGGAGAACCGGCGCGGCGCGTGGGAGGGCGTCGATGAGCTCGGCTACACCACCTGACCCGCCCAAGAGAATGGAGGAACCCGCAACGTGAAGACCTACGCGATCGCGGACACGCTGGTCACCGTGGACGAGCTGCGCCCGAGCGGGCACGCGCTGAAGGGGCGCATCTTCGCCGACCCGAACACGCCGGACGAGCACACGGCGACCTACGAGCACATCATGCCCGGCGACCGGTACGACGTCGAGGCGAACCCGCAGCACCCGAGCTATCCGTACGCGGCGAACCGCGGCGGATGCGCCCCCACCCTGCACGGGGCGGTGCGCACGGCCAAGAGGTGGGCCGACACGTACCTCGCCTCTCCCGACCGCGACAAGACCGACCAGGAGGAATCCGTATGACCGACACCACCGCGAAGACATTCAGCTGGACCGACGTACCGATCCACGTATCGCCCCAGGTCACCTACGACACGGCGACGCCGTACGGGCTCTTCGGATCCCACGCGCCCTGGTTCGACCTGGTCAGCGACTCCACCGACGGCTCCACGGCGCCGGACGACTGGAAGGTGGTGCTGCGCGAGTACGACCCCGACAACGACGCTCTCCTGCCCACCGAGTACGCGATCACCCACGAGGTCGTCATCAAGACCCTGATCGAGCTCGCGATGAACTCGGACTACGACCTCGACGACCGCGCGAAGTACCTCGCGCTGGTGATCGACCCCGAAAACTGGGACACGCAGTTCGACGTCGAGGACGCCGACCGCATCCTCCAGCACGCCACCTGGGGCTCGGTGAAGTACGACTAATCCGCCGCGCAGCTGACAGGGCCGTTCCGTTCGCCGGACGGCCCTTTTTCGTGCCCTGATACGGGTCACCCATTTGCAGCAGCGCCCTACCGACAGCGGGCGCGGTGTACCGAGAGTAGAAACGAAAGGGAGGAACCAGTGTCCATACAACCGCAGGCGCTCGACCGCGACGCCGCAGACCGCAGCACGCGCACGGCGCCGATCCAAGCGCTGGCCAACACCGTGCTCAAGCACCTCGGCGACGGCTGGAGCTGGGACGACAGCGCGCAAACCGGCGTCTACCTGGACTTCCACGAGATCTTCCGGGTCCACCTGGAGGACGCGGGCTACGGCGTCGTGCGCGGCGCAGCGGTGATGCCGAGCAAGTTCATGCCCGCGCTGGGTTTCGAGCTGCTGATCGAGGACGGCGCGGCGGCGATCGCCGCCGAGATCCGCGGGCCGCTGCTGCGCAAGTACATGGCGGTCACCGAGATCGCGGTCGACCACGTGGAGTCCGGCAAGGCCTGGGAGGACGAGACCCGCGGCGTGTTCGCGGAGTTCACACAGATCGTCGGCTTCGCGCCCGACATCACCAAGGGCGTCGATCCGGACCTGAACCTGTGCGCCTGGTTCCGTCGCAGCATCGGCGACTCGTTCCGGCTCTACGCGGCGCCGGGGCAGGGGCCGAACGTGCACATCTACGTGCCCACGATGGACGCCATGCGCAGCTTCGTGCAGACGTGGGCACTGCTCAGGCCCCCGGAGCCGGAATCGCACATGGTCGAGGAAGCCCCCGAGTAACACCCCTAAGCCCAGCGCCCCCGCCTGCCCCACGCTCGCGGGGGCGCTGCCTTTGTCACCGGAAGGAGGACCCTATGAATCTCGGCGCATTGGTCAAGGAAATCGCCGGGATGTTGGGCAGCAGCTGGCGTCTGAAGAACGCCAACGGTGTACCGGTCATCACGCACCGGCGCGGCTGGCTCGTGTTCGACGACACCGACGAGAACAAGCTGCACATCACGTTCATGCACTTCGACGGCGGTTCGCAGTGGTGCGAGATGCCCCACGGACTCGGCATTGGAGAGACGACGCGGCGCATCCGCGAGCAGCTGGTCTACAGGCACCCGGAACCGGCCGACGACGCCGAAGAACGGCTGCACTGGCATGACGACTGGTGCGCCCTGTTCACGGCATGGGCGCAGGAACAGGACTTCCTCGTCGAATTCACGGCGGACGTGCACGAGGGCCGAATCCTCTCCCTGCGCGCCGATTTCGGTTCCGACGCCCGGATCGTGAACGGCTACATCGCATGCGCCCGGGACACGGCGTGGGGCTCGATCACAGTCACCTACGACAGCTTCCCGGCGAAGGTCGAGCACTTCACCACCAAGGCCGCGATCGTCGAGCGCCTCGGCGTCGTGGAACAGCGCGTCATCGGATACACCCCGCGCCACGGAGATCGCCGCAAAGCGGCCTGAGAAGGGAGGACCCCTTGAACATATACCTGCCCGACAGCGAGCTACCAGCCGACGCCGCGGGATGGTCGCGCGCCCCGGTGTGGGACTACGACTCCGCATCCGGCTACCAGGGCGAAGACCGCGTCGGGCGCGCGTTCGGCGCGCGGTACGTCAACGTCGAGCGGCAGCGCAACCTGGACCTGTGCGTGTACGTCGCCATGGCGCGCTTCGAGGACGGCGGCGCGCGCTACAGTGTCGCGCGCACCTACGAGCTGTACGAGCTGCGGCTACCGCGCGAGGTCGAAATACCGGTCTCCTGGTCCGGCGACATCGAATACCGGTACCCCGGGAAGATCGACTGCGACAGTGCGATACAACCGCTGGAAGAGGCCCGTAAGCTCATCCTCGCCGACTTCCGGCAGGACCCCCTGTTCACCCGGTTCGCCGCCCTGTAGAGCCCGCGGCCGTCAGTCACGCCCCATAGCCTGACGGCCAAGGGGTCCACAAGGACCAGAAAGGAGGAAATGTGGCCTTCCCGTTTTACCGTGCCGTGGGAACCGGCAAAGCGTGGGCGCGCATACGCGCGTACGCGACAATCCGGGTAGACGTCGAAATGCTCGCGCAGATATGGCTGGACGGCTCCATCGAGAAGGGGCCCCCGCCAAGTAAGCGTCAGTTCGAGACGTTCGTCAGCGAGCAGGTACGGATACACGGCGAGCGCCTCCCCGAAAGGGTCGGCTATATCTGGAGCGACGAGGTCGAAGACGGCATGCTGAACGACCAGGATAGGGTCAAGGAAACGCTCGCGGCCACGATGACCAGAATCCGCGAGCTCTACGGAATCGAGGAGACATGACCGACAAGAAGATGCTGCTGCTGTTCGAGGGATACGCCGGGGGACGCTGGGAGGAGTCCGGCGAACAGGAGGTCGTGCCGAACAAGTGGGGGCATCCGCATGATGTCGTGCGCGAGCACCTGGAGCGCCGTGCCGCGCAGGCCGCGAAAGAGCAAGAGCTCGCGGTGGCCGAGCTGGACAACGCCTTCCGCGTACGCGTGTGGGTCGGCGAGTTCACCGAGATCGACACCATGTGTTCCCCGCCGGAGCGGTGGCCTGACGCGATGGTCGTCTACCGCAAGCCGGACACCACGCTGCTGGACGCCGCGATGAAGGTGGCGGCCACCAGGTGGCGCCTCCACACGGACACACCCACGAGCGACATCCCGGCGCGCGGGCTCAGCCGCACCTACTACGACGGCGCGTTCCAGGCGGCCGATGCTGTGTACGCGGCGCACCGCGCGCTGAACCCGACCTGGCAGGGGCCGGGGACCGCCGACCTGATCGGGCTGGCCGAGGCACTGCTGCCCGACCACCGATAATGGACTATGAGGAGGCGTACCGCCGGGCGAAGGAACTCGGCGGTCGCGCCGCCACGGCGTATAAGAGCCGCGCCGGATGGGTGCTGATGGACTGGGGCGACAACCTGACGTGGATCGTGGTGGACTCGGCTAAGACCAAGGTCCTCGACGATGGCCGGGAGGAAAAGGAGCAAACATGACGGTCCGCGGGCGACTGCGAAACTACGGTGGCGCTACCGGCGCGGCGGCGCGCTGGCTGCAAAAAGCCGATCCGGACTACGGCCTTCGTGATGCATGGGAGCGCCTGCCGCTCGACACGCTGGAGCATTTCACCCGCGCCGCAAAAGCCTGGCTCGGCGACCGTTCGGAGCTGCGGACCTCGACCATCGATAAAGCCAACTACGCCGAGCTGTTCAGATGGTTCCGCGAGCTCAAGGAGCTACCGCCACTCGACGAGGATCCTCAGCAGCCTGCCGATCTGGGGACGTCCGGCGGCCTCGGTGACCGCGAGGCCGCCATCGAGCAAGCGGTCACGCAGGCCGAGGAGGGGTACGACGCCGCCGCGCTCAAGCCGCGCATGGTGAAGATCCCCGGCCTCGGCCGCTCGGTGCAAGTGCGCGAGGAACCGCCTGCGCCGAAGAAAATCAACTCGCGGGCGCACATGATGCTCGACGGCTTCCCGGCGGGCCGGTACGCAGTCGAGATCGACGGGGTCACACACTGCCTCTGGTTCAAGTACAACGCGAAGACCTGCATGGAGGAGACGCGCTACCGCAAGGACGGCAAGTGGGTCTCGACCATGTGGTTCAACGAGCTGCGGGCCGCCATTAAAGCCATCAAGGAGGACCCGTTCGCTGCGGCGGTCCGCTTCGGTCGGGAGACCGGCCACTGCTCCTCCTGCGGACGTAAATTAACCCGCGACAGTTCGCTCGCGGTCGGCCAGGGCCCGGACTGCGAGGCCCAAGAGCTGCACAGGGCACTACTAAAGGAGCTCTTCGGATGACCGAGCGCGTAATCAACTACACCTTCAAGGACCGCGAGGCGGCGGCCCGTGAATTCGGCCACCTCGCCACCTGGTACTCCCAGATCATCCGCAAGGGCCTGTCCACGGTCAGGCTCAACGAGCAGCTGCTCTGGAAGGACCCCGGTTTCCTCGTCGAGGCCTACGACGACTTGACCCATGTGCACAGCCAGATGCGCGAGCTGACGGAGGCGCACCTGGCCAACTGGCTCTACGCGACCTGGCCGGAGCGCTTCGACGCGGAGATCACCGCGGATATCAAGGCCGTGCTCACCCTGATCTCGCACACGGCGGCGGAGATCGGCTTCGCCTGCCACGTGGCCGGTGAATACGTCGAGAAGCAGATGCGCGACGCGCCGCGGGAGGCGCGCATGCCCTATGCCCAGAAGGTGGCATGGGCGGTCTACCGCGCGACGCACGTTGACCGGGACAAGGGCTACGCGGACGACGGCGTGGTGTACCTGGACGTGATCGCCGACAAGATCTCGAAGGGCGCAGTGGAGACGCTGTGACGACCGAGTGGGAGCAGCTCGAACGCACCGAGACGATCGTACGCACGGTCACCGCGACCTATCGTGCCCCCGAGGGCGTCGAGCCGATGCTCAAGCACCGAGCGAAGAAAATCCTCTTCCAGCCCACGAAGGTGATCGTCAGGCTCCAGTTCACGCCCACCGGCTCGACTGTGTACGTCACCGTCTCGGGGCCGGATCTGCGCGACCTGCCTTACGGGCACAACGATCCGGCAATGGCGTTCTTCGACGCCGACTCCCTGGACGCCGCGGGGCCAGAGCTGGACTGGCTGAAAAATGGCGTCGCCGACCTGATCATCGACGAGCACAACGACTAGAGGAAGAGCGCATGCCCCGCAAGCCGCAACGTCCGGTGATCAGGGAGAGTCTGATCCCGGACACGATCCTGACAAATCCTGACCTCGTGGAACGCATGGCCCAGCTCGACGCGCTCCCGAAACAGGCCGCGGCGGCGAAATACGAGATCCTCTACCGGCTGCTCGATGAAGAGGGCGGCGCCGGTACACCGGGGGCTATTGCGGCCGTCGCGCGGCGCACCGGATATACCACCGAGACGCTGGCCAAGTGGTTCGAGCGGCACAACCCCCCGCCGCCGGATGTCACCCGTTCGGCCTAACGCCCTGCCGCCGCTCTTGCGTCGATCGTAGGCTGCGAACACAGACGTTTGCACCCATCAGCACGACCGAAAGCGATCACGCATGCCCACAAGCAACGACGTCAAGAAGGACACGAAGAAACTCATAGACGAGATCAGCCAGGCGATCGGCTGGCGCGTCGTCGACATGACCAACGGCCATTACCAGGTCGTCAACCCGGACGGCGACTCTGTCACCACCAGCGGTACGCCCGGCCAGCAAAGCACCCTGCTCAGGTTCCGGGACGACCTCAAAAAACATCTCGGCTGGGACGCGGCGAAAGAGAAGAGGCGGCGGCAGGCGGAGGCGAAGTTGCGCCTTGAGGCCGACAGGGCGAAGAACGACGCGGTGATGGCGAAGGCTGTCGCCGAGGCGAAAGAGCGCCACTGCGCAGAAATGGAACGCCTCAAGCAGACGCAACGCCCCGGCACGAAACTGCCCAACGGCGAGGTCGTCGACTACATCAGCAAACCGGTATTCTTCACCCGCATCGACGCGATCGCGGCATTGGAGACCAAGGGCAGGTGCGACTGCAACCTGCGCGCGCTGAGCGAGACCAACATCACCCGCCTGTTCGAGCCGATGCACGAGGGCGATTGGATGTACATGCCACACGGCCTGGACGTGTGCATCCACGGCAACTACGGCGACGGCGCCCACCGTCTCGAAGCGCTCAAGCGGATGAGCGACGAAGAACTCATTGAGCTGTACGGCGAACCCGGCCTGTGGTTCAGGGTCACCTACGGTGTGCCGCCGGAAGTGCTCGACAACACCGACATGGGCAAGGCGCGCAGCCATGCCGACGTACTGATGCAGCACGGGTACAAGAGGAACCCGAAGGAGGTCGCCGCCGCGCTGAACATCCTGATCGCCTACGACGCGGGCACCCCCTGGCGACACTGGAGCCGCAAGGTCATCACCCACCGGCAGCGGCTTCGCGCTCTCAAGGGCGAGTATGCGGCGCTAGTCGCGCCCGGCAGCGAGAACACGATCATGACCGACGCGCTGAGGCTGCACAAAAGCAGGATGAAGATGACCCTGACCAGCGCCCTGGTCTTCTGCTTCCTGATCCAGCGCGAGGTGCCCTACCCGGTGTGGAATGCGTTCCTCACGCCGCTTCTTACGCTCAAGGACTTCGAGGACGACGACCCGCGCGGCGCCCTCTACACCAACCTCATCAAGAAGGACCGCAAGCCGACCGAAGCGCGCCAGGGGATCCGAGAGCTCGGCATGGCGCTCAAGACCTGGAACAAGTGGGCGACCGGGGAGCGCCAGGAGCTGGCGACGTTCAAGAAGACCGAGCCGATGCCGCGGATTTCAAAGATCACGCGCGAGATCCCGGCCCTCGCCAGCCTCAATACGCCGTTCAACGGCTAACGACCACCCGCACAGGCGCCCTGAATTTCGGGGCGCTTTGTGCTGTCCGGACAAGGAGGAAAGGTATGGATAAACAGCAGCAGCTTCTGAGTGAGCTCCCCGAGCAGCTGCGGGAGCCGACGCGGGCGGCGCTCTCCCGCCTGAGCAAGAGCTCGGTCCGGGTCTACGCGGGCGACATCCTGCACTGGCTCGGCTACTGCGCAGCGAAAAAGATCGAGCTGCTCACGCCGACCCGGCCTCAGGTCGACCTCTACTGCGCGGCGCTGTCGAAGGGCCTCAAACCGGCGACCGTCAACCGGCACATGTCCGCGATCTCCGCCTGGTTCTCGTACCTCGTCGAGTGCGAGATCGCCGAGCGCAACCCGTTCAAGGGCCCCAAGCGCCCGCGCGTGGACAAGACCACCTCCACGACCCCGTGGCTGAGCCGGGAGGAGTGCAAAAGGCTGCTGGAGGCGGCCGAGGCGCAAACCGGGCCCCAGGCGCAGCGCGACGCCGCGATCATGTGGCTGCTGGTGACCGAAGGCGTGCGTGTCGCGGAGGTCGCCGAGCTCATGCAGAGCAGCCTTCGCGTGACCGGCGGCCAGCGTGTGATCCGCGTGCGCGGCAAGGGCAACGTCATGGAGGACCGGGCGCTGCCGGGCAGGCTCGCGGCGCAGCTCGACGCCTACCTCGCGGCGCACCCGCACACCGGCCACCTGTTCGTGACCAGCACGGGCAACAAGCTGAGCCCCAGCTACATCTCCAAGCTGGTCGCCCGGTTCGCCAACGCCGCCGGGCTGCCGAACCCGCAGCAGTACACCGCGCACTCGCTGCGGCACACCTCCGCCACCATCGCCAAAGCAGAGGGCGCCACGGAGGAGGAGATCAGCAAGGGGTTGGGTCACTCCAGCCTCGAAACGACCCGCGGATATCTGCACAATCCGGCGGATGACCCCGCGCACCGCGTCGAGCAGGCGCTGCGCTAACCACAACACAAGGAGAACAGCGTGGAACACCGTTCCAGCGACGACATGCCGGAGCCTGGCCCGGCGCCCTTCTACCCGCAGTACGGCGCGACACCCCCGCCACCGCCGCGCAAGCGGCACACCGGCCGCTGGGTGGTCGGATCACTGTTCCTGCTCATCATCCTCGTCGCCCTCGTCACGGCGCTCGGGGGCACGAAGCAGGACAGCCCGGCCGCGGTGAGCACCACCTCGGCGCCGCCCGCACTGATCAGTCCCGCCGCGGGCGACGTGGCCAGCCAGGCGCCCGTCAGCGTCGCTCCGCCGAGCCCGACGCCGCCCGCCACGCAGGTGGTGCTCACGTTCACCGGCGACGGCACCAAGACCTCGAAGACGTTCACCACCGGCGACGACTGGTCGATCAAGTACACCTTCGACTGCTCGACGTTCGGCAGCGCAGGCAACTTCCAGGTCTACACCTACACCGGCGGCAGCATGTCCGGCATACCCGTCAACGAACTGAAGAACAGCGGCAACGACACCACCTACCAGCACAACGACAGCGGCATGCACTACCTGGAGGTCAACTCCGAATGCGGCTGGACGGTCACCGTCACCGACGGCGACTCCGGCCAGTAGCGTCCACGGCGGCGCCCCCGGTGAATTTCCCGCCGGGGCGCATCGCTGTCGGCGGCGCGCGATAACCTCGCCACATATTCGAAACTCACAAGGAGAAGACGCCGATGCACGCGTACATGCGCATCGAATACACCAAGGACGCGGCAAACGCGAAGCCGGAAGTCCTGCACGCCGCGCCGTTCAACTTCGCGGAGACCCACCTCATCTACGCCGCCCACGCATACCTGCGCGCGTACATGCCCAAGGAGGACGGCCTCGACCCGGCCGACGTGCGCCTCTATGTGTGGACGGCCGACCCCAGAGAGGCACCGGTCGAGGAGGAGCTGCTGCACGAGGACGCGATCCTGATCGTCCCGGCCACCCTCGTCACCGCGGAGCCGGACCTCGGCGAGATGTATGACAACCCGTACCCGTAAATCGTCGACATGCTCCGCAAGGGCAGCTTCACCGAGGTCACCTCGCATCACGTGAACGTGCACGAAGACCTCACGGCGAAAACGTTCTTCTGGTACGGCTGGGGAGGTCTCGGAGGTCCCACGACCGGCGGCGAGACCGAGGAGTTCATGTGGCGTATGCAGGCGCACTCCGAGGGCTGGGACGCCGCGCACGATCCGAGCGCCGAGTGGAAGTACAACGTCGACAAGATCCGTGCCTCCGGCAATGAGGGCATCAAGGCCCAGCTCGAAACGGTGCTGGAGACCTACTACGAGAAGGCCCGAAACAACCCGGACCGGCAGAAGCTCAACAACAGGTACCGCGCGATGATCGGCGCCCTGCGCGCCGCGCTCGACACCGCCGCCGCGGACAACGCCAAGGAGGACTGATGGCCGAGACCGACTGGCCGAGTCTCGACGAGATCGGCCCGAACCCCGATCCGAACCTCTGGTTCATCAGGGAGATGATCGCGTCCGGGCTGCGCCTGTACTACTCCGAGGCCGACTACGGTGAGGGCAAGCACACCTTCGAGGTCGTCGAGAACATCCACCCCCAGGACGGCGCCACCTTCTACCTCGTGCCGGTCAACTATGGCCAGCAGGCGGTCGGCGTCCACTTGGACCGCGCCGAGGCCGAAGCCCAGTACCGTAACGATGTGCTGGGTCTGCTGGACAACTGCGAGCCCGGCGAGGGCGCAGTCTCCGTGGACGTGAATAACTGGGGCCTGCCGCAGGCCGCGGACGCGAGGCTCCGCAAGCGCGTGGACCAGATCAACAACCCGGCCAGTAACGAGGAGGACAGCGAGAGCTGATGCCCACACGCATTACCTGGAGGAGGGCAAAAACGCGTCGCCCCGAGTTCAAAGGTCTGGTCGGAGGAGTCACGCTCTTCCAAATCTGGCAAGAACCAGCGGACAAGCGCTGGTCCCTGCTGTCCGACCTCGGGAATTTCCCTGTTGAAAAACGCACTTTCGACACCGAAGCCGAAGCACGAGACAAGTGTGAGCGCACCCTGTCCTACTTCGTCCAAACGATCGGTGCCAAGTTCGTCACGCGCGTTCTCACCTGGAGCCCGACCAAGGAAGTCGACGGACAGTTCTTCACCGACGGCTACGTGGGGGACATGGTGTACTTCACACTGCGCACCCTCAACGGCTTCGGCGGACCGGTGTGGCTCGACGCCAAGATCAAGAAGTACGGCCCCGGTGTCGAGTGCGCGTCCTGGGGCAACGCCAAGAAGCTGGCCGCCGAACGTCTCAACCCCACTACAGAGAAAGAGTCCTGATGGACCCGGTAACCCTGGCCACCGGTGCGGGCCTGCTGCTGTCCGGCGGCGTCCTGGACCGTCTCATACGCCCGCGTAAACACCAGCGCAAGGCAGTCTGCGGCTGCGAGCACCACCTTGCGCTGCACGCCGACGGCGGCATCGGACCGTGCCAGTATCTGGACGTCATCCAAGACCTGCGCGACGAACCGATGCTGGACCCGAAGAATCAGGTAATAACCAAGTCCGGAAGCGGCAACGTGCGCACCCACGAGGTCACCGTGATCGTCGACAAGATCCCGTGTCCGTGCACCGGGTACGTTGCCAAATATTCGCCGACCGGCTGACAGGTCCCCAGCGGCCGTGTAGTGTCCTGGTCGTGGGCGCGGCCTCATTGCGTGAGAAACGTCGCCGCGAGGTGAATGGTCGAACCAGTCTCCGCGCCCACCTTGCTCCCCGCGCAGGCAGGGGTGGTCCGTTCCTGTGAATGGACAACATGTTGGCTCCGCATACACGGAGGTGGCGGCCTTTCGGGGCCGAGATTCGCAACTCTGTGTTGTACGTGGGTTGCTCAGCGACAGGGCCTGGGTCTCCGGATCCGGGCCTTATCGCTTTTCCGAATGCGTGCAGCTCACCCGTTCGGCCTAGCGCGCCAAATCTTCTGGAGTTCGCCGTAGCGCCCCTGGTAGATCTGCATACGTCACCACGTACGCCGGTCGCCGGGGGCGTTTCGGCATTTCAGGAGGAAACCAGCATGACCAGACTCAGCCAGATCATCGCGGTCGAGAGGGGCGCGAAGGGCAAGGCCCTGGCCCGGCTCACCGCCGCCCATCACGCCGTCCAGAAGGCGCCCCTGCTCTCCGGGCTCTCGCGCACCTACCAGCCCAAGGACGAGGACGGCGACACCCTGCCGTCAGAGTCCACGAAGGTGCAGCTCAAGGTCGAGCAGGCGATCGAGGGGATCGTCGAGGACCTCACCCGCCTGTTCGACGTGACCGCGACCAAGGACTGGACCAACTGCGTCGCGCGGGCCGACGTGAAGGTCGGCGACACCGTCCTGATCGAGGGCGCGCCGGTGACCTACCTGCTGTTCCTGGAGAAGCAGCTGGTCGACCTGAACGTCTTCGTGCGCAAGCTGCCGGTACTCGACCCCGCCGAGTCCTGGAGCCACGACCCCACGAGCGACACGTGGAAGACCGAGCCGGTCCAGACGGTCAAGACCAAGAAGGTCCCGCGCAACCACGTCAAGGCCGAGGCCACCGACCGGCACCCGGCGCAGGTCGAGATCTACCACGAGGACATCCAGGTCGGCACCTGGACGACGGTGAAGTTCTCCGGCGCGCTGCCGCAGGTGCGCGTCAACGAGCTGCTGCACCGTGTCGAGACGCTCCAGGCCGCGGTGAAGTTCGCCCGCGAGGAGGCGAACGGGACGGTGGTCACCGACCAGAAGCCCGGCGAAGTTGTTCTCGACTACCTCTTCAGCTAAGATCGCTCGCGAGCACAGACTCAAGCTGATCCCTGAGATTCAGCACTGCCCGGCGAAAGTGGAGGTTCAACCCCTCCCTTGGGCGCCATCGGGCCCGAGTAGCCCAATTGGTAGAGGCACGTCGGGCGCACGCAGACTCAGATTATTGCTCTAGATTCACGTATTGCAGCCGATCGCCGGATCGACCGGCCGTTGACGGTGAATGCCAGGGTTCCCGGTTCGAGCCCGGGGCCGCGCGCCACTCATGCGCGGCTAGCTCAATAGGCAGAGCACGGTACTTCAGAGTGATCAACGGCCTTAAACGCCGTCGGCGTGACCATATAGCTGCTTCGTCAGCTGTCTGCTGAAAACAGATCAGCAAGTGACTGTTAATCACTGACACAGGGGCCCCACGGATGGCTACTCCGTGGGGCTCCGCCATGTTCGGGTGCGCGCTAGGCCGAACGGGTGACACCGCTACTCTCGCTGGGAACATGTTCGACCGGCTCATAGCATTTATCCCCGAGCGGCCCGAAGCCGCTTTCACCCCGAGGAGTACTGCGTGCTCAAGCGTCCGTTCAAGCCGAGCCGAGCGTACCCACACCCGTGGTGCCCGGTCGCCCATCTCATCCCGGCGCCCGCTGCGTTTTTCGCACTCGGACGGCTCATATCCGCCGGGGTCTCCTTCGTCGCGGTCCTCGGCGTGGTGGGGGCGTTCATCGTTCTCGTCGCGCTCGTCCTGCGGCGGGAGTTCGCCATCCGCGCCGCGGACAAGGAACACGGAATCATCGTGCACGAGGACTGGGCGTTCTGCGCAGCCCTCGCAGACATACTGTTTATCGTCGCGACGTACGCCCTGCTCTGGGCCGTGCTGACAACACCCAAGCCGCTACAACCGGAAACCTGGAGCACCACGGACCTCGTCATCAGCCTGTTCGCCGGGGGGGTGACCGTCTTCGACTGGTACACGCACCGAAAGGCCGTGCAGCGCGCCCCCATGCCGACGGCCGAGACATGAGCAAGGGCCGCAAGCTGATCCAGGAGCACCACGGCATGCCGCCCGCGCCGGAAGGCGCCACGGCGCTGCTCATCGTCTCCCCGTCCTACACCCACTGCGGGCACTGCGGCGGCCGGGCCTTTCCCACCCAGCTCTCACACCAGACGCTCGCCGGACCCGGCAGGTCGGGACGCCCCGGCTGCGGCGCCGTGTTCACCGGCATCACCACCCGATACGCCGACATCACCAACGACGATCTGCGGGGCGTGCGCGACGACCTGCCGATCGTGAGGAAGGAACCGCCTCCATGAGCATGATCACCTGGAAGGGCAACCTCGCCGTCGATGCCCGTCTGGAAGGCTTCATGGGCACCGCGCGTGTCGCGTCCATCAGACCCGACAACGGGGGCCTGCTCGTCGCATACACGCGCGGTCTGCAACCCGAGGTCCTCCCGGCCGCGAGCGTGAAGGAGGCCAAGCTCCTGGGCGACGAGTCGATGCGCGATTTCATGCTCGATATCCGCGTACGCCGCTACACCCCCGACGAGCTCGTGATCGTGCAGGCGATGCTCGACAACAAGGGCGAAGGTGCCGAGGCCCTGTGGATACGCCTGGCCCAGCTCTGGACACAGCAGCACTTCGACAACCAGAGGCTCATCGCCAACATCAAGGCCCGCCTCGCCGAGCTCCAGGCCGACCTCGCCCGCAGCCCGGAAAACGTGACCGCATGAGCCGGATCACCTGGACGCCCGACAAGACCCTGAAGACCCGTGTCGTCGGCACGATCAACGAGGCCGTCGTCGCCCGGATCCTCACGATCGACGGCACGGAATACAGCCTCTGCTATACCAACGGTCTGCACGCCGGATTCGCCGACTTCACGACGTTCGAGGCCGCGCAAGAGGCGGCCGAGGAGCTAATCAACGCCTTCCTGGAGAAGATCGACGCGGACTTCCTGCCCGACGACGTCGTAGCGCTCATCAAGGACCTGCGCGCGGCCGGAAAGAACATACCGGGGCCCGCGGCGTGCGCGCGCGGCGAGAACGACCGGATGTGGGGCAGGGCCGTCCAACGCGCGAGCTACGGTACGTACCAGGCGCCCGCAGAACCCTCGGGCCCCATAGCCGACCCTGCGCCGAAAAAAGACACGCCATGAGGTGGTGGCCGCGCTGCCGCTACTGCAACAAACCGGTGCGCTGGCGGCACCTGCTGCACATGTTCTGCTACCACGGCACGACGACGCACTACAGGTGCGAGCGCAAGATGCGGCGTGACGTGTTCGGCGTCCCCGAAGGCATGAGATGACAGAACCCGCACAACCGCCCGCGCGGCCTCTCGTGGTCATCCCGATCAAGACCCGCAAGCCCGAGAAGTGGCGCTGGCACGATCTGGAGACCGGCGAGATCTGGCGCTGGCACGACGGGTGCTTCAAACGGGAGCCGCCGTGGCCGAGCGCCGACTACGCCACCCAATGGCAGGTGCTGATCGGCTACGCCCAGCAGACCCGCGACGACGGCGAGAAAATCGAGCCCGCCGAGCTGCTTGAGCTGCTCGTCGAGCTGCGCCGCGAGGCCCTTCGGCCTGTCAAAGAGTGGATGGACGGGGTCGTTGACGGCTCAACGAATACGGATTCGAGCACGTCGCAGGGCTGAGCGTTACTCCGAACGGGTTAACTGCTTCTCAGGCTGTACACGAACATGTTCCAGCGGGTAATGTCTTCCCCGCAGCACCCGGAAGGAAATCAGCCGGGTGATATGCAACCCGCCTGCGCGCACAGGCCACCATCTGTGTTTCCAGCTCAGGCGGGTCATATTCCTCGCAAGCCCTTGAGAGGGGGTGCAGCATGCCCATCATCAGCCCTGGAAATCAGGAGTCGAACGCCGACGGCGCCATCGAGCTTCGGATCGCCGCGGATATCGATGAGACGACAGGCTGCACCTTCTCCGCCACGGGCCTGCCCGACGGGCTCGAATTCGAACGCAAGAAGTTCGAGGATGACGAGGAGCACACCTGGCAGACCGGCCGCATCATCGGAACTCCCAAGCGCGCCGGGATTTACCAGGTCACGGTCACCGCGATCGACAAGGCCGGAACCAAGACGACCGCGTCCTTCGTGTGGACCGTCTGCGCCATGCGGGCGTACAGATTCGCACTGGACCTAAGCGACCCGCAGATCACGGCCATGCAGCAGCACGCGGGCACCGCGCGGTGGGCCTACAACAAGGCGCTGGAAGCCAAGGTCAACGCCCACAGGGCGTACACCGAACGGCTCAAGGCCCTGCTCGCCTCTGGACTGACGCCACAGCAGGCGAAGGCCCAGATGAAAAAGGAGAGCGCGGCGCTCAAGGCGCAGACCGCGATCTGGGAGCACCACCGCCAGTGCCTGACCGCCATGAACCTGGGCAGGGCACTGCCCGCCAAAACACCGCGCGGACCGCAGGAACTGATCGACGACCTCGCCGCGATCCGGGCGATGGTGCCCGACGGCGTCGACCCCGCGCTGCTCACCCTGGTGGGCAACTGGAAGGGACAGCCGCCCACGGCGCTGTGCTGGGCGCGCGACCGCCACGAGGCACGCCAGAAGTGGATTAAAACCCACCTCGTCATGGCGCGCCAGACCGTCACGCACCTCAAGCAGCAACTGTTCGACCTCGGCGACACGATCCCCAACATGATCGAGAACCTGGCGAACTGGCGCAACACACGCGACCTTCCCAAGGAAGAGGGCGGCTCGCCGTGGTGGCAGGAGGTCAGCTCCTACGTGTTCTCCGGCGGCATGGGCCGCGCGGACGCCGCGTGGAGCAACTGGCTCAAGTCCCTCAGCGGACAGCGCGCCGGTAAAGCCGTCGGATACCCGCGGTTCAAGAAGCGCGGCCAGTGCGCCGACTCGTTCCCGCTCTTCCACGACGTCACCAATCCATCGATACGCATCGAGGGATACCGGCACCTGCGCCTGCCGAATATCGGAGAGGTGCGCGTCCACAACTCCGGGCACCGCTCCGGTACACGCAACCGCGTCACCGCGACCAACGCGAAGGGCGTCAAGCGCACCGTCAGCGGCCAGAGCAAGGGCCGCCTCGGTTCGACCAAGCGCCTGGTGCGCATGATCGAGCGCGGCGACGCGATCGTGCAGTCCGTGACCGTCGTGCGCGGCGGACACCGCTGGTATGCCAATGTCCTGGTCAAGCTCACCCCTGAGGCGATGCGCCAGCGTGAAATGGTGGCGCGCGCCCATCAGAAGGTCTCCAAGAAGCGCGCCCAGGGCCGCGGGAACGTCGGCGTCGAGTGGGGTGTGCGCACCCTGGCCACCCTCTCGAACGGGGAATCGTTCGCGAACCCCAAGCCGGGCAAGAAGAACCAGCGACGCCTGCGCGTCGCGTCCCAGAAGGTCAGCCGCAAACCGCACAAGCGCGGCCAGCCGATCTCCGCGAACCGCGCGGCGGCGATCCGCCAGCTCGGCAGGGTCCACCACGAGATCGCCGAGACGCGCAAGGGCAACCACCACCAGATCTCCGCCGCGATCTCGCTCGGCTACCGCGGCGTCGCCGTACGGGGCCTGGACGTGAAGTCCATGACCAAGTCAGCGAAGGGCACGGTCGAAAAGCCCGGCAAGCACGTGAAGGTCAAGTCGACCTTCAACCGCGCGGCCCTGGACGCGGCGCCGGGCATGCTGCAAAACCAGATCAGCTACAAGACAACCCAGTACGGCGCGAAATTCGGGGTCGCCCCGAAGGACCTGCCGTCCAGCCAAACCTGCTCAGCGTGTGGGTGGCGAGATCCAAGCATCCCCCTGACGCAGATGACCTTCCGGTGCGGAAACGTAGAGTGCGGCAAGAAAATCGACCGCGAGGTCAACGCCGCACGCAACATCCGCAACTCAGTATTTCCCGTGGCCTCAGACAGTGGGGACACGTTAAACGCCTGCGTAGATGGCATAGGACCCCCGGGCAGCCGAGGGCAGCCGTCGCCAAAACAGGAAGACCCCGAGCCCCATCCCCCACCGGAGGATGGACCCGCGGAGGGTCATTCCGGGGAAGCGATTCCCCGGCGTTCTCACACCCCGGGCTGATTGAAAAATCAACAGTGGATGCGCATACGCGCAGGTCGCACAGTGTGCGCCCCGCGGGCGTGTGGAATGGTCGCACGCTCCACCGGTGGTGAGGGACGTGAGTACGTGCGCCCCGCGGGCGTGTGGAATGGTCCGCACCGTTCCTCGACCACGCATGGGTCGCGCCGTGCGCCCCGCGGGCGTGTGGAATGGTCGTAGTGCAGTACGGCGAAACAGCCCGCTAGAGCGTGCGCCCCGCGGGCGTGTGGAGCGGTCGACGGCGTCAGTGCGGTGGCATACATAGTGGCGCTGCGCCCCGCGGACGCGTGAGACGGTCATCGGTAAGCTGACTTCCCAGAGCGCGTGAAATGGGCGCCCCGCGGAGCGTGGAACGGTCGCAAGGATGCTTACTCGGCTCCTACTGAAGGCCGTGTGCCTTGCGGGCGCGTGAGACGGTCCATCCACCCAGATGACGAGCGAGCAGAAGCCCAGGTGCGTGGAATGGTTCGGGGACTCCAATTGGTAGGAGCCAACAAGGGTTTCCCCCGCGGGCGCGTGAGACGGTCGTGACGGCAGTCGTTATGGCACAGAGTCCGCATAGGCGCGTGGGATGGTCTCAGACTCACGTATTACAGCCAGGCCGCGCAGCGGAGTGCGCCCCGCGCACACGTGAGGCGGTTCTGACGCAGGGCGTTGAGTCACCCCGTGCACACAGAGAACGGTCCGCCTGGTGGGCGGTGGCATGAGTTGGGAAATTATGTGCCCCGCAGATGCGTGAGACGGTCGGGTCGAATGTCCATGGTTGTGGCGCAGGTCGCACAGGGTGCGCCCCGCGAGCGCGTGGGACGGTCGTGAAAATACCAGCAGGGCTTTGACCGAGGGCAGTGCGCCCCGCGGGCGCGAGGAATGGTCGACCCGTCTGGGCTGCTGTCCGTGGACAGCAGCGTGCAGCCCGCGGGCGCGTGGGTCGGTCTGAGTCAGGAGGCCACGATGGACGCTGTCGGCGGTGCGCCCCGCGGGCACGTGGGTCGGTCGTTTGAGTCCGAAGGAACCGCCCGATGAACGTCGTGCGCCCCGCGAGCGCGTGGGTCGGTCGGATCTACATGGACCAACCGTACAGACGGAGCGGTGCGCCCCGTGGGCGCGTGGAACGGTCGTGGCCCGGTCGCGTAGGCGGCGCAGGTCGCACAGGGTGCGCCCCGCGGGCGCGAGAAATGGTCGGTTACGTACGACAGGTCACCCATCAACAGCAGGTGCGCCCCGCGGGCGCGAGAAATGGTCGTGGTGTAGGGTGCCCGCACTCGAACACTGCGAGTGCACCCCGCGGGCGCGAGAAATGGTCGGAAGAGCTCTCGGTTGATACTGTCCCCCTGCGTCTGCGCACCTCGGGTATGCGCGGGACGGTCAGAGTGCCAGTGAAAGTTCTCGTCAACGTTCTGATGCTCCCCGCGGGCATGTGGAACGGTCCAGGTATGCTGCTGGTCAGATACACCCCGTGCACACCGGGAACGGTCTGGTGCATTACCAGTCAAGCAGTACGCCGGTGCGCGCAGAAAACGGTCGCCCTGGAAAGCTGCGGTGTGCGCGGAACGGTCGGCCCTGCTCTCTCAGTCGCGCAGAACGGTCAGCCTGGTACATGTACCACCGCGCTAGGGAACGGTCGGGAGCAGCGCGTGCCCGGGAACGGTCCATGTCCATGATGTCGGTGAGATGAAGGACGGTCAGGTCCTATCGGGCGGGCTGAGAACGGTCGGAAAAGAATGTACGGGCGCAGCGGTGGATGATGCTCCTCGCTCATCCACCGGCGAACGGTCTCCCCCGAAGTGTGCGGTCTACATGCCGCGGATGCGCAGAACGGTCCGCTTCCCGAGAGAAAGCGCAGAACGGTCAAGGCTGGTTAGCTCCGGGCGCGAGAACGGTCTGGGCTCAGAATAAGGGTGCGCAGAACGGTCCAGTGTGAATGACGGTCAAGTGTCTGCCAGGGGCCAGCATGTGAAGAACGGTCATACGCCTGAAGAACGGTCATACGCCTTTGAGTACGAACGCATCCCAGGGGCGACGGTCGATGACCATGGCCTGCGGTGAACGGTCCGGAGAGACCCCGGTGCCGAGCGGTCCAAGAAGTGGTGAACGGTCCAGGTCTGTGTCGGGCGAACGGTCCTTGAGCCATTCGAACCCGGCGCCGGGAGAACGGTCATCCAAGTATGCCGAGCACGGTCTGACAGTCACAGCTACGCGCGTAGAACGGCCTAGTTGTCGGCGGGGCAAGAGAACGGTCCAGGTCTCCCGAGATCATCAAGGCGCTACAATGGTCATGGTGCGGGGCATGGTGCCCGGGGAGATCCCGTGGACGGGTTCATGAAACACCCTGCACCCTCGATGCGGGGTAGCGCAGCTCGGTAGCGCGCTGGGCTCATATCCCAGAGGTCGCTCGGTTCAAATCCGGCCCCCGCTACAGCAACAGCCCCCTCCTATCACCGGGTAGGAGGGGGCTTCTCTGCGTTTACGGCTCGACGCCGGTCAGAGCCTGCACCTGGGCGACCGTGATGCCCTCACGACTCAGCGCCTTGAGCCGCGCGATCCGCAGCTCGTCACGCACGCGCTCCTTCTTGAGCCGCTGGAACTCCACCATCGACCGCAGCATCATCGGCAGGCAGACCGGGAGCGCTACGAGGAACAGGCTCAGGCAGACGAGCAGCATCACGGTGGGCCAAGACATACAGCAAGTGTAGTGACGAACACAGGCGCCGGGGAGAGTGGGCCGAACGGATGACCCTGACAGAGACAGTGGAGATCCACGAGACGGTCCGCCTAGCGTGTGATCATGGATATTACACAGGCCCAGACCTGGGCAGACATCGCCGAGATCGAATTTCCCAAGGAGCTGAAGCTCATGGGGCTCCCGCCGCGGGAGCGCCCGAGGCCCGACCTTCCAGCGGTGCTGGAGACGGTCGACCTGATCTTCAAGAACCGCGAGAAGGAGCCCGACTGGACCACCACGGTTCACCTCGCTGCGTGGCTCGCTCCGAAGTTCGGTATGACGAGCAGGGATTCCGAGATCCAGGAAGCGCTTGCCAAGATCCGCTCACCTGAGCGGGACGGTGCGTTCACCGCGATGGCGATGGAGACGATGCTGAAGATTCACTTCGGCTACCACCTCATCGCGTTCATCCGGGAGAACGGGTTCGCAGACCTGCGCGCCTTGATCGAAGCCACGGAGCTCGACCCGACAACCCCCTGATAGCAGCAAGAGGCCCCCGTCCTCTGGTGTGCGGCGGGGGCTTCTCTGCGTTTGCGGCGAGCCTCCTGGCATCGCCACTTCGGTAGCTGCCATAGTTCAGCTTCATGCCAAGCCTTCCACCGGAGTCCACGCAAGACCGGCTCGTCCGCCGTATAAAGTCCGCCACTGGCGTTGACTGCACGATCTTCGACGGGCGCACCGTGGCACTTGACGAGCGTGAGCTCTACCATCTCCTGTCCGTGCTGGCCTGTGATGCCGAAGATCCCAAGAGCGCCGCCCTACTGGCAAAACTGCTGCCCATGCCACAAGCTACAGGTCAACGGCCTGGGGATGTGTGTGTGTTTGACACCACATCGCGAACGCGGTGTACTCTCAAACACGTACATCCGCGATCTAGGGAGAGCGTGTGGCATGCCCCCTGTAGATACACCGCTAAGAAGACCAGCTCGATGCAAGCGCGCCATCATCTACGTACGTGTATCCAAGGCACGCGAGGTGATGTACAGCCCCGAGCAGCAGATCATGCGCTGCGAGCAGTACGCCAAGCAGCACAACATCCAGATCGTCGACATCGTGCGGGACCTTAACCTCAGCGGCCGGACCTTCGAGAAGCGCAAGGTCATCGAGATCATCGAGCGCATCCAGAACGGTGAGGCCGAGATCGTCCTGGTGTGGAAGTACAGCCGCTTCGGACGATCGAAACTGAAGAACGCGGTGCACATCGTCCTGGTGGAAAAGGCTGGCGGCCAAGTGATCAGTGCCACCGAGGGTGGCAATGAGAAGACCAACGTCGGACGCCTGAACCGCAACATCATCATGTCTGTGGACGAGTTCTACTCCGGCGTGATGGGCGACACGTGGAAGGACACCCACGAGCGGCGTCGCAACAGCGGTCTCCCGCACACCGGTAAACCCCGTCTGGGGTACATGCGCTGTCCGAAGTGCGAACGAGACGAGGAAAACCCGACCAAGTACAAACCCTGCGAGTGCGGCGGCGTTTTCGTCCCCGATCCTGAGCGCGCGTGGGCGGTCAAGGAGGTATACACGCGTTTCACCGAAGGTGAGGGGCTACGCAAGGTCATTGCCGATGTAGCCTCCCGCGGAGTCACCACGACTGTTGACGGGGCGCCTCTTACGTGGGGGCACTGGACCACCGCGCTCGACTCCGGATTCGCGGCCGGTTGGCTGCGCGCAAAGAGCGAGGAGGCCAAGGAGGAGAACCCCAATGGGCGGCGCATCGACGATTACGACGTCTGGGTTAAAGGTAAGCACGATGCGCTGATCTCCGAGGAAATCTGGCAAAAATACAGGAAGCGCCGCATGGCGCGTGAGCGACTCCCCCCGAAGGCTCGCGAGCCCAAGCACTCCCTAAGTGGTTTCATCCGGTGTGGCGGTCGCAATTCCGATGGGGAACTATGCCTGCGCGTGATGACTGCGGCGAGGGGTGGCCGTAAAGGCGAGAAATACGTAGTTTTTCGGTGTCCCGTCCACGCCGACACCGGCGCATGTACCGGAAGCTCGATCGGCCTGATCACGACCGAGAAGATCGTACGCCGGTGGATCCGAGACAACGCGAAGGATGACGGTCGACGCCAGCGTGCACTCGACGAGATGCTTACGTCCGAACAAAACGCAGGCGAGCTTAGGCATGCACGCGCCCGCGTGGCGCAGCTAGATGAGAAGCGAACGAAACTCGCAAGCGGTTGGGCCTCTGGGCTTCTGAAAGATGATCTCTACCGAACGCTCTCGGAAGAGCTCGACGTCGAACTTGATGTGGCGCATGCCACTGTGGCGAAGTTGGAAAGGGCAACCACCCGCATCGAGCTGGGCCCAGAGGTTTTCCTGCCCATCGCGGAGCAATGGGATGGCCTTCCACCCGCAGCTAAAAACGAAGCTCTGCAACATGTGGTCGACCACATTATTTCGATTCCGATGCCCGGACGCGCCCGTACTATGGCACGCGTTGTCGGACTTGGTGAGGCGTATGACTATGCATTGCCATCCCGCGGTGTATCGCGTGTCCGGGCGCGGCGCAATGCCTCTCTCGCCAAGACGCACCAGAACGCGTCCCAATCCGGAGTGACGCCAGGCGAGGAGTAGAAGGTCTCGATCAGGCGCCCGGACTTATCCCCGTCGGTGGGTCCGGGCGCTTCGTCGTAGGTCAGCTCGTCCATCGCCCTCTGCCTTCGTCGCGGTCTGCGACGTTCCCCTGGGGGCGGGGCGATTCGTTGTCCATCCTGCACTGCGTCGGCGCGTCAAAAAAAGCGTTCTGAGCTGTGGGTTTGATGGGTTGACATGTGGGTGCGGGGTTCGGGGGATAGGGCGTGAGCTGCGGCGCGCTGGGGTGCAGGGTCACCCGGATGGGCTAGTGCCCTGTTGACAGGGCGTCAGGCGGCTCAAGATCGGGTGTGCGCTATCCGAATTTTCTGCTCAGGAAGAGAACCATGACCGATGTGGATACACGCGACCCTGCGATCGTCGAGCTGGCCCGGAAATTGTTGACGGGGGCGGCGAAGATCAAGGGGGCGTCCGTCTACCGGTTCGACCTTCAGGGTTTCGTCTCGGACGGCGCAGCGGCGTTTCCGGACCAGCCCGGCGATGTCCTGCTGGACGAGAGGGAGGGCGTCGGGAAGGCGATCAAGCGGCTGATGGTGCTGGCGGTGCGCCGCGGGACGCAGGAGATCCAGGACGTCGCGACGGTGTCGTGCGTGCTGCGCGTGCCGCACAAGACGGGTGTGTGGCTGCTGCATGCGGCGACCGGGGAGCCGTGGACGGTGGAGCTGGCGCAGCAGCTGCTGGAGGCGTGCTGTGTGCGTCCGGATCTGGCCATGGACATCACCCAGGCGGTCCCCTTCGGCCGGGTGGGCGTTATCCACGGGCGCGGGGACCTGGAACGGATGACGACGGTCGCCTCGGGGTTCCACCGGACGATCGGAATCCTGGCGCACGCCCCGACGCGCGTGGTGGTGCGCCAGCACGAGCGGCTGCTTTCGCCGTACGCGATGCGGTACCGGGGGATGCTGTGCATCGCGGTGCACGACGATCCTTCGGGGCGGGTGCGGAAATATTACGGCGAGCAGACCTTCACCGACCTGTTCAATAGAACCCACCACGTGGCGATGCCACCGCTGGGCGGGATGCGGGTGATGCTGCCGCTGGAGTATCCGCGCTCTGCGATCCCGCCGGATCTGCCAGTCACGCTGGACAAGCGGGAGGCGGCGGATGACAAGACGGTCGCCGCGTGGCTGGAGCGCTGCGCCGCGCTGATGCTGCATCCGGCGCATGCGCCGGACCCTGATGCGCACAAAATCGTCAAGGACTTCGAGCCGCGATTCGCGCGGGACATCGCCGCGGACACGACGGTCTCGGTGTTCCAGGAGCTGGTGGACACCCGGCAGCGGGAGGCGGAGCTGCGGGACAAGCTGAAGGGTTTCATCGCGGCGGGCGACGAGCTGCGCGCGCATGCGCACCAGACGCAGGAGATGTGGGAGGCGGAGCAGCGCAAGAACGCCGAGAAGGACAGGGAGATACGCGGCCTGCGCGCCGAGCTGGCCACGACGCGCGCGCAGCTTGCCGAGGCGCGGGCGGCAGACGGCGGCGGGCAGGAGCACGTGGCCGCGGTGACCGGGGAGCGGGACCGGGCGCGCGCCCTGCTGGCCGAGCGCGTGGAGGATCTGGAGGTCCTGCGCGAGACGCTGACGACGCTCAAGACCCGTCCGGAGGCGGTGGTGCCGCGCGAGTGGCGCCAGCTGTTCCCGTTCGCGGGGATCTTCACGTACGTGGACGTGCCGGACTGGGCGGTCAGACCGGCGTACGGGGTGCTTGACCGGGGCCAGGAGTCGCTGGGGTGGCTGGTGCGCGCGTGGACGGTGCTCACGAAGTTGGACGAGTACGCGGCGGCGAAGATCGAGGGCGGCGCGGGCGGGGTGTGCGCGAATTTCCGCACGTATGTGACCGAGTTCCCGGCGAGCGGGGTCACGCCGCGCCATGTGGTGCTGGGGGAGTCCGAGGCCGTGAGCAAGCATCCTCAGCTGCGCGGGATGCGCACGTTCGACACTCCGATGGGGCCGCGGTTCTTCTCGGAGCACGTGGCGATCGGGTCGGGGGCTCCTCCGGCGCCGCGCCTGTACTACTACGACGCGGTGCGGGAGATCGGGAAGGTCCTGGTGGCTTACATCGGGCCGCATTTGAAGAACACGCTGACGAATTAGGAAGTGCGATGGGCTCTGGTCATTGGATCCACATCGCCGTGGCGGTGGGCAGCGCGGCGATCAGCGGTGGGTGCACGGCGTATTTCGTGCGCCGTGGCAGCCGCAGGTATGTCAACCGCGAGCATTTCAGCTCGCCGTTCGTTGTCGAGGAGGACGTCGAGGGGGACGACGACGAACCGAGGGGCGCGCACCGTCATGTATGAGGTGTGCCCGCGGCGGGGTTGGGAATATACGCTGCGGCGCTGGCAGCCGCACCGACACGCGTGAGGGGTTTTCCGTGAGCGACAGGCCGGTCAGCTACACCGTGCACCCCTACCTGGAGCGCAACTCCGGCAGCCCCTATGTGCTGCCGGAGTTCGAGCGCATCGTGTCGGGGCATCCGCTCGACCGCTGTGAGACGGAGGCGGGGGTGGTGCGGCTGGTGCGCTATACCCCGCCGGGTTGCGAGGTGTTCCGTTTCGCGGTGCACACGGTGCTGCGCGACGGTCGGGCCACGGCGACCAGTTATAGGCTGCTGGCCGGGGCGCGGGTGGATTATGACGGCGCTGTGGTGGTGCTGGGTGGGCAGGGGGCGCAGGCGCAGGAGGCCTGACGTGCGTCAGCCCCGCGTCACGATTCTCCGCGCGAGAGACATTTGATGCGGGGCTGGTGCGGGCACCCGTCCCCGGGACGGTGCTTGGCGGCCAGCCTAGTCAGGCGTGCGGGATTCTTGCGGCGTTCGCGGATTTTTCCCCGGTGCGGCTTAGGCGGTCTTCGCGGTGCGCCCGCCGAGCAGGGCGATGGTGTTGCTGGCGCTGGCCGCGCTCCAGGTGAACGCGATGGCCAGGGTGCGCGCGACGTTGGAGACCACGGTGATCGGGCCGGTGGCGGTGGCGATGTAGCTCTGGGCGGAGCCGGTGGTGGTGTTGGTCACCAGGCGCAGGATGAAGGTGGCCAGGACCGAGGTGGGGGAGCGGAAGTTGAGCAGCAGCTCGTATTCGTAGGGGGCGTTGGTGATGCCGCTGGTGGCGGTGATCGCGGGGATGGACACCAGTCCGGTCGCCGCCCAGAAGACCGCGAACGCCAGGGTGGGGGTGCCGGTGACGCTGTAGACGCCGTTGCCCTTCATGACGTAGACCGAGCCGTTGTAGGGCTCGTTCGCAGGCACGGTGTAGGAGTGCAGCGTCGTGGTGGTGGTGGTGTTGGAGATCGTGGCGGTGGAGTTGACGGGGGCGTTGTCGTTGAGGTTCGGGGTGTTGCCCGCGTAGAGGGTGCCGGTGTTCGCCTGCGCGTTGGTGACCTGGACGGCGCCGGTCTGGGTGCCGTAGTTGATCAGGGCGCCGGTGGGGGCGGTGCCCCAGGTGCCGGTGATGTTCTGGGCGACGACGGTGTTGCCGGAGGTGGGGGCGTTGATCGTGATGCCGTTGGCGACCGTGGCGGTGCCGCCGTTGGACAGGGTGACGTCGTCCAGGGTGCCGAACTGGGGGCCGAAGACGATCAGGTCCTGGGCGGTGGAGTAGCCGCCGGTGAATCCGCCGCTGTAGCAGTACAGGTGCTTGGCATAGACGTCGCGGCTGTTGGCGTCCACGCTCAGGTGGGGGCCGCCGTTGATGTTCGAGGACTCCATCTTGCAGTCGGTGATGAAGATGGAGTTGGGTCCGGCGCTGTTGCCCAGGCCCTGGGCGACCCAGACGGCGCCGGTATGAAATGCCTCCAGGCGGCATCCGTGCAGGTAGAAATTGTTCACGGTGTCGGTGGAGTTGCCGAAGCCGGAAGCGGCGGCGCTGTTGCGCAGGTAGAAGACCGGGGTGCTCGCGTTCGCCGTGGTGGAGCCGCAGCTCTCGGCCACGATGTTGTACGCCCGTGAATCCCAGCACTCCGCGGTGTCGCAGACGATGTCCAAGTTGGAGGTGACGAACACGTCGCGCAGCAAGATGTTGTCGGCGTAGTAGCACTGGAAGACCAGGCCGCTCTGCCCGTTGCCGTTGACGCCAAGGGATTCCACGGTGCAGTAGCGGCAGTGGGTGGCGCCGGTCAGGTCGGATGCGGGGCCGGAGAGCTGGATGAGGGCTCCGTTGGCGGTCTTTTTCAGCGTCGAGGCGCGCGCGCCCGCGCCGACCAGGCGCACGCCGGTCATCCCGAGCAGGGAGATGCCGACCGAGGGGCTGCCGGTGGGGGTGACGACGTAGATCCCCTCTGGGAAATAGACCACACCGCCGCCCGCGGTGTGGCAGGCGTTGATCGCGGCCTGGATCGCGGCGGTGTCGTCGGTCGAGCCGTCGCCCTTGGCGCCGTAGACCTTGACGTTGAACCAGTCGCTCACCCCGCGCGCGCTGACGGTCGCCGTGGAGGGGATCGCGATGCCGCCGGTGAAGGTCTTCAGGCCCGCCGCGGACTGCGCGCTGGTCAGGTCGAGGAAGTTCTGGGTGGTGCTGCCGGTGCCGCCGTTGGCCAGGGACAGCGGGACGCTCGCGGTGGCCAGGGCGCTCAGCCCCAGGTTGGTGCGGGCGGTCGCCGCGGTGGCAGTGAGTTCGCTCAGGTCGTTGGCGGTGAGCAGGAAGTTCGGGGCGGTAAGGCCGCCGCTGAACGTCACCGCGCCGGAGAAGGTGTTGATTCCCGTCCAGGTGTTGTTCAGCGCCAGGCCGCCGTAGCCGGGCGCGACGATTCCCGAGGGGATCACGGCGGGGGAGCCGTCGAGGTTGGGGACGGGGGTGAGGCTGGAGAGGTCCGCGGTCATACCGAGGCTGTGCGGGACGTAGATCGGGTAGGTGCGGGTGCCGCGGATGTTCTCGATGACCGTGTAGTACCAGCCCACCGGTAGCAGGGCACTGTTGTCGGTGCATATCAGGGTCACGCTGAAATGTCCGCTTGAGTCCAGCGTCGCGGTGACCGGCGTCGCGTACATGATCGCGTTGGCCGGGTCCACGAGCTCGGGCGGCGGGGTGAAGCTGATGTTCCCGCTCAGGGCCACGCCAGTGGAGTCCAGAAAAGTCCCGGTCAGGGTGATCGTGTTGATATTGCTGGGCAGCGGCATGAACGGCCTCCTCGCCTACACAGCAAGCCTAGAATCTCAAGACCTTCCTATATGAGGGTCAGCCGCCGAGCGTCGTCCAGGACCAGGAGGGGGCCACCGAGTAGGTCAGGGTGATCGTCTTGCCCGAGGGCACGATGAACGTCCCCGAGGTCAGCAGCTTGTTCGCGCCGTCGATCGCGATCTGGGTGACGGTGCCGCCCGCGACCGTGACCTCCGCGTGGCGCCAGAAGGGGTTCTGCAACGGGGTGCCGCTGGAGGGAATCGCCGGGGCGGTCACGGCGCCGATCGCCATGTCGAGGTTGATGACCTCCAGGCCCAGCGGCCCGTTGGCCACCAGGACCGAGGTCGGGTCGGTGGAGAGCGCGGCGGCCAGGGAGTTGCCGTCGCCGCCGTTGGAGCCGAGCCCGATGCGCCCGATGCTGGGGGTGGCACCCACGTCGTGGATGATGTGGCCGCCACCCCACTCGATGTCGCAGACGTCGATGTTCAATTTGTTCATGGCCCCGGCCAGGACGATCGGCTGCTGACAGCCCTCGATGGAGAGGTAACTGAAGTGGCTTCGGTGGGGGAAGCCGCTGGAGGACCAGGACACCAGGCCGTCGAAGCAGTCGATGATGCGCACGCTTTCGGCCTGGACGTGCTCATAGACGATCAGGCCATAGACCATGCCCTCGACGCTGAAATAGCCGATGTTGCAGTTGTCATTGTTATTAGCTACGGGCATTGCCAAACCGAAAGACCAGTTCGCGGGCGGCACGGCGGGAGCACCGGTGACCAATGAAGTGGCCAGGACACCGGCGTTAGGGACGTTGGCCTCGCCGATGCAGCGGAAGTCGAACCCGCAGCAGTTGAAGTCAGAGATCTCCACGCCGATGCCGTCCACGACCACGAGCAGGTTGTCCCAGGTGGAAGGCGGGTCGCCCTTGTAGTGGAACGTCGGGCCGCCGATCACGGATACCTCGCCGCTGACGGGGATCGTGTCGCCCGCGTTGTACGTACTGCGCAGCACGGTACCGGCGCGCTGCGGGGTGGTCTGGTGCCAGTGGTACAAAGCTGTCTGGTCGGTGGTGCCCTGGAAGACCAGGATCCCCTTCTGGGCCGTCTCCGCGATCACCGGCAGGGGGATCAGGGCATTGCCCTGGGTGGCGCCGCCGGTGGTGGGGTTGCCCGCCAGCAGATAGGTCTTCGGATCGAACAACACCTTGGCGTATCCGTGGGCGGACAGGTAGGTGCCCGCGGCGGTGACGGCGGCGTTGATCGCGGCGGTGTCGTCGGTCGTGTTGTCCCCGGCGGCGCCGTAGTCGGCGACGTGGAATTCCCAGGGCTGGTGGGGGTGGCGGTGCCCGGCGTCGGCGAGCTTGTTGACGGCCCCGGCCGCGGGTGTGCCGGTGGGCTGGAAATCGGCGGCGGTGGCGTCGACATCCAGGACCGCGCTCGTCCCGAGACCCAGCTGGGTGCGCGCGCCCGCGGCGGTCGCGGCGTTGGTGCCGCCCTGCGCGAGAGGCAGCGGGGAGCCGAGGTGGGTGGCGGTGACGGTGGGGCTGCCCAGGGTGCCGCCCAGATCCCCGCCGATCTGCACGCCGCCGGTGGTGGGCGTCGCCCAGGTGGCCGCACTGGTGGAGGTGGCGGTGAGGACCTGTCCGGTGGCCGGGGTGCCGGAGACGGCGACGCCCTTGACGGCGGAGACCGTGGGGCCGGGGTAGGTGCCGCTCAGATCGCCGCTGGCGCTTGATCCGGTGGCCAGGTACCCGGACAGCGTGACGGGTCCTGAGAAGACCGTGGTGCCGGTGTAGGTGTTGCTGCCGGACCAGGTCTGGCTGTAGGCCAGGCCCCCGTATCCCGGCGCGACGACGCCGGACGGGATGATCGCGGGCACGCCGGTGACCGAGGGGATCGGGGTGACGGTGGAGAAGTCGACGCTGCTGCCCAGGGTGTGCGGCAGGAAGACCTGGTAGATGCGGGGCGCGGCGCCCGCGATGCGCTCGGTCACCGTGTAGGACCAGCCCACCGGGACCAGCGGCGGATTATCCGTGCACACCAGGGAGACGGAGAACGAGCCGGTCGAGTCCAGGTTCGCGCTGACCGGGCGCGAATAGATCACCGAGCTGCCCGGGTCGACCAGCACCGGCGGCGGCGCGAAGGTGATCGAGCCCTGCGAGGGGTTGTCGAAGCTGTCCAGGAACGTTCCGTGGACGGTGATGTAGACGATCCCCCCGGGCAGCGGCATGGCGCTAGACCTGCGAGGCCGGGGCGATGGTGGACAGGTCCACCGTGGAGCCGAGGGTGTGCGGCAGAGTCAGCGGGTAGCTTCTCAGGCCCCGGACATTCTCTGTGACGATGTACACCCAGCCCTGCGGCGCCAGGTTCGCGTTGTCCGTACATGGAAGTACGACGCTGAAGTGGCCGTTGGAGTCGAGCTGCTCGGTGATGGGGCCGGGCGAGAGGAACGTGGTCCCGGCGACGTCGATCAGCTCGGCGGGGGGTGTGAAGGTGACGCTGCCGGACATCGCGACGCCGTTGAAATCAACGTACGTGCCGGTGACCGTGATCGTGTTGATGTTGCCGGGAAGCGGCATGGCCATGCCCTCTCGCCTGTGATCGCTACGTCAACCGTAGAATCACAAGTGCTTACAATGAGAGGGCTCCGGGCGGAGACGACGAAGCCCCCCGCTACCCGGGTGGATCGGGCGGCAGGGGGGCCTCAGTGCGTTACAGCGCTACAGCTGCACGGGGATCCATTCGCCGGTGCGCGCCGCGTCAAGAGCCGCTTCCCACTCGCGGCGGGTGAACTTGAGCACGGGGCCGTGGGGGTCCTTGGTGTCGCAGACCTCGAAACCGTCGGGCGTCTCGCGCACCGCTACGCAGTCGCCACCGTTGTCACCGCTCTTGGCGGGTTTCATCCATTGGCCTTGCATCAGTTGGCCGTCTCCTTGATCCGTCGTTCGATGAACTTGAGTGATTCCGCTTCGGACAGCGCCTCCTGAGTGACCCTGCCGATCACGCGCCTGGCCTGGGTGACCTCCAAATCTCCGTCATGCTTGATGTACCCGAATGTCGTCTCGGTGTACACGACCGCGGGGCCGCCGCTGTGGAATTCGAGGAGCTGCACCTGCCAGAACACCACCGGTGTGTCGAGCGTGACCACCCGGATGCTGACGTTGGGCAGCTCGACCACCTCCCGCAGGTACTTGAGCTGCGTGTGGAACACCGGCTGGCCGCCGTACGGCTTGCGCAGTGCGGCCTCTCCGATGACGGCTCGCAGCTCCAATGGCTCCGGCTCGGTGAGCCTGCGCTGCCGCAGCATGCGCACGGTGATCAGTGCCTGGACGCGGTCCGGATCGGTGACCATGGCGCTGCCCGCGTAGAGGCCGCGCGCATAGTCCGTTGTCTGGAGCTGGCCCGGGATGAGAACCGGCTGGATCGTACTCAGGCGCTGTGCTTCGTTCTCGTAGCCGATGTACTCCTGGTGCCGGGCCCCGATCTCCCCGCCGAAGCGTTCCCACCAGGCGTCCGTACGCGTGGCGATCGCCATCTCGCACAGGCGCTCGGTCTCCACTTGCGCAACCCCGTAGAGCGCACACAGCTTTACCACGTCCCGAGGCTCGACCTGAACCTCGCCGCGCTCGATGCGTTGCAGCTTCACCCTTCCGAACCCGACAATATTGGCCGCCGCCTCGATCGACAGGTTGTCCGGGTGCTGCTTGCGCAGCTCGACAAGCCGCCTGGCGACCTGCTCTTGCGTCCACGAAGCGCTAAAGGCCATGTGGCCTCCCTTCCCGAGAACATCATGCCCGGTGGAAGCGCGCTGTGTTGGTAACGAATGTATTACGACGCGAACTAGTTCTTGCACATGTTCTGCGACAGGGCCACTCTCGTCTTAGCAGCTGACGGTGAGTCACGAAGTGACAGCTCGTAGCGTACAACGTGGACCGCCAGTGCACCCGCAAATGCAGCATCTCGTGCACACCGGCATCCCCTGGGACGAGATCATGAGCGCTGTAACCGTCGTGGAAGCTTTCGACACCCGTGTCAGCCGGGCTGACGCCTCCGCAGACATTTCACTCCCCGTACGCCAGAGATCCACCGGCGAGCTGGCCCGGCGTCACACCGAGGCGTGGCTCGCGGAGTGGGACCTGAGCGAGTGCGCCGACGTCGTCAAGACGATCATCGGCGAACTGATCCAGAACGTGGTCAAACACACCGACAGCGCGCTGGTCACCGTCGTCCTGGCCTGGCATACAAACGACCACCGCCTATTGATCACAGTCGGCGACACCGGTAGGGCGATGCCCGGGACGCATGGTCCGTGGGTGCGCCGCTGCGGTGCGACCGCCGAGTTCGGGCGAGGGCTTGCGCTTGTCGCTGACTTAACCGAGCAAGCCTGGTTCAAGGCCAAACCGGACGCCGGGCTCAACCGCTATGCCCTGCTCAACCTGGACGGGCCGTCATGACATCACACGATCACACCGCGTACGACCCCACCGTGCACGACTACGCCGAGCGCGTCTACGACCTCGCGGAGAAGCTCAAGGCTCTGCGCGACATGTCGCAGAGCTTGGGCGATGAGATGAACGCCAACGCGCGCCAGCAGTCACTGGCACTGCTGCACTCCGCGATAGGTCCGTGGCTGGACCGGGCGCCCATCGCCCACCTGCTCAACACCGCGTTCGCGATCCTGATCTACGCCGCGCACAACCACGAGCCGCCCGGCCCGGCGACCCGAGAGGCCGTCAAGTACCTTCAGCGCAACATGCGGGAACTGCCCGACGGTGAGAAACGCATGCTGGGCGTCACGGAGTTCGAAGCGTCGCATCCGGAGCCCCCGAAGCCGCTCGCGCTCACACCCCGCGGGCTACCGCGCCGCCCGGTACGCAACGCGCTCGAAAACACCGTGGACATCCGAGCGCACGGCGGCCTGCGTCTCGCACAGCCGGGCGACGCGGGTGACCTCGCGCGATTGGCCGAGGAGATCGACGCGTTCAACGCGATGCCGCCGGTGTCCCGAGCGGGCTAATCCGCTCCCCCTAGACCGGGCCCCCTCCCCGCGGTGTGCCGCATCCACGCCGTTGGGGAGGGGAGGCCCACCAAGCCGCCGTCCGCGTATGCTCCCACCCCCTGCTGCGCGGGCGGCCCCCTTAGACCTCGCCGAGACGATCTCTTCGGCGTTGCCGGGCTTCTTACGCTGATCCGCCCGGTCCGGCCGCCCCGTGTGCTACCACCAGTTGGCGCACGGGGCGCCTTTTTCATGTCCGGGCGCGCCGAAGATAGTTACTCGCTCTCCTCCGGCAGGACCTCGGCGTCCAGGATGCCGAGCTGCTCGTAGACGGTCGGCACGGGGGGCGGCGGGGCGATCGCGGGGGGCGGGGATCCGAACATGCGCGAGAGGAATCCGGTCTCCGCGCCGCTGGCCGCGCCGCGCTGGCTGACCTTGATCGTGAAGCCCGAGGTGTTCATGTCGCTGCGCAGCTTCAGCAGCCTGCTGATATTCGCGCGGCCCCGCACCGTGCGGGAGTGGTCGCCCCCGCCCAGCAGCTCCTCCTCCCAGCGTTCGCGCAGGTAGTCGGCGGTTTCGTGCTCCAGGATCAGCCGCAGCAGGGCGTCGAGCTGCTCCTCGGTGGACAGGTCGACCGGCACGTCGTACGCGCAGGCCGCCTTGGGTTCGTACTTGGGGCACACGTCTTTGACGTAGCAGGTGTCGCAGGCTCTTAGGGTGCCGCCGGTGTTGCGCAGCAGGGGCAGTTCGCGGATCTCGCGGGCGCCGTCCTCGTCGGTGCGCTCGTGCGCGAACTTCTCGACGCCGATGCCGGGAAGCGGCTCGACGGGGCGCTGGCGGGGGCCTGTAGTAACTATCGGGTTCCGCGCCCCAGGGGGGTCGATCTCAACATCGTCCGGGTCGTTTTCCGTGTTCTGCCCGCAAGGCGTTTCGGGGGTGATGGTTACTTTGTTGACGGCTTCGAGCTGCTTGGTCCATGCCCACAGGGATACCTTCAGTACCTCTGCGGTGTCGTCCTCCAGCACGGCCTGGGCGTCGAAACCGGCCATCTCAATCTCGGTTCGGTGCCGCCGACGCGCGACGTCCTTCTGCCGGGAGTGGTAGCGGCGCAGCTCCCCGCGGCTCCACACGACGGTGTCGCCGTATTGCGAGGGGCTGAGCCATGAGGTGGAGTGCACGCTGTACCAGGGGATGGCGGCCATCACCGACGGCTTGGTCATCGCCAGTCCGAAGAGCTTGACCCCGTCGCGCGCGAGGGAGACCAGGGTGGGGGTGAGGTCTCTGCCTTCGAGTTCGACGGCGGCCAGGGCGATGTTGCGGTGCCGCTCGGCCATGAGCATCAGCTCGGCGAGCCCGTCCTGGGGGTGCCAGACGGCGACCGCCTTGTCCCCCGCCAGATCCCTCAGGGTGTCGCGGTGGCTCCTAAGAAGCGCAGGGCCCAGGGCGAGGGCGTCCATCTCCAGGACGTAGTCGACGGCGCCGGTGTTGTAGCCCACGAAGTCCTCGTAGCGCTCCACCAGTTCGCGCAGCTCGCTCTCGCCGGGGGGCGTGGGGGAGTTGTTGAGGCTGTAGGCGCCGGAGTCCAGCAGGATATTCTGGCCCGCGTCGAAATGCTCTGCGATGAGCCACGGCTTGGTGAATTTGACCTTGCGCGCCAGCCCGATGTAGCTCATCGCGACGTCGGGGATTTCCTGGTCGGCCAATAGCCGCCGCCAGGCGGAGACCTCAGCGCCCGCGAACCAGAGCCTCATGATCAGTCTCCGGTGGAGGTGCCCAGGATCCGCCACGGCGTGGCTGGCGGCGCCGCGGTGATCCAGAAATTCGTCGCGATCGTCGGGTTACGCAGCAGCGCCTCCCACGCAGTGACCAGGGCCGTGTTGGAGAGGCTGGTGGCGACTTCGTAGTTCACCCGCGCCTGCTGCGGCGCAGGAGGGCGCCCCAGCTCGAAGTCGAGGCACCGTTCGAACTCCTCGTTCCATTTCTCCTTGTGTTCGGCCGCCTCGAACGCCTCCGGGTCGGCCAGCGCGACGTCGAAGATCGCGGCCAGTTTGCGGGCGACGCAGTCGCAGGCGCAGGTCGCCTCGGTGTACGGGGAGTCGCAGCAGGCGCAGACATCGCCGCAGGTCTCGACGCCGCGCGCGCAGTCGCAGTCTTCCAGGGTCGTCGCGGTCATCTATTCCTCCGTGGCTTTGGCGGCGCGCGCCATGGCGGACAGGTCGCGCTGGCGGTCCACCTCAGCCTCCAGCAGGTCCCAGGCGCTCGGGGTGGCGTTGAAGTCCGGGCGCCAGTGCGGGCGGGCGAAGGACGGCGACAGGAACGGCAGCACGGTGAATCCGTCGGCGAACGCGTGCGCGCAGCGGCGGGTGTCGGCGTCGATGACGAGGTCCAGGACGCCGGTGGTGCGCAGGGCGCCGAGGGTGCGCCGCAGTGTGCCGTCGCGCTGGTCCAGGCCGTGGATCTGGGTCAGCGTGATGTACCCGGGCAGCGCGTTGTATTTGAGCCAGTCCTCCAGCAGCTTGTCGCGCTGTTCGCTCAGCAGGTGCAGGCGGTGTTCCACCTCGACCAAGGCCTTATAGAGGCCGGTTCCGGCGGGGATGGGGGCCTCCGACGAGGGCGCCTTCATGACGCCCTCGACGACCATCGCGATATTCATGCGTCTAGTTCAGGCCGAGCTCGGTGGCCAGCTGCGCGTCGGCGGCCTGGCGCTGCATGGCGGCGGCGGTCTGCATGGAGGTGGCCACGATGCCCTGGATGAGCATGGAGTCGTGGATGCGCTCGCGCACATACCCGCAGGCCATGAGCATTTCCTGGATGCTGGCCGGGTGCTGCGGGGAGTACTTGGCCAGCGCGGCGAGGTCCTGGATGGCGACGGCGACGCCGGGCTCGGTGACGACGACGAGGAACGCGGTGGGCACGCTCTGCCCGGCGGGGGTGCCGGTGGACTCGGCCAGCGCCTCCAGGTCGCGCCGGTCGCGCTCGCTCAGGCGCTCGAAGCGGGGGCTGCCGTTGGATCCGCCGCCGAGGGGGACGGCGCCCTGGGTGTTGGGCATGGGGATGCTCCTAGTTGTAGAGCCCTGCCTTGCGGCGGGCTGCTTCGACAACGAGTGAATGAACGGGGCAGAATTCGCAGAGATATCTGCTCAGCGAGCTGCGGAATTTGCCCATGCCCAGCTCTTTGCGCTCCTGCTGCGTGGCGGGCGTCAGCTTCTTGCGATCAGATTTGTATTCGTTGCACGCCGGGTTGCGGTGGTGCGCGGCCCAGCAGGCGAGGGCGTCCTCGGTGAAGGTGTCCCGCGTGGTGTAGAACTCCGGGTCCAGGCCCGTGTGTCCGCTGGCCTCGCGGATGCGCGCGACGATCGCCTCACGGGCGCAGGGGGAGTCCCAGAACCGCTTCTCGACCAGGTAGGTCAGGCCCTTGTGCGTCAGGCCGCTGCGCTCGGTGTGCCGGGTTTCTATCAGGTGCGCGAGGACTTCGTCCTGCTCAGGCGGCCCTTCATAGTCGGGCAGAGGCTCGACCGTGAGACAGTCGTCGCACCGCAGCAGCCTGATGTTCTCAGCCATGTGTCATCCGAGGGTCGCGAAAGAGAGCGGCGACATTCCCTCGGAGACGGGGCGATTCGAGATCCACTCTAGCAGCGGTACGGCTATGCGGCGGCGGTCAGCTGACCCCAGGTCACCGGGCCGATCACACCGTCCTGCGCGATCTTGCGCGCGCCCTGGAAGCGCTTGGTCGCGGCGGCGGTGTGCGGGCCGTAGACGCCGTCGATCCCGGCGGGGTCGAAGCCGAGCAGCCAGAGCATGGCCTGGGCGCGCTGCACGTGGGCGCCCTGGCTCCCGCTGGCCAGGATGAGGCCGGGGTAGTGCAGATCGACACGGTGGGCGCCGAGGCAGCCCCAGGTGATCGGGCCGACGACGCCGTCCACGGCCAGGTCCCAGGCGCCCTGCGCGTGCTGCACGGCGGCCAGGGTGCGGAAGCCGAACTGCCCGTCGATGCCCTGGCTGTCATAGCCCAGGGCCGAGAGCAGACTCTGTGCGGCGCGCACGTCGTCGCCGCCCATGCCGATGCTCAGGGTGCGGTGCACGCCGGTGGTGTTGGGCACGGCGTCGGTGACCGGCTCGCCGAGCATGGCCGCGAACTCGGCCGCGGTGCCGCGGTAGGCGTTGAAGTCGACCTTCTGGCCCTGCTCATTGGCGGCGTCGGTGTACTGCCACAGCGCCGGTGTCATGCCGCCGTAGGGATTCCAGCCCACGCCGCCGTCTCCGCCGTCCGCCTCGTACTGGGACAGGCCCGTGCCCGCGGCGCCGGGGTAGTTGGAGGAGATCAGGAACATCCCGCGATCGCGCAGGGGCTTCAGGTCGACCGAGCCCCAGTACTGCTGCCAGTACCATTTGGGCAGGTAGAGCAGCTTGATGCGCAGGCCGCGGGCGTGGGCCTCGTCGATGATGTTGCAGACCAGTGCGAGGCTGGGGGCCTTGCCTGCCACGACCTCCACGTCCAGCATGCCCGGCAGGCTCTTGTCCCCGACGTGGTTGGCCATGTTCTGGGCCTGGGCTGCGGCGGAGTCGGCGACCGTGGCGAAGTGGTACCAGATGCCCGGCCTGCCCGCCTTGGTGACCTGCGCCATCCACGCCGGGTAGAACGGATCTACGTAAGACGCGCCCTGCGTCGCCTTGACCAGGTAGAAGTCGCCGTCCGGCAGGGGCAGTACGAGTCCCTGCTGGTAGCTGGCGATGTCCGGTCCGCGCAGTGTCATGACAAACCCCCGGGCTTGTTCGAGTCTTTTCATCCATGCTCGAACGATTTCCCGGGGGTCTGTTAGGTGCTTATTGCGGCGGGCGCCGGATACTCCAGCCGGTGCCGACGCCGAGCAGGTGCACCGCGAGGCAGAAGAGGCCAGCGAGCGCGAGGCTCAGCGGGCTGAACCAGGCGTTGGTCGACGTGCCGCTGCCGTTGATGATGAACGCGACGGCGAACAGGATCGCTGCGATCAGTCCGAACATGCTCAGCCCCAGGGGTCGGCGGGCGGGGTGGCGCAGTACGCCTGGGTGCGCACCGGGCCGCGGGTGGGGGCCTGCTTGACCTCGGCCTCGTGGATGCCGAAATATAGGTCGTGCAGGTCGCTACGGGATTCCTGGGTCATGGCGTCAACCTGGAGGCCGCCGCGGTCGCGCACGACCTTCTTGTAGGTCCCGTCGGTCAATCCGCTGTCGAGCTCGCGGTTCATCGAGCGCAGCTGGGGCAGTCCCATCTCACGCCCCCTTTCCAGGAGAGCCGGGGGCCGCGGGGACCTTGGGTGCGGCGGGCATGCGGGTGGCGATCGCGTGCTCCCCGGCGGCGACCTTGAACGTGGAGGCCTGCGAGACCGCGGCGGTGCTCGCCTGCTTGGCCCGGGGCCTATGGGTATGAATGGCGAAAGCACCGTTGTCACCGTTGCCTGTGTGGCGCGCGTCGAACGTCCCCTTCGGATGCGGCTTGACAGCCATCACATCACCCCCAGGGTCGGGTAGCTAGTGCCGCTGTATCCGGCCTGCGAGCCGGTGTAGTCCACGCGCGGCAGCGGGAACTTGGAGTCCACCGCGAGCACGTCCGCGATGGTCGGCTGCTGGCACGGGCCGTATCCGAAGCGGGGCGGCGCGGGCTTGCCGATGTTCGCGATCGGCGGGCGGATCGCCTCGATCGCCGCGGTCGAGAGCCTGGCCTGGCCGCTCAGTGCGCGGCTGACCTGGTTCTCCTGCAAGCTCTGCCACGGCTTGGTGGTGTCGTAGACCGTATTCGAGTTCTGCATCACTTAGCTCCACGCCGGTCGCAGGTGCGCGAGCTGCGCGACCCGCCTGGGATTGGTCTGGCCGAGGGCGTTGGGGTCCTCGGGGTAGCTCACCTGCTTCATCCGGTACATCTCGGCCGGGCTGGCGGCCGGGACCTTGCCCAGGTGCGCCAGGCGCTCGACCTCGTTGCCGTGCGCGGTCCAGCGCTCGCCGCCGCGCTGCTGGGCCTCGATGCCGGACATCAGGTTCAGCTCGGGACGCCAGAAATAGTCGTTGAGGTCAATGCGCTCACCCTTGTGCACGCCGCGCTGGTACTGGCGCTGGGTCAGGCGACCCTGCACGTTGAGCATCACCCGGTCCTGGCGCCGGTCTATCAGGGTACCGATATAACCGTCTGGATACTGTGCCTGGGGGGCGCGGCCGGTCTGCATCATGCGCCGGGCGTCCTGGATGGAGCGCCCGCCGATCAGCGGCACGCCGCCGTTGGCGTTCTGGACGACAGAGCCCTGCTGACCCACGCCCATCGGCGGGTTGTACATCCAGTTCGGCATGGGTCACCCCCTTACATCGAGGACTTGCGGGCCGCCTGGTCGGCGGTCGGCATGGGGCTGATCGGCGAGGCGCCCGGGGCAGGTGCCGGATGAGCGCGCACGCCCGGCTGGCCCTGTGCGGCGAGCGAGGTGGAGAACTGGTGCGGGCTGATCGGCGCGGCGCCGGAGGTGTCGTAGCCGGACATCAGTTCGGCTCCGGACCGAGGCCGTCGAACCCGGCGCGCCAGGTGTCCTTCTGGCCGTGGCTGGAGGGCAGCATGTAGACGTTGCGGCCCAGGCCCTCGGCGGGGGCGGGGTAGGCGCGGGTGGCGGTGACCACGTTGCAGGCGCCGGAGGTCTCCTTGGTCTGGGAGCGGCGGCCGACCGGCTGGCGGGTGGGGTCCTTGGTCTTGCCCGAGCCCTTCTTGGGCACGAGGGTGCCGCCCTTGACCCCGACGGCGCGCGAGGACGTGGCGTCCGAGGTGCCGATCAAGGGCCCCATCGGCGAGATCTCGTTGCGGCTCTTGGCCATGGACGTGCCTCCGACATGAGCGGCCTAAGTGCGAGCGGGTGACGATCGGCCCTGCCCACAGTATAAAGACGTGGATGCCTAAGCCGTGAGTGAGGCTTCGCGGCGGCGATCGCTGCCCCAGCCCCCGCCCACGGCCTCCACCCGGAAGCTCAGGGCGCTGACGCTGCCCTCGGCGACCTGCGCGTCGGTGAACGCGATCGTGGTGATCACTGTGAGGCCCCGCTGGGCGAGGTAGCCCTGGGCGATGGGCACGGACTTCGCAGCCTGGTTCACGGCGCTCGGCCCGATGGCGCGCATCTCGACGGTGCGCCCGTCGGCCAGGGCGTGCGCGACCGCGCTGCCCAGCTCGACGGCGGGGGTTCCGCTCTTGACGCGGAAGACGCGCGGCGCGGCCATGGTGCTCCAAATCCGGTACTTCAGATACGAGTCCTTGTACTGAAGGTACGGCCGGGCCCTGCGGCGGTGTTACGCCGCCCGCGCGGTGCGCTTCATCTCGGTGTGCGGCGTGAGGGTCTGGCGCATGCGCACGTCGCGCGGCTCGTCGCCGCGGGTGGACATCGCCTTGGCGATACGGGCGAGCACGTAGGCGTCGGCGGCGTTATCGGCCTGCGCCTTGGTCATCTCCTTGGCGAAGTCGATGCCCCACAGGCCCTTGACGGAGGCGATGACGATGTCCTTGGGCGCGCGCCCGGTGCCGGAGACGAACTTCTTGAGCGTGGGCGGAGGCACGAGGGTGGGGTAGCACACGGGGGAGTCCAGGGTCATGCGCAGCACGGTCTTGACCACCGCGCCCAGCTCCCCGGCCTCCTCGCGCCCGTGGCTGGCGCCGTAGGCGTAGCCCTCCATGCACACGTGGGCGACGTAGTAGCCGTGGCGGGTGTGGGTGATCTGCTCGGTCAGCCAGCGGCCGATCGCGTTGAGCCGGTCGACGCCGCTGCCATAGCTGCCCGGGGGGAACGCGGTGACCGTGGTGGTGTGCCCGTGAGGCCGCAGGATGCTCAGGCCGAATCCGCTGTAAGACTGGTCGATGCCGATCCAGCACTCGCTCACGGCACGTCCCGGAATTTGGAGACGCTGTGGACGCGCATGTACAGCTCCGGTCCGAAGCGGCTTTCGACCGTGTCGAAATACACCTCGAAGCGCACCACACGGCGCCCGAGCAGGCCCGCGCTCTCGTAGGAATGGCTGAGCATGCGCCCCAGGCTGTAGCGCAGGGCGTCGGGCACGCCGAACCGGTCTATGCGGTCGTCGAGGAACTCGGACGGAAAGACCTCGCGGCACACCATCAGCCCGTGGGGATCATCCTTCTCGGGCATGCGCACGGTGTCGTCGGGCACGATCACGGGTTCCACCTTCCGGTCCGGGTTTCTCTGTCGTGTCGTGCGGTGCGCCGGGTCAGCTCCCGGGAGACGACGGCGCCGCTGCGTTCGGCGTTGTCGCGCGCCACGGCGGCGAATCCGCGGCTGGCGCGCACGAACTGGTGCTCGCCGTCTAGCTGCTCCACGGCCGCGTCCGAGAGGGCGGCGGCCTTCTGGGCGGCGACCGTGCGCAACTCCGGACGGCGCAGGGACGCGGCGGCCCTCTCCCGGTTCAGCGCCGTCTCCAGATCCTTCTCGTCGCTCTCGTATCGGCGGCGACCGCGGCGGCGAACGCCGTCCAGGCGCCGTAGACCACCAGCAGGCGCATCAGCTCGTCGTCGGACAGCTCGGTGATGTCCTGCGGCAGCTCGGGCATGTCGCCGTCGGGCTCGACCGGCAGGCGCAGGCCGCGGTTCTCCACCGCGCGCGCGGCTCTGCGGGTGACCGGCCTCACGTGAGGGCCTCGCAGTCGCGGCACGCGCCGGGGAAGCGGCACGCCGGATCGGGTCCGACGCCGTCCAGAGCCAGCTTGATCTGCGCGGCGCCGGTCAGGATCGGTTTGATCAAGCTCTTGTCGTACTTGACGGAGAATTCCTTCGCGTCCTGCGACAGCTTGGAGTCGTAGAGGTAGACCATGCGGTCGACCGGGATTCCCATGGTGCGCGCGAGGTAGAGGTAGATCTGGCCCTGGCGCAGGTGCGCGACGAACGGCTTGTGGATCGCGTCCCACAGGCCCTTGAGGTCCAGGACCGTGCCGCGGGGGGTGTCGTAGGTGTGCCGCTCCAGCAGGGCGGGGTCGGCGTAGCGCACGGTGCCCTCGCCGACCGTCTTGATCTCCACCAGGCAGTGGCGCTCGGGCACGTATCCGTCGGTGCGCCCCTCGATCATCAGGTCGGGGTCTTGCAGGGGCAGCTCGTCGTAGACCAGCAGCGCGCTGCCGCAGTCGCACCATTTCGGGGCGCGCGCGTAGAAGCGCGACTCGCACGCCAGGCAGCGCCAGTAGCCCTCCAGCAGGCTCATCTGGGTCATCCAGCGCTGCCAGCGGGCGTGCGCGTCGTGTCCGTAGGTGAAGACGGCCTCGCGGGAGAAGGTCTGGCGCTCGCGGGTGCTCACGCTGCCGCGCAGACGCTCAAGGTTGGCGCGGGGGCACCAGCCGGTGCGGCAGATGTCGCTGGGATGTAGAGCGTGAGGGTTGCGCTCGGGGTCGGGCTTGCGGGCCGCGTCGAGGACGTGGGCGCGGATGTCGGCGAGCAGGACGGTGGGGATTTTTCGGTTGGCGAGAAGCTCGGCGAGGCCGCGGGCGCCCCCCGTCGGCGCCGCTTTCGCCGTGTTGGTGCGGTGGGGGGTCGCCATTGCCATTTCTCCGGCTCGTCGGGGTTCTCGCGTTTGATCGCCTTGCGGTCGTGCTGCTGGAGCCCGCCCCACACACCCCAGGACTCGTTGTTGAGGATCGCTCGCTTCAGGCAGCGCTGGCGCATGGGGCACACCGGGCCGCCGGAGTCGCCGTTGCAGATCGCCATGGCCTGGGGGGCGGAGTCGAACCAGGGGTCCGCGCCGAAACGGGGGCGAGGGAATTTGCGGCACAGGGCCTCGCGCAGCGGGTCGTCGCCGCGCGACCAGTCCACCGCGCGATCCCTGGACATCAACACCATTACCCGCCCCCTGTCAGTTCGAGGAAGTGGTCCTTGGTGATCACCGCGTACTCGCGGCCCGCGAGGTCGACCATGACCACCGGCTCGCGCCCGTCGAGCAGCGCCTGGCGCTCGACCGTCTCCAGCACGTCGCGGCGCAGGCTGAAGCTGCGCGACGCGGTCGTCTTGTACTCGAAGGAGTGGTAGCGGTTGCGCGCGTCGTTCTTCGCGACCCAGCCGTTGCCGGAGCCGGGCGTCAGGGTGCTGCCGGTCTCGCGGGCGCCGTTGCGCTCCTGCTTGCGGCTGCGCCGCTGTCCCGGGGTGCTCATGCCTCGATCCACTTTCCGCCGGTGATCCAGCCGTGGTTGCCGCAGTGCGGGCACAGCAGCGAGGGCACGACCGTGAGCGGGTCCTGGCACACCAGCTCGTGCTTGGAGCGCGCCAGGTGCCCGGGGACGTTGGTGAACCCGATCCACCCGCCGCACCAGTGCTCGTCGGCGGCGTTCCAGTGCCAGGTCATCAGGCCGACGCGGGCGGCGGTGCCGGACTGGGTCTCCCAGTCGGCGTACTGATCGTCCCCGAGCGGAAAGACGCTCTCGTTGCCGGGCCATGTGGTCGGCGGCGTGTCGTGTTCCCTGATCATCGCGCCACCGCCTCGGGTGCGTCGGCCGCGGTCAGGTGCACCGGGCGCAGGCCGTCGGGGTGGTCGGTCAGGGTGTCGCGTGCGATGCGCAGCCCGTCCTGGTAGGCGCTCCAGCGCTGTCCCAGGCCCGGATCGGCGCGCTCCATCTCGGCGTAGCGCCCGGCGGCCTCGTACTCCCGGCACAGCGCGGTGACCGCGCCGTGGTAGCGCGAGCGCAGCGCCTGGAGCTCGTCGACCAGATAGCCGATCTCGTCGTTGTCGTGGCTCCAGCCGCGTTCGGCGTCCAGCAGCGCGGTGACGACCTCGGCCAGCGACGGGTACGCGGGCGAATCCGGGGAGGTGTTGCGCAGGCGGTAGGTCAGGCGGCGCAGGTCGTTCAGGCTCATCGCGCGCCCCCCGTGCAGCGCGGGTCGTTCGCGACCACCGCGATGCCGCCGTAGGGGCTGTCGTTGTGGTAAATGGTGTACACCATGTCGGGGCCGTCGCATTTGCGCGACCAGTTGCTAAAGCCGTCGGGCATGTTGCCGACGGTCGCCGGGCTGTCGTTCTGCACGCGGGTGCGCTGGGCGTCGTTGTACGGCTGCTGTGCCTTGTTCGAGCAGGCGACCGCGGTCGACAGGACGGTGCACACGACGCCGATCGCGCCGACAATGAGCGTGGTCTTGGGGATCATCGGGTTCCCTCCGGGAAGGCGCGGGTCAGGATCTGCTTGCGCAGCTGCTCCTGGGCGGTCAGGTCGCCGCGCAGCAGGTCGACGAGCGCGTCCTTGCCCTTCACCCGTACACCGGTGACCGTGTAGTAGGCCCCGGACCGCTCGATCGCCTCGTAGAGCACGCCCATGGTCACCAGCTCCTTGACCTCGTCGTACTCGCCCTGGCGAAAGCCCAGCAGCGGGGCGTCATCGAAATAAAAATCGATGGTTGCGATGCGGTGCGGCGCCGCGCTCTTGTTCTTGATCGTCCTGGCTTTGATCGTCTGGCCGACACGGGCGGCGCCCTTGCCGGGGCGCGTCTCGTCGATGTACTCCGCCCGCGCCACCTCGACCCGCGCGTAATACGCGTAGTTCTTTGCGTTTCCGCCCGGTGATGTACGGGGGGTGCCCTGGGGGGAGTAGCCGCCGATCTTGTCGCGCCACTGGTTGATGATCAGCCCGAGCAGCGGGCGCTCCGTGCCGGTCATGGCCCTGGCCGTGGATGTTCCGGCCTTGCGAAAGAATTTCCCGGTCAGGCGCGCGCCGAGGGCCACCTGGAGCTCGTCGATGCCCTTCTCCTCCTCCTGGTCGGGGATCAGGGCGGGGTAGGAGTCCAGGACGATGGTGTCCACGGCGCGGGAGGCGGCGGCCTCCAGCATCGCCGAGTAGGCCTCTTCCATCGAGTTGGTGGGGTGCAGCAGGACCCTGTGGTTGTCCACGCCGAGAGCGGCGGCCCAGGCCTCGTCGTATCCCTCGGCGGCGACCCACCAGCAGGTGAATGCGGGGTCGACGCGCTGGTTCTCGGCGATGGTCTTGAGGACGACGGCGGTCTTGCCGGAGCTTTCCTGGCCGATGACCTCGGTCCACTGGTTGCCCGGCCAGCCGCCGCCCAGGGCGATGTCCAGGGACAGGGAGCCGCTGGGGAAGCGGGGGGCCGCGGGGACGTCGGCGGCCAGGACGAGGGTGTTCTCGCCGTACTTCTTGTTGATCTTCGCGATCAGAGCGGTGACGACCGGGTCCATGCCTTCTCCGAATCAGAGTTCGAGGAAGGCGTTTCGGCTGCGTACAGGGCCGACGATCCCGGTGTTACGATGCGCTGCGACGATAGTGTACTGCGCCGGGGGCTAGTTCACTTGATCCGGCCGATGATCTGTTGCGGCCGGTAGCCGCCCTCCTTGTTGACCTGCCGGGAGGGCGTGGCGGCGGTGCGGTCGGTGGAGACCATGCCGGAGGTCGTGTGCAGCACCGGGTAGCCGCAGGTGTAGCAGCGCGGTTTGGTCTCCGGGGTGGGCTTGAAGTAGTCGCCGGAGGTGCACGCCGGGCAGCGGTCGACCAGGCTCGCGGACTGCGCCTGGCGCGGCGCCGGAGGGGGCTCCTCGCTCTGCTGCGGCACCGGCGCAGCGGGCGCTGGCGGGGCGAGTGGGCGCGGCGCCCACCAGGCGTCGAGCGGGGCCTGGTCGCGCGCGGGTGCGGGCGGGGTGGCGGCGCCGACGGCGCGTTCCCAGAAGCCCATCAGGTTCCCTCCTTCTCGCGTTCGCCCTCCACGGGCCTGGTGTCGAAGAATCCTGCATCGCAGTACTCGCCACCGCCGCGAGGGAAATGGCAGGACAGGAATCCGTTCTTCTTGATCGGCGTGGACTGCCCGCACAGGGGACAAGTGCCTCGGGGGCGCCTCATCACTCGCCCCACGCGACCCAGTCGTCCAGCAGGGAGATGCGGCGCAGCCGCTCATACTTCTCGGCGGTGCTGTGCCCGTCCCACACGGCATCGGCGTTGTGGCGCACGTGGACGAACAGTGGCCAGTCGGCGGGTGCGATGTGCCAGGTGAGCTGGCCCGCGGGGCTGTAGACGTACACCACGCGCCAGCCGGGGTTGTCCGCGTCGTCGGCCCATTCGCTGGGCCAGCCGCGGGTGAGCAGGGCGACGAGTTCGGCGCGTTCGCGGTAGACGGCGTTGAGAGAGGCCAGGGCCTTGTTGCGCTCGGCCTCAAGCTTCGTGAGCTGCACGTAGGCTTCGGGGATGTCCATCTCAATCCCATTCCACCGTGTGGTCGTCGATGGTTGTGATGTGCCGCTCCTGCGGCGGATGCCCGAGGGTGCGCACGCAGCGGTGCTCGCGGAAGCCGTGGGCGTCGTGGGAGCGCAGCTGCACCTCGCAGATCTCGCGCGTCGGTTTGATCCGGAACTCGACGTCGGTGATCCTGTTGGTGCCGTAGCCGATGTGCACCCCGGCGTCCTCGTCCACGTCCATCCACTGGTGGGTGTGGCCGTTCTTGCCGAGCGTGTAGCGCCACTGATAGACGACCGGCGGTTCGTCGCTCACGAGGTCAGCTCCTTGCGCAGCTTCGCCGTGATCTCGGCCAGCAGCTTCCAGGCCATGTCGCGCTGCTGCTCGGTGACGTCCTCGCGCCGCTGGTACTCCATCAGGGCGTCGCGCAGCACGCGCGTCTCCTCGATGTCCGGCAAGATCTGGATGTAACGCCGTCTAGGGTGCATGGGTTCTCCGGTTATTTCGCTTCGGCCCAGCTGTCGCAGACGACGAGGTCGCTGGTCAGGGGCAAGTTGATCAGTTTCTGGATGTCGGGGCCGAGCATCGCCTCGCGCACGATCGCGGCGCATTCCTCGGCCAGCGGGGCGGGGGTCTCGGTGACCAGCTCGTCGTGCACGGTCAGCACCAGGCGCATCCCGGAGTGCAGCTGCCGGTGCAGGCGCACCATGGCGAGCTTGATCAGGTCCCCAGCGGAGCCCTGGATCAGGGAGTTGACGGCCTGGCGTTCGGCCAGGGCGCGCAGCTCGCTGTTGCGATAGCGGATCTCCGGCAGGCGCCGGTGGCGCCCGAGCAGGGTCACGATGTGCGGGTCCGGACGCGAGCGGCAGGTGCGGATCACGCTCTCGCGGAACCTGTAGATCTCCGGGAACTGGCGGCGGTGCACTTCGAGCACGCGCTTGGCCTCGGCGAGGGGGATCTTCGCCATCGCGGCCACGCGCGCGGGTCCGGCGCCGAACACGATCGCGAAGGCGATGGCCTTGGCGACCTGGCGCATGTCCTTGGTGACCTGCTCGGCGGTGACGCCGAACACCTGCATCGCGGTCGCCGTGTGCGCGTCGATGCCCGCCCAGAAACCCTCGTACAGGGCCCCCATCCCGAGGTAGTGAGCGAGGATGCGCAGCTCGATCTGGCCGTAGTCGGCAACCACCAGGCGGTAGCCCTCGGTCGCGGTGAACAGGGAGCGCACCTGTCTGGCCAGCTTCTCCCCGGGACGCGGCACGTTCTGGAGGTTCGGGTCGCGCGAGGAGAATCTGCCGGTGCGCGTCCCATACTGCACGAAATCGGTGTGGATACGGTCATTGATGAGGACCCCGGGCTTGTCGTCGGTGCCGAGGTAGGAGCGCACGTAGGTGGTGTCGATCCGCTCCAGCTCCTGGTACGCCTCCAGGGCCTGCACGACCGGCTGGTCCGCGTAGGGCTCCAGGGCCTCGGAGCTGGTGGAGTAGTCGCTGATGGTCAGCTTCGCGCCGAGTTTCGCCTTGGCCTCGCCGCCCTTGGTGGGCAGCAGGGGTTTAAGGCCCAGGCCTCCTTCGGCGGGCTTGGCGTAGAGCAGCTGCTGTTTCTGCGGCACGCTGTTCAGGTTGAAGATTCTTCCGGCGGCGGCGTAGAGGTTCTCGCGGGCGTTGTCCAGTACCGGGGTGATCTCGTCGGCCAGTCTCTGAAGGGCCGCGGTGTCCACATGGGCGCCGTCGCGGCGCATGTGCGCGACGACTTCAAGGACCTGCATCTCCAGGTCCATCAGCTCGTCGAACCCCTGCGCGCTCAGTGCCTTGGCGACGCGGCGATAGAGCAGCCAGTCGTAGCGGGCGTCGAAGAACCCGTAGCGTCCGACGGCGGAGATGGAGTGGCGCTCGACCGCCTTGCCGGTCTCCTCGCGGTCGTAGGTCACCCCGTACGTATTGGTGATCAGGTCCTTGAGTCTCTTGGAGCGCAGGTTCTCGTCCAGGATCCAGACGCCCACGATGGTGTCGTGGTAGGGGGGCGCGGGGATCGCCGGGAGGTGCTTGGCGACGGAGACCAGGTCGATCGTGGCGTTGTGCGCGATCTTCGTGCGGCCGGACGCCATCAGGGGGGCCAGGGCCTCGAACACGCGCTCGCGTTCCAGCTGTTTGGGCGGGGCGTCCCAGAGCGGGGGGTGGGTGACGAATTTCCCGGTGGCGCGGTCCTTGCGGCGCACCGCGGGGGCCAGCAGGGTGTCGCCGTTGGGGTGGCCGAACGGGATCGAGCAGGCGAACCCGTAGGTGGCCAGGGAGATCCAGGTGACCTCGTTGTAGACCGGGTGCCCGCGCCTGGGGCCGGTGGACTCGATGTCGAACGCGAACGCGTCGGCGGCCTCAAGGCGCGCCACGGTGTCACGCAGTTGTTCTTCGGTGAGCACGAGCGCGGGGAACACGAGCGGACTCCGAGTGGTGTGGAGCGACGCCCCCGCCGGGGTGTGGATGCGGACACTCGTCCGGCGGGGGCGTCAGATCGGGGTGCTATTTGGTGAGCTCGGCGACCAGCTCGCGCAGCTCCTCGACGGTGGGGATGTCCTCGACCGAGGAGCCGATCTCGTAGGCCTGCGCGCGGAACTCGGCGAGCTGCTCGTCGCTCAGGGCGGTGATGTCCCAGTCGTCCTTCAGGTCGCGCATCTTGATGACCTCGGCCTGGTATTCGGTGTTGGTGCCCTTGCCGGTGGCGTGGATCGCGACGTACAGCCGGGGGTCGTCCAGGCCCTCGAACCGGCGGTCACCGGCGATGCCCTCCAGCTTGCGCGCCAGGCGTGCTCCGGCCTGGATGTATTCGAAGCTGGGGTTCTCCGGGTCCGCGAAGCTCACGACGTTGAAGCACACCGCCATGGCGGCGGGCTGGTCTCCGAACGGATCGCAGAGCGGACAGTCGCCGGACAGGTGCCGGTAGCTCTTGCGCCCGGTCTTCTCGATCCAGTGGCTTCGATAGCTGTCGAACGGTTCGGCATCCAAGAACTTGACGACAATCGGCTCTTCGCCGTCGGTGAATTTCAGGGGCCGCGCGAACCCGCCGCCCTCGGCCAGGGTGCTCTTCATCCCGCCCCATCCGCCGGATCCGCCGCCGCTGGGGCGCTTGGCGGGTGCGGTGTTACGGCGGCCCGGGGTCTCCTGCGGTTCAGCCTCGGGCAGTGCGCGGCGGCGCTTGGTTTCCATGTGATCTCCTGCTCAGCGCGGGATGGGCGTGAAGCACCGAGTTGTCCTCGGTGGTAAGGCCCTGATAGCGCTCGCGTTCCGGCCGAAGCAGGCGATCGATGGCGTTGCGGAAGTACTCGACGGGGTCCACGTCCCCGTCTTCGAAGTCAGCTGTCACCGTGGCCGAATATTCGGCCCATTCATAGGAGCCCAGGTTCACGTGCTCGGTGACCGTGCGCGTGATCTGGATCTTCACTGGTCCGCCTTGGCGGCCTGGGCCTCGGCGTTGGCGGTGCGCACGAACAGCTCGTAGATGCGCGCGCGGAAGTTGGTCTTGTGGATGTTGCGGCCGTGGGGGCTCAGGACCCCCTCCTCCCGCGCTATCTCGATCATCGCCTCGATCAGCGCGCGGGAATAAAGGCGCTGCCTTCCGCGCACGTCGGTGGACGGCGAGCGCCAGAAGGTGACCGGCAGGATGCCGTCCTGCTCCCAGCGCCGCACGGTGGTGACCTTGCGGTTAAGGGCCTTGGCCAAGGCGCCGATCGGAAAGAACTCGACCGTCTTGCCGCGCACCATGTACTTGCGCGGGTAGGAGTCCCAGCGCTCGCGGGAGGCGACGGGGGCGGCCAGCTCGGTCGGGCGCGAGGCCACGATCTGGCGGTTGGTGCCGGGGTACAGCCCGGTTTCCGGGTCGGGCGTGCGGATGAACGGGCCACCGGCGCAAGAGCTCTTGGTCACAGCGCCTCCGCCTCCGGCTTGAACGCCCAGCTGACCCGGGTGTCGAACAGGTCGTCGATCTCGCGCTCGGTCAGCAGGCCCTGCTGGTAGAGGACGTAGAGCTCGTCCTGATCGAAGGTGGGCCTCGCCGGGAACAGCCGACCGACCACGCCCTTGGCCATGGCCAGGGCCTCGGCGCGCTCCTCGTTGACCAGGCGTGAGACGCGCCGCTCGCGCTTGATGCCCTCGTAGCGGCGCCCGGCGTACTCGAAGGGGCGCCCGATCGCCAGGCGCAGGTGCCCGGACTCGTCGCTCTCGCCGTAGCGCTCGACGTCCGCGCTGATGTCGTCTCGCAATTGGTTGAGCTGGCTCGTGAGGCGGTCGACCTGGGCCTTGAGATAGACCCACATTTTCAGCTTCTCGGTAAGCTCCTTACCCGGCACCGTGCCGGGGTCGTCACACTGCATCACAGATGTCTCCACGGTTGTATCCGCGCAGCCTGATAGAAGCGGTCTGAGAAGACCGTGCTGCTATCGGGGGAACTGCTAGCGACCGTAGGTCCACCCGGCCAAGAAGCCAAGGGTTGGCGCACTGCAAGTGACTATGGATTTGATGTGGTCAACTAATCGACCAATTGTTGGGGGGACGCACCCTCATCTGGACGTTTAAGCGGTGGCCTGGCGGTAAATGTTGCGCAGGCTTCCCTCGGAGCGCTCCAGGCCGCGCTCGGTGAGCCAGGGGGCGGCGATCTGGCGCGCGAAGGCGACGCCGGTTGCGTTCGGGTTGGCCGCGTACGCGACGGCGAGCTTCTCCAGCTCCTGGCGCACGGCGCTGCGCGGCTTCGTGGCACCCTTGGCGCGGGCGGGCTTGGTCTTCGTCGCGGGCTTCACCTCGGGCTCCTCGCGGTGCGCCGAGAAGTGCGACAGCAGGGTGTTGACGACGAAGGCGGCGCTGGGCAGCACGGCGACGAAGTATCCGACCAGGTCGTGCACGGGTGCGTCGAACAGGTTCGCCGCGAGGGAGATGCCGCAGAAGAGGGCGAACACGAACCACGCGAGCATGCGCACGCCGCCGGACAGGGTGCGGTCCAGGACCTTGCGCAGGGCGTACACGGTGACCGCGTCGACCGCGACGGGGTAGAGGTCGGCCTGCCACTGGCCCTGTCCGGCGCGCAGGGCCAGGTCCCTGATGTGGCTGAAGCTCAGGGCGCCGGTCACGACGGCCAGGAACACGGTCGCGCCGTGCTCGGCGATTTTCTGCGTGATCTCGCTCAGCCAGCGCATCATTTCCCCACCCGATTCCCTGAATCAGTGCACCGTATTTCGACAGGGTAGGAGAGTGCTGCGCATTGTGCAAACTATTCTACCGCTTGTGAACTTGTGCACCCTGTGTGGGATCGTGGTGTGTGCACATCTGGGCGGTTCGTGCACGCACGTCATTCACCCGTTCGGCCCCACGCCGGTGTGCGTGATGCGTGCAGGTGTGCGGTGAGTGATCCGCGTTTGTGCGTGCGCTTGTGTGCACGGTCGTCGACCGAGGCGAGCATGACCTGTTGTGCACCGAGCATCCGTGCATGCACGTGCTCCTCGATGCTGTGCACGGTGACCATGTCGTCCACGTGCACGGTGCGGTGCACCGAGGATGCACGGGTGTGCCGGGTGCAGCGCTGCATCCATGCACCCACCCCGCCGGGCGCGTCGTAGTTGATCACGTGGGAGGCGACGGGCAGGTCGACGCCGCTGCCCCCGGCGTCCGTGCTCAGGAACACCCGGCACGTGAAGCTGGTGCAGAAGCGGGCCACGGCCGCGGCGCGGGCCGCCGCGTCAAGCTCTCCGTGGTACAGGACGCTCTGATAGGCCCCCAGGGCTTCTTGCAGCAGCGGGAGCATCTCACGGAACGCGGTGAACACCACGACCTTGTGGGAGGGCTCGACGAGGGCTGCGTCGACCAGCTGGAGCAGGACGTCGAGCTTCTCCCCGCCCGCCTGCTCGGGAATCGCGCCCGCGTCGACCAGCTTGCGGGCGTAGGCGCTGCCGATGCCCTTGCCCTTGCCCTTGCCCGCGCTGCGGTGTTTGGCCGCGGAGACGTGCAGCAACCGCGGGTCGCACAGCAGCAGCCGCGCGGCGAGCATGCACGCGCTGACCCGGCCGAGCGCCGCGCTGCCGTGCTGTGCACCGCCCGCGTACAGTGCGGCGACGTCCACGTGCGCACGACCCTCGTCGCGGGCACGCTCCAGTGCATGCTCCAGGTCGCGTTCGATACGTGCATACACCGCGCGGGTGTGCACACCCAGATGCACCGGGACCGTACGGTGCACGACGGCGGGCATGCACGCGGCCACGTCCGGATCGTGCACGGTGCGCCGGTGCATCGCCGGGGCGAGCGTGTCGTGCATGACGTCGAGGTTCCGGTAGGCCACGGGGCGCCCGTACTCGTTGCGCACGACGTAGGCGCGGTCGTATAGGTCCCACCGGCCGAACACGGACGGGTCGACCCACTGCATGACGCTGTAGATCTCCTCGGGCCTGCCGTTGTCCATGGGCGTACCGGTCAGGGCGTACCGGTACGGAGCTGTCAAATCCTTGATCTTCTTGGTGCGCTGCGCCCCGGCGTTCTTGATCGCCTGCGCCTCGTCCAGGACGATCCCCTCGAAAGCCAGGCGTCGCAGGGCCCCCGCGTCGGCGCACGCGGTCTCGTAGGAGACGATCACGTAGTCCGGGCGCCCGTCGCGCTGCATCGCGGCGTATAGCTCGGCACGCTTGGCCGGGGCGGCGTCGATCACCGCGCAGTGTTCCGCGGCCGGGACGCGCAGCGTCACATTCTTGAGCCGGATCCCGCGCGTGCGAACGTCGGCGAAGGCCGCGATCTTCTCGGCCCACTGCCAGCGCAGCGCCGCCGGGACGATGATCAGGGCGCTGTCGACCTCGCCGCGCATGAAGAGTTCTTCGATCACGGCGAGGGCGACCAGGGTCTTGCCGGTGCCCATCCCGTGCGCGATCAGCATGCTGCGGCGCTCGACGGCGGCGCTCACGGCCTGTTCCTGGTAGCCGTGCAGATTTCCGCAGAACATTTACAGACGCTCCAAATACCGCGCGAGGCGCGAGTAGGCGCCGTCGTAGGCGTCGGCGATCTCTTTGTCGCTCATCTCGCCGGGGTCTTTGACGGTGCGCCGCGGGTAGCGGAAAAAAGTGACGCGGGTGCGGCGGCGCAGCCGGGCCTCGACCAGGTCCGCGTTCGAGATCCCCGGCTCGTCGTTGTCCAGGGCGATCACGACCCGGTCGGCCAGGCGCACCAGCAGGTCGATCTGGGCGTCCGAGACAACCGCGCCGAAGGAGGCGAGCGCGCCGGGGATTCCGGCGGCCCACAGCCGGGCGCAGTCCAGGGGGGACTCGACCAGGACCGCGGTGTCGCCGTCGAAGGCGTGCGCCCCGAACAGGGTGGAGGCCTTGGCGATGCCGCGGGGGCGGTTGCGCACGAACTTGCCGCGCTTGTACTGGTAGCCGAGCAGCGCGCCGCGCGGGTCGCGGATCGGCAGGACGAAGCCGCCGGACTCCTCGTCCCACAGCAGGCCGTAGCGGGCGGCGCCCTCGTCGTCGATGCCGCGTTTGGCAAGCGCCTCGGCCGGGGGGAAGGCGTAGCCTGCCAGGCTCGGCTCCGGCGGGGGCGCCGATGGTACGCAGGGTCCGCGCAGGATCCGTGCGGCGCGCTCCAACGACCCGTAGCGCGCGGTCCAGGTGTGCGCGGCGACCGGGTCCAGGCCCAGGCGGTCCATGACCAGGGTGGGAAACGAACCCTGATAGCCGCAGCTGAAGCAGAGGAACAGACCGCGCTCCTCGTTGACACTGAACGAAGGGTGCCGGTCCTCTTTCCCGGTGCGCGCGAGATGGGCGGGGCAGTGCGCCCACACCTCCCCGCCCTCGACGCGCACGATCTCGATCCCCAGCTCCCGCAGCGCGCCCTGTACGTCGCCGGGCACCGGCGGGGCGGTCAGATCCCACATACCGGCGCCCTACCAGCGTGAGGTCGCGCTCGTGCCGCCGGTGGTGGCCTCGAATGGGCTCTGCGCCAGCTCCTCGCACGCCCCGCGACTCCAGTCGATGCGGATGTGGCTCTGCACGTTGGGGCAGTTGCGCGAGGCGACGATCTTGAGCAGCTTGACCGCGTCGTCGTCGGTGGGATCGAGCGCCATGGCGATGTCGGCGTCCATTTCGAAGCTCGACGCCCAACCGAACGAGCCGCCGTCGGCGCCCTTCTTGCGGTCGACCTTGGAGCGCAGCAGCTGGCTGGTGATGATCACCGGGATCGCCCAGGTGTCGGCGAGACGCTTGAAGGACTGCGTGAGAGAGGTGATGGCCTGGGGTGTGCCCACGTCCCCGGTCAACTCGTCGCGCATCAGGTAGATGCCATCGACCGCGAGCAAATCGGGGCGGTTGCGCTCGATCGACGCGGCGATCTGTGTAATCGTGGCCTGATGTGCGATCCCCTTGTGGATGTGGAAGGACGCCATGCCTCCCACGCGGGCGATCGCGCGTTCCAAGCGAATCCATTCGGCCTGGTTAAGCGTGCCGCTGCGCAGCTTCTGGACGTCGATCCCGGCGAACGAGGCGTCGAGGCGCTCGGCGATCTCCATGACGCCCATCTCGATCGTGTAGAGCAGCGGAACCAGCTCGCTGCCGTTGGCGTAGGCGTCCTCGTAGGCGTAGCGGGTGATGGCGCTCAGGACAGTGGTCTTGCCCCCCTTGGGCAGGCCGCCGAGCACGACGAGCTGTCCCGGTTGCAGGCCTTGGGTGGCTCGGTCGACGGTGGGGAACCCGGTGGGGATCCCGCGCAGGCCCTCGATGCTCTCGCGGTAGGCGCGATACTGCCCCAGGCGCTCGTCGCCGCTCTTGAGCAGTTCCAGCATCGCCGCGCGACGGCTCGGGCGCATCAAGGAGCGCAGGGTGGTGGCGAGTACGCCCTCGCTGGCGTCCAGGTCCCCGGCCTCCAGCGCCTCGACCGCGCGCACCACGCCCACAGCGAGCACCTCGCGGTTGCGCTGCTCGACCAGGCGGTCGAGGTAGACGGCGATCGGCTCGGGCGGGGTGTCGAAGGTGTAGCCGGGGAACTGGGCCGCGAGGGTCTCGGCGCTCGGGACGCGGCCGTAGCGCGTCTGGTGGCCGAGGATCGCCTTGTACACCTTGGCGTGCACGGGGGTGGGGAAGTATTCGGCGGTGATCTGGGCGTCGGTCAGGGCGTGGGTCGAGCCCTCGGCCACGACCGCGCACAGGACCCTGTGTTCGATGTCCATCTAGAGCCGTCCGATCTGGTCCGCGCGGTCGGGGGGAAGATGCTGGCCGCGCTGCCCGAATGTCAATAGGTTGGCCCGGTCGGGGAAGTAGACCCGCTGCACGTCCGGGCGCCGCGCCAGCTCGCGGGCGACACCGGCGGGGGTGCGGCTCAGGACCGGGGCGTAGATGTTCTGCTCGTAGCCGAGCGTCTCGGCCAGCTCCAGGGCGAAGCCGTCCCCGAGGAAGGTGAGCACTTCCAGGTGCCAGTGGTCGCGCACCATCGTGCGGTAGATCGCGGCGGCGGCCAGCTCGTTGACCGAGAAGTCCGCGGGGGACAGCGCCCTGGGGGGCGTACGGCGGCGCCAGGGGCCCTTGCGCGGTGCGCTTGGGGTCTCGGGCCGCCGCAGCCCCACCAGGCCCTCGTAGACCACCCAGAGCCGCTGCGGGGGGTCGTCTGAGATGTCGCCGTGCTGCATCAGGACCGGTGCCGCGGGATGGTGACCGGCAGCTGTGTGAAGCCGCGCAGGAACTCGACCAGGTGCTCGGGGTAGGCAGCGATCATCTGGGGCAGCCCCACGCCGGTGACGGCGATGGTGACCAGGCCGCGGCGGCGGCGGGAGGCAAGGACGCGGTACAGCTCGTCGTAGGACGCACCGGAGGCGGTGATGCGCTCGCGCCCGATGTCGTCGATCACGATCAGCGAGTCGTGCATGACGCGATCCATGGAGGCGTCCAGGCTCTCCAGGTCGTCCTCGTGCTCGATGCCCCGGCCCTCGCGCCAGGCGTGACGCTCGTTGAAGAAATGGATGTAGTCCGGCCAGGGCACGTAGAGCACGGTGATCCCGTCGTACCGGCGCCCCAGCACGATCTCGGTCAGCACCGTGCAGGCGATCTCAGTCTTGCCGATCTTCGGAGGCCCGCTCACGAACAGGCCGACCCCGATCAGGCTGCGATCGTCGGGGAACTCGGATAGGGGCGTGCGCTCGGGCACGTAGCGCACTGCGAACGTCTCGATGAAGTCCCGGGCGATCTGGAGCGTGGCCTCAGGATGGGCGAGGTCCTCCAGGACGCGGCCCCAGGTGCCCACGGGGAATCGGGCGGCGTTCCACACGGAGGCGGGCGGCATTGTCTCGGTCACGGGGTTCCAATCAGGATACGAATTCATAGGTGGTCGGGGTCGAGGTCCGCTCCGGCCAGCGCACGTAGGCGTCGGGGTCGTCGCGGTACAGGGCGCGCTGCTCGGCCTCGCGGATCTTGGACAGCAGCAGGTGGCGCTGGAAGAGGAAGTGCCTCCAGGGGGCCACGCTCGGATTGCGCAGGCCTCCGGCCTCGGCGTACAGGTTCGTCATCGCGCGGATCTGCGCGGGGGTGACGCCCTCGTCGAGCAGCACCCGGAACAAGCGTGCCAATGCCTTGACATTGGTGTCGAGGGCTCCGGCGATCCGGGCCTCCTGCATCCGCGCGCGCCACGCCAGGGCCAGGCCCATCGGGCTGTCGGCCGAGGGCGAGCGCCGCGGGCCGTGGGAGCCCCAGCTCTCCCGCGAGGCCCCGGCGCTCGCGCTCGCCGGGTGCGTCTGCCACAGATCCAGAGCCTTCGCCGGATCCAGGGCGTCCTCCCGGTCCCTGGCCGCCTTCGCCTCCCGGCGTACCGCCGCGCGCCGCGGCGGTGAAGGAAGACACGAAGTGTCTTTCTTCTCTGGCTCTGGTTCTATTGGCTCTCGTTCATTGAGGGCCCCCATCCGTGATGGGTCGGTGTCCCGCACCGGTGATGGGTCGCTTGCAGGGTTCTGCGATGGTGCGGGCTTCCCGATGCCGAGGAGATATTCGACGCCGTGGATGACGCCGCGGCGCTTGACGGTGATCCACCCGGTCTCGCGAAGCTCGCGCACCGCCCGCTCGATCGTGGGTACCGAGCACTTGAGATCGGCGGCGAGCGTGGCCTGGCGCGGCCAGCACCGCCGCGCGTCGCCCGCGTAGCGCAGCAGCATCCCGTAGACCGTGATCGCCCGCGGAGACAGACCGCTTCGCAGCAGCTCTTCGGGCAACGGTGCCCAGTACCCCTCGTTCATCAGTACCCCGTCATCCATGTGGACTTGGTCATCAGCTCGTTTAGGAACAGCACCGCGTCCGTCCTGTCCAGGCCGAGCAGTTCGGCCATCTCCCCGGCTTCGGGACGCCGCTCAAGCACGAACCACAGCGCCGCGATCAGCCGTGCTCCGGTGCTGAGCGAGGTATCGAGGATGATCTTGGCTGGCATGCAGAAGATGCGCTGGTCGACCAAGACGCGGATCGGCTCGTCGGCCTCGGTGGCGGGCACGGCCTAGTCCACCGGGACTTCGCGGGTCTGCACGTTCTTGCGCGGGCGCCCGCGGCCCTTGGGGCGCCACTGCCCGGCCTCCTCGTCGAACCACTCGGTGCGGGTGCGCTGCGCCATCTGCACCGCGACCGTCACCGACGGCTCGGCCTGCTCGGGGATCTCCTGCGGCTGGGGCACCGCGTCCGCGATCGCCTCCAGCTCCTGCGCCGCGTCCGTCGGGGCCACCCCGAGCAGGTGCTGGAGGATCACGTGCAGGCGCAGCAGCTCGTCGGTGACCGGGCTGCCCGGACCGTCGGTGACCCCGGTGTAGTCCATCCGCGTGACCAGGTCGGTGGCGATGTGGTACTCAAGCAGCTTGTCCAGGGTGGAGAACACGTTCGCGACCGGATCGCCCTCCAGCTCCCGGCCCAGGTCCAGCTGCGTGGTGCGGGTGATCGCGTGGGTGATGGTCACCGGGCCGTCCCCCGCGCCCGCCATGACCGCGTCGCGCAGCTTGGCGCCGAACGGGCGGCGCGCCAGGACCTCCGGGTCGACCTTCAGGGCGCCGCGCGAGGCCAGCGCCCCGCGGATGCGCTCGTCGTCCAGCTCGATCTCCGCAAGCTGCGGCTCGGGCAGCTCCTGCTGCCCGAACACCTGCGGCGCCGGGGGCTCGATCGGGGCCAGCCCGTAGGACAGGTTCAGCACCGTGCGCACCCCGCGCTCGAATGCGGATTCGATCAGCGCCCGGGTCTCCTCGTCCGGGTCGGTGTCCTCGTGCAGCACCAGCAGCACGACCTCGTCCGCCGGGTCCGCCTCGGCCAGCAGCTCGGCGATGCGCCCGTAGACGTCGGACGCGGCCTCCAGGTTGTCCGTCTCGCCCTTGGCGCCCTTCACGTCCCGGCGCGTGGGCGGGTTGGTCACCGAGATCACACCGGTGAAGTCCAGGTTCGCCAGGGCCGACCACTGGTGCACCATCGCGACGCCGGGGGTGAAGTGCTCGTCGGTCAGCGGCAGGATCAGCCGGATCTCGTCGTACTTGACGCCCTCGCCGGTGTAGTAGCCCTCCTCGTCCTTGGCGCCGAAGCCCAGCCAGTCGTTGAGCAGCTCGTAGATGTTGTCCCGGTTCGCGGGCCCGTTCCCGGCCACCGCAAAGGTCAATGTCCCCATGAAAGTTCCCTTATGTCCATCCGCCGCGAGTGCGCCGGGAGCCCCCATACAAGCCGCCCGCACCGCATCCGGGTAGTCCCTACCCGACCCCTGATTGTTAGCACTTGCGACGCTCTGACCTGCGGGAACGTGCAAACGGGTGAATCTTTCCGGCCTACGGCTTGACAGGGGCCGCAACGCCGGTGTCTTCGAGCCCTGCGATCCCCTTCTCGGCGATCGGGACGACGTCGTGGACGAACACGGACTCCAGCTTGGCCAGCGCGCCGGTCGGCTTCCAGGTGCCCGCGGCCACCGCGGCGCCACTGATGAACGCGAGGGCGGCGTTGGCCGCAAGGTCGCGGTAGCTCACCCCGGCGGGGTTCTCCAGCGCGGAGCCGACGCCGGTCGCCGCGGAGAACAGGGCGAGCAGCAGCGCCTTGACGCCCTCGGGCCAGGAGCCCTTGGAGACGGCGGCCACCAGCAGCGGCAGCACGCTGCCGACCAGCAGGGACAGAAGCGACAAGCGATCCATGTGCGGTCTCCGAAGATCACTGCCACGAGCTATTTACGTATCGGGTTGTGCATACATGATCTGGTACGGAACCCCGAGGGGGACCGCCTGGCTTACAAGGCCGTTTAGACGGTATTGCAGGGCGCGGAAGTCGCGGTAGTAGTGCGAGCGCGAGCGGTACGCGGCGGCTTCCCACAGGTAGTCCGGTGAGGGTTCGGCGGCGTCGAAGTAGGGGTTGAGCAGAGGCGAGCGCTCGATCATCGCGTCGTCGACCCACCAGGTCACGTTCGCCGCATGCGCGTCCCAGTCGGCCTGCGCGACATAGATCCAGACCCCCACGTCCCCGGACGCCGACAGCGGCACGGTGAAGGTGACCCACAGCCGGTACCAGCCGCCCTCGATCACGGTCGTGGTGGCGGTGGAGTTTCCCAACACGATGTCGGCGCTGTTGCCGCCGATCGCGGCGTACAGGTTGATCGCCGGGCTGCCCGCCTGGGGCAGGATGTACACGCTCATGGTGTAGGTCGCGCCGGGCCGCAGCTGCGCGGTGCCGGAGGTGGGCTGCCCCAGGGTGCCGGTGCCGGGCGCCAGGGAGCCGCCGCTGTAGTGCGCGTCGATCTTCGCGGCGCCCACGTGGGTGCGCCCGACCCCGGCGTCCACGCCATAGGTGGTCCCGGCCCCGCCGCCCTGCTGGTACCAGCCGTAGGTGTCCACGTCGAAGCTGGGATTGAGGACCTCGTTGACGCGGTTGGCGGCGACGGTGACGATCTGCTCGCGCGCCGGTTGGAACGCGCTGGGCGCGATGCGTGCGGCGATGTTGTTGCAGGTGATGCGGTGCACGTCGACATACGCGATCTCGCCGTCGCCGATCGCGGCGGGGGTGATGTGCGGTACGACCGCGACGTACGCGGTGCCGGAGGGGGCGGTGGCGGTGGCGGTGGACTGCTGGTAGACGTAGCCGCCGGGGTGGGTGGCGTACGCGGTGTAGCTCCAGGTGCCGATGATGTTGAAGCTGGAGTCGTAGAAGTGGATCCCGGCGGTCCACTGCGCGTTGGCGCGCGGCAGGGCGACGTACACGGACCCGGTGATCTCCTGGCCCGGCGCGCAGGTCGCCATCGCCGCCTGGTTCGGCTTCATCGAGTACTGCGGCAGTCCGCCGTTGTTGGTCAGCTTTCCGCACCAGGCGCCGGTCAGCGGGCGGTCCTGGCTGCGGTCGACCGTCGCGTCGAAGATCGTCATGCCGGAGAAGACCGCGTCGCGCGAGTACACCAGCTTGGTGCGGTAGTCCGCGGCGTCGGCGGACAGCAGGTTGCCGAGGTTGATGCTCTCGACCTGCGCGGCGGTGATCGCGGCGGCGGTCGGCGCGGTCCAGGTGGCGCGGATCGCGGCGTTCACGGCCCCGTTCCACAAGGTCCCCAGGGCGGTGGTGTAGGTGATCGGGGCGGTCGCGGCGGCGTAGGCGCGCGAGTTGGGGGCGCCGGTGCCCAGCGCGAGCAGGCAGCTGACGGCGGGGTCGACCGCGGTCGCGTCCCAGATCCCGAAGTCGTTGATCGCGCCGACCGGCAGCACGATCGTGTCGGCGGCGGACCCGGAGGACTGGCTCAGCCCCCGCGCGGACAGCGCGCCGGGCACGCGCAGCAGGGGGGTGGCGGCGTTGCCGGTGCTGTGCGAGGCGCCGGAGGCGGTGTCCGCGATCGTGGGCATGTCAGAACACCTGGTCGTAAATGCCGTGGCGCACGGCGGTGGAGTTGAACGAGTCGCTAACGGTGGTCACCAGCGTCGGCGCACCCGAGGAGCCGGGGTAGGCGTATACGCGGATGGTCGAGCCGACCGCCTGCACGTAATAGCGGCTGCCGGTCGGCAGCCGGGTGTAGGTGGCCGCGGTGGACAGGACCCCGGCGGTCATCTTCTGCACCTTGGAGCGTGAGCACATCCAGTAATTGCTGGCATCCGAGAGCCGGAACAGGATGCCGTTGTCCTCGACCGAGGGGTTGGTCACGTCCGACTGGGCGGTCTGCCCGACGCAGCAGTCCGCGCGGGTGTCGGCGACGTAGAGGAGTTTGATTTTCTGGGCGCCGGACCAGGAGGGGTTCTTCACCAGCACCCCGCCGGTGATCTGCCAGTACCCGACCGGGTTCGCCGTCCAGGTAAGTCCGAGGGTGTTGCCGCTGCTCGCGTTCATCTCCGGGATCGGCGCGGCCAGGCGCTGATAGCAGGGCAGTGCGACCACCGCGCCGCCGGGGGTCATCCCGCCGGGCACCGCGATCAGGCTGCCGCCCGCGTCGTACCATTCGATGCCCGCGTACACGGTGGCGGCGTACGGGCTTCCGGCGACGTAGAAGCTGGCCAGCTGCCCGGTGAACCCCGCGCCGGTGGAGAACTCCCACGCGCTGTTGCTGTCCGGGGTCGGCGGCGGTGCGGCGCCCTGGGATCCGGCGGGGGCGATGAACTGGTTGGGGCCGTAGTTCACCACCGCGCCGGGCGCGAACACCGTGGAGGCGTCCCACGCCGGGATGTAGGGCAGCGGGATGGCGCTGGCCGCGACCAGCCCCTTGTCCGGGCTCGTATACGCACTGAACGCCCAGGTGCCCGGCGCGGGCGGGGAGACGTTGGTGTTGGCGAGCAGCGCCTGGTACTGGCGGGTGTCCGTACCGGTCACGATCGCCCCCGCGGAGTATGCGGTGGCCGAGCTCCAGGAGGTGATCAGCGGGTATTCGGCGCTGGAGAGGGCCGCGACGCCGCTGGTGGTGGGGGTGGCGATCAGCCAGATCTGGTTCGCGATCGGAACGGTGGTCATGCTCAGGCCCCCAGGTATCCGGTGGCCAGGGTGGTGCTGACGCCGACCGCGCTCCAGGTGCCCATGCCGCCGGTGACCGGGTTGAGGTAGGTGACCGAGTCGGTGTACGCCTGGGAGGAGGACCACTGCGCCGCGGACGTGCTCGCGCCGGTGGGCGGGTTGCCGGGCGCGTAGATCAAGGGGTTCTCGTTGAAGGTGATGGTGGAGAACAGCAGGTCGTACGCGGAGGCGGAGGCGTTCTTGGAGGCGACGCTCAGGGTCAGGGTGTGCGCGCCCGCGATCAGCGCCACCGGCGTGGTGCCCAGGGTGACCGAGCCGTTGGACGCCTTGTACAGGTCGTAGGACGCCTGGTAGGTGGTGGGCTGGGTCTGTCCGCGCAGCAGGTTGAGCTTGCCCACCTGCACCGCGGCGCCGTCGATCGCGGCGGTCAAGATGCCGCTGTCCGCGCCGGTGCCCAGCACCAGGACCGCGGTGACCGAGCCGTTGCCCAGGACCGTGAACGGGACGCTGACCACGGTGGTGGGCCCCGCGGCGTTGGTCTCCTTCACATACGAGACGCTGGACACCGTCACCACGCTCAGGGCGTTGGGTGCGCCGGTCACCGCGTCGGCGACGTAGTTGCCGGTGTTGACGGTGCTCACGGAGGACACGCAGGTGTAGCGCACGCCCAGGTAGATCACTTCGTCGCCGGGTTTGTACGCCCCGGCGGGGTTCCACGGTGTGGGCGGCGGGGAGTAGAACGCGGACTGGTCCTGGGTGAGCACCTCGTTCACCCCGGTCGCCACCGTGGCCTTGAGGCCCGTGGCGGCGTGCACGCTGTCGGCCAGGCCCGCGGCGGTGCCCTTCTCCTGGTTCAGGCGGGCGGCGCGCTGGGTGCGCAGGCGCTGGTAGCGCGCGGAGGACGCGAGCTCGGGGTTGATGCCCAGGCCCTGGCCCAGCTCGTAGAGCCGGTCCTGGCGGGTGGTGAGGATCGCGTCGACTTCGAGCAGGTCGTCGAGCTCGGTGTGCATCTGCGCGAAACCGAATCCGAGGATGGACAGAAAAGCGGTCAGATCCGCGTTGGGGTCGGAGACGTCGGTGCTGGTGCCCGGCAGAGCCTTGTAGGGCGCGGGCACCAGGGATTCGAGCAGCGCGGTGTAGCCGTAGTCGCGCACACTGAGGCACGCGACGGATCCGGCGGCGCGGTAGAGGGTGGTCTCGAAGCTGACGGACCACACGGTGGAATCCGTGCCGGGGGTCACGTTCAGGGTGTAGGGCACCAGGCAGGACCACACCGATCCGCCGTGCGCGACCCGGTCCCCGGTGCCGTAGGTCAGCGCCGCCGACCACGCCGGGAAGGGTGTGGCGAGGAAGAACGTGTAGTACCAGTAGCCGGGCGGCAAGTCGGTGTCGGCGTAGTCGCTGCGCAGCGTGCTGACGGGGAAGCTGGCCAGCTGTACGCCGTCGGTGATCGCGACGGGGTAGCCGTAGCCGGAGCGCACGAGGGTGAGCTGTGTCCAGTCGGCCAGGGGCGGGGTGTCCCAGGACAGGGTGATGCGCCCGTAGTCGCTCTGGACGGCGGTCAGGTTGGTGACGTGGTAGTCCAGGTCCTGGGGCGCGCCGTAGAGGGTCTTGCCGTAGACGTCGATGCCGTAGGTGGCCACGTCAGATCCCCGGCACCGGGCGCACGTAGGTGGCCGTGAGCGTCGCGACGCCGCTGCACGTGCCGTTGTACTGCCCGATCTGCACCGTGAGGACGTCGCCCTGGTGCAGCGGCCCGTCGTAGGACACGGTGGGCAGGTGGGTGGCCAGGTACACCGGCTGATACGGGATGTGCGAGGCGTGCTGCTTGACCAGGGAGCCGTTGACGTGGAAGCGCACGATGACGTCCTGGAACGCGATCGGCACCGGCAGCAGCGCGGAGGCGTTCAGGACGTTCTGCGCGGAGGACAGGGCGACCTCGTCGACCGCCGCGGAGAAGCCGACGTCGATGTGGTACCAGCCGCCGAGCACGCTGGTGATGTGCGAGCCGCCGGACCACATCCGGAACGGGTCCTGCACCGGGACGCTGGTCCAGTTGATCAGCCCGAAGTTCGCCGGGCCGGGCAGCGTGAGCCGGTTGGGGGTCACCCCGCCCTGGCTCAGGCTCAAGACCGGGGTGTTCCAGCCGTTCGCGGACGCGGTGACCAGGTTGCTGATCTGGGTCTGAAGGCTGAGCAGGGTGGTGTCGTGGTGGTCCAGGCGCGCGCCGACGTTGGCGTAGACCACCGCGGAGGAGCCGACGGGGGCGTAGATGTGGGGGTTGACGCCCAGGGTCTGCTGGGTGGCGCCCAGCTCGTCCTGGAGGGCGTTGACGTCGTTGGCGTCGACCGTGGTGATCTGGTCGCGTTTGGTGGAGTAGGTGCGCACCGCGCCCGGGTAGACCGCCATTACACGCCTCCCGTGGCGTTGATCGTGAAGGTTCCGGCGGCCGGGCACTCCCAGGCGCGGAAGAACGCGTCGAAGGTCCCGGTCTGGGGCAGGTCGCTGCGCGCGAACACGGGGATGTTGACCAGCGACACCCCGGGTACGGCGTCGACCGCGGCGTAGATCGCGGACAGCGGCACCAGCTCGCCGAAGTCGACCGCGTCCGGCGCGAACACCGCCTGGAGCGCGGCCGTCACCGCGCCGAGGGTGGCGGCGCGGTTGTAGGAGGGCTGCACGTAGAGCTGCACCGGGGACGCCGAGGTGCCGATGTTGACGCTCACCACCGTGCCCGCCTGCACGCTCACGCTCATCCCGGCCACCACCAGGGGCGCGAGGGTGTTCTGGACCTGGGTGATCAGGGCGGTGGTGGGGGCCGAGCGCTGGGCGGCCAGGATGTACACGGTCACCGCGCCGGTGCCGGAGCTGATCGCGGAGGCCTTGGACACGGCGGACAGCGAGAGTGCGGCGTCGGCGTAGTCGGCGAGGGTGACGCAGCGTTTCTGGGTGCGCCACGCGCGCGGGGCGTTGATGCGGATCGAGTCAAGGGACTCGGCGTCGGCGCCGCCGAGGGTCTGGCTGGAGGACTGCACGGTGACCCCGGTGACCGCGTGCGCCAGGTCGGTGATGGAGCCCGCGGCCAGGTTGCCGTAGGCGCCGCCGCCGACGCGGTAGGACGCGGAGATAACGACCCCGCTCGGCGGGACCATCCCGTTGACGCCGTCGCCGAAGACGATGGTGGACGCGCCGGTGGCGTCGGTGGCCACGCTGTAGACGGTGTCGGTGGGGCCCGCGTCCAGCAGGCTGTCGGTCGCGCTCCACACCGCGGGGCCGCCGGGCAGCTGCACGATCACGACCAGGGTCGGGGGCAATAGCGGCGCGGTCGGCAGCGCGAAGGACTGCCCGGCCACCCCCGTGCTGGTGCCCAGGTCCAGCACCTGGTAGGTGGTCGCGGACGCGACGCCGATCGAGACGGTCAGGGCGTAGTGGCCCTGGTCCTTGCCCTGGGTGACGTTCGCGGTGACGCTGCCCCCGGCGGCCGGGACGGTGGTGTCGGCGTCCAGCTCGAAGGTGATGTTCCCGTCCACGCTGGCCTGGTAGCCGGTGATCAGCTGGGTGGCGGCGGGCAGCAGGATGGAGCCGGTCGTGCCGGGGTCCGAGACCAGGGTGACCGTGCCCGTCGCGGGCAGGGCTGGCGAGGGGGTGTATCCGATCAGGGCGGCCAAGTTCAGCACGCTGGCGCGCTGGGTGGCGGTAGCCAGGAAGGCCTCGTTGGCGATGCGGTCCTGGTAGTAGGACAGGATGTCGCCCACGTAGCTGATCATGTCCGTGAACAGGACGCCGAAGTCCCCGGTGTCCCGCGACGTCCACTGGGGCATCGCAAGGTCCGCATACGCGAAGAGCGACTGCTGGAACCCGGTGAAGTCCTTGCTGATGTAGTCGACGACGTTCGGCAGCGGCGTGCCCACGCGGCGGAGCCTCCCGTCCCAAAATGCGGTTACGAGCAGGCTCCGAATGGTGTGGTGCTTACATCAGTCTAGAAGGTGCTCAGGGCTGCGTGGTGCTGGCGTAGTCGGTCACGGTGCCCCCGACGCCGACGCGCACGGTGGTGTGCGCGCTGGGCCGGGCCAGGGCGTCGTCCTTGCGCGCGGCGTCCGCGATCACGCCCGCGATGCCCGTGCCGGTGGCGTCCATGACCGGGGTGATGCTTTTGAGCACGGCGGTCGGCTCGTACACGGTCATCGCCTGCTGTACGTCGTGCCCGATCTCCGTGACCGCCATGGGGTCGCGGAAGGTGAACAGCAGGTGCGCGGTCGCCACCCCGAAGCCGACGGCGGCCACGCGCTGGCCGGGCTGGGTGGAGGCCAGGGCGGTGACCCGGTCGCGCAGCTGCGCGGTGGCCGAGGGCTGGACGCCGACCGCGCCGCTCTGGTCGATCGCGAACGGCAGCGACACGGCGACGGGCTGGGCCATGACAGCCTCCTCACAAAGTCGAGTAACTGAGTGTATTGAGGAACAGTTGCGCGGTGCCGGTGTAGGACACCGCGCCGCCGACCCAGGTCAGGTTTCCCGAGGTGTCGGCCAGCAGCGTGTCCAGCACCGGCGTGGGGGTCAGCAGCACCACCCCGGCGTACGCGGGCACCGCGGGCACGGGCAGGGCGCCGGTGAGTACGGCGGTGCTGGCGCCGAACACGACGCTGCTGGTGGCCAGCGCCCCGCGCCACTGCACCTGCCCGCCGGGCCCGAGCCGGTACTGAGCGGTGCCCGCGCTCCACCCGGCCGCGAGCCACGCGGCGGCGGGGGCGGCCCAGGGGCTGTAGACGGGCCCCGCATGGTAGACGGGCTTTGAGGCGTCGCCGACGTCCAGGGAGACCCACACGGTGGATCCGGGGATGGGGGCGGGGCCGTGGGTGCGCACGGTGGGCGCGGCCCACGCGGACACGGCGCCCCCGGCGACCTGCGGGATCAGGACTTTGATGCGGCCCTGGCCGAGCGGGTCGGTGGTGGCCGCGACGTGCGCCTCGTAGATCTCGCCGCTCATGCGCCGCTGCCGTAGAACGCCGCCCGCCACGCCGAGCCGCTGAGCACCATCGCGCCGGGCGCCGGGGCCACCGGGCGCGGGCTGGTCAGGTTCAGGGCGCCCTCCTGGTCGCGGCCGAGCTCAAGGTCGATGTGGTAGGTGTTGTGGGCTTTGAGCAGCGGGTCGAGGGTGATGCGGTGGGTGGCCTGGCAGATGCGCCACAGGCCCTGGTCGGCGCCGGGCAGCGCGCGCCCGGCCAGGCGCACGGTGCGTCCCGGGCGCAGGCGGGTGTCGCCGTCGCAGCTCGCGCAGGCGCTGACCCAGTAGCGCTGGGTGGACATCGCCGCGTTGGCGATGTCCTGGGCCTCGGCGTAGGAGGAGGCCACGGAGCCCTTGACCACCCGGGCGAACGCGGGCGGCGCGCTGGCGCCGGGTGAGGTGCGCGTCGGGATGGCGGAGGCGGTGGCCAGCTGCCCCGAGGAGCTGCGCAGGGTGTTGGCGCTGTACGAGGTCAGATACGAGCCGCTCGGGTCGGTCTCGCCCACGGTGGACTCGAACGCGCTCAGGGTGTCCCACACCCCGGGCTGCATGTCGCGGCGCAGCACCGGCGCGGAGAAACCCGCGGGGTCGATCGAGACGGCCGGGTCGACGAAGTACACCAGGGAGTTGTCCACCCAGCACTGGAAGCCCACCTGGGCGGCGAGGTCCTGGAGGAAGGAGAAGTCCGAGACGGCGGCCTGGGTCTTGGCCGGGAAGATGCGGGGGCTGGGGGTGACGTAGGCGGCCAGCTGGTTCGCGGCGGCGATCTGGCGCGCGATCGCGGAGCCGGTGGTGTTCAGGAAGGAGCGGCTCACCGCGTTCTGCATCGGCATCGAGGACCCGGTCAGGGTGTACTGCACCGGCAGGGTCACCATCCCGGCGATGCGCGAGACGCCCTGGGTGCTCAGTTTCCGATGGCTCGCGACATACCCGTAGAAGTCGTAGGAGTCCGCGGGCGAGGAGGCGTAGGTGAAGTGCACCGGGGTGCGGTCCGCGATGATCATCGAGGAGGGTACTGACTGCTCCAGCGCCTGGCGGTCCGCGGTGACCGGGGTCAGGACCGTGAGCTGCGCGATCGCGTGCTCGCCGACCGCGAGGCGGATCTGGGCGGCGACCGGCAGCCGGTGCGAGTCCAGCGCGGGGCTGCGCACGGTGAGGGCCGGGGCGAACGCGGGGGCGGGCAGGATGCTAGGCATCGGGGATCCTGATCACGGTGCCCTGCGGGACGCTGAGCCAGTTCGCGATCTGGGGGTTGGCGTCCGCGAACACCCACCACAGCGCCTCCGCGCCGTAGAAGCGCTTGGCGACCAGGTCGACGCGGTCGTGCGCACCCCAGGTGTAGTACTGCACCGTGTAGGTCACGCCCTGCGGGGTCAGCGGCAGGATCGTGGGACGGGTGGTGCCCGCGGCGTCGGTGAGCGGGACGACGGTGTTGCGCGTGTAGCGCGAGGAGGAGGAGATCATGCCGGGCTCGCCTGGGGCAGCAGGGTGAAGGACAGCGCCACGGCGCAGCGCATCGGCGTCATATTGGCCGAGAAATGAGTGTATTGAACATCGATACCTGATATGTAGCCGTAATAGGACAGGGAGTTCTGCGCGTACGCCGCGCCGAAATGGACCCACGCCGGGACCTGCTGCATGGGCCCGGTGACGTTGCTCTTCTGCGGATTGTTGTTGGCGTCGGTCCAGCTCACGCTCGCAACCTGCGTGGTGATCCCGGAAATCCTTTTCAGCGCGTTGACGTCGGCCAGGACGCCGATCTGGCGCGGGTCCTCCGCGGCGAACCGCCCGCCCGGCAGCGGGAACTGGTCAGGATAACTGTTCGGCAGGTTGGGGCCCTGCGGGATGCCCGTGTTGACTTCGAACGTGCGGTCGAACAGCAGGCTGAAGCTGAGGGTGGAGGCCAGCCCGATCAGGTAGACCCCGTTGTCCAGGGGGCTGCGGTTGTACTGCGGCAGGGTCAGGTTGGTGGCCGAGGAGTCGATCGTGTACGTGGTCTCCACCATCGACGGGTTGTATAAGAAAGCACATGCATATACGGGCGCGTTGTCTCCCGAGTAGTAGCTCTTGTCCTGTTTGATGTAGCCGCGCTGGAGGTTGTTGATCTCCTGCGGGAACAGGGTGCCCTTGGGCTGGACCGCGGTGGTGCCGATCAGCGGCAGCTGCAAGATCCTCGGGTCGAACGCCGCTTGCGGCCAGGCGTCCTCGATCACGCTGTCACCTCGCTCACAGTCCCACCGCCATCTGCTTGATCCGCGGGTCGTTCGCGATCGCGGTGACGAACTGGTTCGCGGCGGCATTCGCGGCCTGTGCGGTGGCGTTCGGGATGGTGACCTGCACGCTGCCGGGCGCGAACTGCAACACGACCCCGCCCGCTGATTTCCCGCCGCCGGTGCCGGGGGAGTAGAGGCTGTTTTTCAGCAGCTCGTCGCGAATCGTGCTGGCGGGGTCGGCGGGCACCACCATCTCGCCCTTGTGCAGTGCGGCGGTCTGGTCTTCCGGTACTGACCAGGCCCCGCTCTTGTATCCGACATAGCCGCGCCCCGCGTTGACGGCGACCACCCCGGGCACTTTGTCCAGGCTGCCGTAGCGGGCGATGGCGTATTTGGCGCCCGCGATGATGTTGTCGACCGGGTTCCAAATATCCGTATGTCCGGCCATGGCGTAGCTCTTGAACGTCGAGGGGATCGTCTGCATGATCCCCTCGCTCGGGTGCCCCGCCATGGCGTTGCTGTCCGTCAAGTTGATGGACCAGGGGTCGCCGCCGCTCTCGTGCTGGGCGATGATGTTGATGTCGCTCGCGTCCGAGGTCGGCAGCCCGGCGATCGCGAGGGCGGTGTTGATCCAGGAGGCCAGGGTGCCCGGCGGTTTGGCGCCGGTGGGGACGGCGTAGCTGTGCCCGAACTTGTCGGTCACCTTCCCGTTCACGGCGCCGGGTCCGAGGTTCGCGCCGGATTGCGGGTCGACGTTGTTCGTGCCCGCGGAGTTGTTCTGGGTCTTGGTCGGCGGCGCGTACTTACCCGACAGGGCGGTCGAGAGGGCGTCGACCTCGTTGATCGAGCCGTTGGGGCCGACCAGCTGTGGGGCCGCGGTGCCGGTGGCGCCGTTGCCGCCGGTGGCCGCCGCGTTCTGCCCGGCGCTGTCGCCGCCCCCGCCCACCACCCGCCGCATGGTGGGGAACTCCTTGGGCGAATAGGCGCGCCGGTTGACGTTCACCCCCGAGTGTGGGGCTTCGACCAGCATCCCGCCCCCGACGCACATGGCGACATGGCCGGGTTCCGGGAACATCAGGTCGCCGGGTGCCTCGGCGCCGGGGGTGACCGGGGAGCCGATGGTCATCTGCGCCTGGCTGGTGCGCGGGATCGAGACCCCGCCGCTCTTGTACGCCGCCTGCGTCAGGCCCGAGCAGTCATAAGCGTCCGGCCCTGTGGCGCCCCACTGATACGGCTTGCCGACCTGCGCGAGGACGAAGGACACGGCGGCGCGCGCGGCACCGGCGCCCGCGGTGGATGCGCCCTTGGCCGGGGTCACCCCGCTGGGGGCGCCGCCGACGGGCGTGCTGGTCGACGCGCCGGAACCCAGCCCGTAGGTGGTGATGCCCGGGTTCAGTCCGTTGCTGGTGTTCAGGGGGTTGGTCTGGGCGGTACTGAACGCCTGGGGGTTGGTCGGGGTGTTGACACGGTCCTTGTGCCAGTCCCACAGCGACTGGGCCAGGCCGACCGTGCCACCGATGACGCCGCCGACCACGGTGCCTTCGGGTCCGAACATCGACCCGATCAGCGCCCCGGACCCGGCCATGCCCGCGATGTTGACCCCGGTGCGCGCCAGTTCGCGGCCGTTGCTTGCGCCCGGCCCGGCGTGGGAGATGCCCTGCGCGAGCTGCCCGGTGGCGTATGCACCGCCGAGTCCGGCCCCGATGACGCCGAGCGCGCCGAGCCCGGCCGCGCCCTCGGACAGGCCCATCATCCCGAAGCGGCTGGCGAAGGTGTCGCCCATGCCCTGGAACAAACCCCCGGCGCCGAGCCGTCCCAGGCCCCCGCGCAGGAACCCTGCCCCGCCGCGCCACGCCGCTCCTCCGAGCGCCAGGCCGCCGAGCTGGGTGGCCGTGCCCGCGACCCCGCCGAGGATGCCCCCCACGCCCCCGCCGCCACCGCCCAGGCGCCCGGCGGTGTAACCGCCCGACAGGGCTCCTAGGCCGTTGGTGAACCCGGGGAACGTGGACGCGAAACCCCCCGCGGTGGCCAAACCGGAACCCACGCCGGTGTCGTTCAGGATCGTGCTCAGGGCCTGGTTGAAGGAGTTCAGGAGGTTGACCGAGTCCTGGAGCGAGGAGTTGAAGTCACCGTACTGATCAGCGGTGCGCCCGGCCTTGGTCGCCTGGAGGTTCTTGATGTCCTGCACGGTGGTGGCGCCCATGCCGTACTGCGAGAGCTGCGACATCGCGCCCTTGTCGCCGCGCGACGCCTTGGTCATCAGGTCGTTGAGCTGCCCGGGGGTGGCGCCCTTGCCGATCGCGGTGTTGTACTGCTGCAAATAGCCGGTCAGCATCTGGGTCGTGCCCGGCGCCCACCCCGCCTGCGCCCCCAGGTAGCTCAGGTTGGCGTTGAGCGACCCGCCGGGGCCCAGGGCGGCGGCCAGGGTGCCGGGGGACACCGACTTCTGGCCGCGGAAGGTGCGCGAGAAGACGTTCTGCGCCAGGGCGAGGGGGTCGGCCTGCACGCCGCCCGCGCCGATCGGCTGCTGGTAGCCCAGTTGCAGCGCGGCCATGTTCGAGCGCGGCGAGTAGATCGACGCGAGGGAGGTGGCGACCTGCGTCTGCGACATGTAGGGGTTGGCGTAACCCATCTTGTACATGCCGGACTGCGCGGTGAACCACGCCTTGTTCGCGGTGCCGTCGGTGTTCTGCATCGTCGCGCCCGAGTAGTAGTTCAGGATCGACGCGGCGCTCGCGGCGTCGCCGATGCTGGACGCGGTGACGTTGAGGTTCGTGCCCGAGGTGCCGTAGATCGCGGACACCGCGCGCTGGGCGGTTGCGGCGTAGCCCCCGGGGCCGATCCCGGAGTTGAGGACCCCCTGGTAGGCGGCGCGGTCCATGGTCAGGATGTTGGGCGTGGTGCGCTGGGCGTACCCGGTCAGCATGTGGAAGCCGCCGGTGACCGCCATGCCCGCGGCCATGCCGCGCATCGACGGCCCGCCGTCGCCCCCGCCGTTGCCGCCCCCGGGCTGTCCGCCGCCCAGGCGGTAGCCGATGTTCTCGAAGACGTTGCCCATGGTGCGCATGGGCTGCCCGCTGGGGGCGCGCGGCGCATAGCCCCCGCCGGTCGCGCCGGAGGACGGGTTGGTCGCGCGCACCCCGGAGGAGGACGCGGAGGAGGAGGCGCGCCGGTAGTCGGCCATGGCGTCGGTGATCAGGCCGCCCAGTCCCCGGAGGAACCCGGAGAAGCTGCGGTCGGCCTGGTCCACGGTGCGCTGGAAGTTGTTGCTGCCCGCGCCCACCGCGTTCGCCGCGACCGGTGCCTCGGGGGTCAGGCGCGGGTCGGGGACGATCGGCTGCTCGCTCACGACGCGCTCGCCCTCCTTTCGGCGTCGTACCTGGCCAGGGACATCCAGTAGCGGCGCTCACGCGCGGTGAGCGCCTTGATCTCCGTCAGCGTCCAGCCCGGGTGGACCCGGGCGAGGATCGAGGTGGTGCGGTAGACCTCTGCCACCGAGCTAGATGCGAAACAGATCGCCCGCGGAGACGGGGACGGCAACCTCCTGTCCGCACTCCTGGTGCGTCATGGTGATCTCGTCGTAGCGGGGCCCGTAGGTGTTCTCGGTGACCGCGTCCAGCAGGGCCTTGCGATCCGCCAGGCCGAGCGAGCGCGCCAGGGCCATCGACCCGGACACCGCGCTCTTGCCGGGCAGCTCGCAGGACACGATCACCCGCGAGAGCAGCAGCGTGTTCTGCTCCGGCACGGTCAGCTCGCGCCCGTCGAACTCCATCTGGTCGTGGCCGGTGGGCTGGCGCAGCTGCGCGTGCCCGCCGCCGCGCAGCTCGACCTCGAACACCCGGCACACCGGGTCCTCGGGGCCTTTGATCTCCACCTGGCCCAGGTGCACCGTCAGGTCCGAGAGCGCGCTGCACTGCGGGCAGCGAAAGCGCGGTACTGAGAGCGTGTCGCCGTAGGTCGCCATCCGGATCGCCAGCAGCAGGGTGTCGCGGTCCGCGGCTGTGAGCTCGCGCAGCAGCTCCTTGGTCGCCGGGGTGTCGCCGATCTCGACGGTGCCGAGCGAGACGACGGTGTCCATCCAGCGCAGGTAGCTGCCCGAGACCCTGGCCAGGGCCTCGTCGTCCGCGCCCGTCAGCTCCCGCACCCGCGCGGTGCGCAGCGCCCGCCCGTCCTGCAAGCGCCCGAAGGGCAGGCGCACGGTGGTGTCCGGCGGCGCCGCGAGCTCCGGCTCGGTGGCCGGGCCGAACGCGCTCTCGATCGCCGCCGCGATGCCGCCGGGGTTCTCGCTCGCCTTGAAGGCGGTGGCCTGCCCCCCGAAGGCGTCGAAACTCCCGCGGTCGTAGTCCATGTCGGTTCCCTTGTTCTAGGTCAGTTGGGCGGCGCGACGGAGTCACCGGATCCGGGCTTCTGGGCGAAGTTGACGTCCCACCCCTCATGGGCGAGTGTCATCTGGCTGACAAGGAACCCGTTCCCTGCCGCGTCAAGGTCCGTAAATGAAACCTGTGTTGGCCAAGCGTTGTATACGCGGAAAGCGGCCTTGACCGTGACGTTCGCCGCGGTGACCGGGTGGTCCAGCACGAGGATGTCGATGTTCGAGCGGAAGTCCTGGTCGTTGGTCCAGTTGCCGGTGCCCTGCTGAACCAGGAACAGGGCCTTGATCCAGTCGAGCGCCGGGGCGTCCCCGAGGATCACGCCTTTCTGCAACACCAACGGCCCAAAATCGCTCTGACCTGGCATCTTTTGCGTAGTCACGTTATACGCACCTTGACGGTAAGCAATGATGTCCGTCTGCATCCCGAGCCCGGACACGCTCATGAAGCCGATCGGAACCGGCGTCGCGCTGCCCCCTGAACCGAAGACAGGGTGGTTAATTATGACGTGGAATTTAAAATTCCGAAGCGGGTCGCTAGCGTAATTCGCGAAGGACGGCGACTGGGTGACCGTGCTGGTGGCCATCTGCTCCCCCTCTCGGGGATCATGCGACGATCAGGGACCGAGGGGGTTGTCATGCCAGGTTGGAGGCGACCTGGGTCGTGCTGTCGAAGAGGCCGATCGAGATCACGACGTACTCCGCCGGATTCGAGAGGGCAACGCCGACCGAGACGTTGACCTGCCCGACCGAGCTGGTCGCCGGGGTGTTGTTGGTCTGGTCGCACACCACCCAGTACGCCGTGCTGGCCTGGGTGGAGGCGAAGTAGCCCGCCTGCATCAAGGCACTGAGCTGCTGGTTCACCACCGAGTTGATCTTGCCCCACAGGATGTAGTTGTTGGGCTGGGCGATCGCGAATTGCAGGGAGCGCTTGAACAGGTTCTCGATGTACATCAGGGTGCGGCGCACCGAGATGTAGCGGCTCGGCATCCCATAAGCCAGTGTACGTACACCCATGATGCAGTAGCCGTACTGGGGGACCTGGCGGATGATGTTGATGCCGTCGGTGTTGAGGGTGTCCAGGTCCGCCGCGGCGAACACGGTGTCCACGCTCACGGTGTTGGCCAGCGCCGTGGTCACCCCGCCCGGCGAGAGATAGGTCCCCTTGGCGGCGTCCGCGGCGGCGAACTGCCCGAGCACCGCTCCGCCCGGCGGCAGCGTGCGCACCGCGCCCACGGCCAGGGAGCTGGGGTCGTTGACCACGAGCCAGGGCCCGTACGCCGCGGCGTAGGAGGTCTGGGTGAACGGGGTGCCGGACCCCGCGTTCGGGGCCAGCGCCTCGTAGGCGGCCACCGTCGCCGAGTAGGTGGAGCTGGCCTGCGGCATGTCCACGACCAGGAACACGTTGCCCTGCGCCGCCGCCCAGGAGGTCAGCGAGTTGATCGTCGCCGCGGTACTGATGCCGGGCAGGTTCAGGTTGATGATGCCCTGCACGCTGGCCAGCTGTTCGGCCGCCGTGACCAGGTTCGGGGTCGCGACCCCGTCCGCGCCGGAGGCGAGGGGGGTGTTGGCCTGCACCGCGGGGGTCTGCGCCGTGGTCCACGGGCTCACGCTGGAGGTGTAGGCCATTGTGATCGTCTGCGACCCGGAGACCGGCGAGTTGATCAGGGGGATGATGTAGCGGGGGTCGGCCGGGTTGAAGGTGACCGCGGTGTAGCGCTCCACGACGTTGCCCGTGGTCCCGACCGCGACGCTCATGTCGAAGAACCCGCTCGACGCCGCGCCGGAGGCCGTGATGGAGATCCAGATGTTGTTGCTGGAGACCCCCACCGACTTGGCGGTGATGGTCACCAGCGACGCCGGGGTGCCCTGCTGGTCCATCAGCGTGACGTGCCCGGCGACCGCGTCCGACGCGGTGGCGCGCACGATCCAGCAGCCGTTCCCGCCATTGGTGAAATATTGATACACGGCGAAGGGCAGCAGGTCGATACCGTTGCCGAACCCGCCGTACGCGGCGGAGTACTGACCCCAGGAGGTCACCAGCTGCGGGGTGCTGGGGCCGTAGGTGCAGGTGCCGCAGAAGGCCGCGAGCGCGGCGCCGCTGTCCTCCACGCCCGCCGGAAGCGGGGTGAGGGTCTCCTGGATGTAAACCCCGGGACGACCGAGGGCCATGGTGGTGCTCCTACTCTGGGCTCGCCCCGATGGGCTCGACGGTCAGGTTCAGGTCGGTCGCCGGGACGGGAGTGTCGATCGGGGCCCAGAGCAGCTCGGCGACGGTGCGGATGCGCCAGACCGCGCGCAGCAGGCGCTTGCCCTGCTCGTCGCGCACGGCGTCGGTGTCGGGGCCGCCTACGACATCCAGGCGGCGCACCGTGTTGTCCTGCGGAACGACCAGGTAGCCGTAGCGCGGAGGCAGGAGATCGAAGGTGGTCAGCTGCGCGAGCAGCGCGGTGAGATGCAGCGCCTTGCGACACAGCAGGGTGACCGAGTAGTCCAAGAACATGGGGATCGGGAACTCGCTCCAGTAGGGCGAGGCCGCCATCCCCGGCGCCCCGGGGTAGGAGCGGTAGCCCTCGGGGACGTAGGGGATCTGGATGTACCCGGTGTGCGCCCGCGCCGGATCGAAGACCTCGTCGACCCGGTCCAGGATGATCAGTGGGAAGCTCTGGTCGGCGTATGCGTTCTCCGGCGCGCGGTAGCGCACGGTGACCGGGCGCGCGTCGTCGTTGACGTCGGCGACCGTCAGGCCCTGGAGCTTGGCCTTGACCGCCATGTCCTCGTTGCGGAACAGGGGCATCAGCGCCGCCCGACTCGAAGGCGCGCGCGTGCGAACATGGCGGCCTCCTTCAGGCGTATAGGCGGTTGTCCTGCGCACTTCCAGGATCCGCTGTATACGTGAAGGAGTGTTAGATGCTGTACATAGAGGGAGGCATGAAAAAGAGGGCGGCCCCCGCTCCAACAGGGACCGCCCTCTACGCCCGGTGCGTGCCCGACAACGCCACCGTCTCCTCGGCGATCACCCTACCAGCGTCTAGGACCCCAGGGCGTTCGGGTCGATCGCGTACGGCGCGAACTGCGCGTCGTCGACCAGCTCGTCCGCCTTGAGCTGGGTTCCCTCGATCTGGAGGATCAGGTCGGCGCGGCGGATCTGGCCCAGCGCCGTCATCCTCTCGATACGGAAGACCTTCTCGTCGTACACGATCCTGTCGCGCAGATACGCGTTGGTGCGCACGTCGGTACGGGTGAGGCCCACCCGGGCCATCTGCCGCCAGCCCGCGGTGACCGCGAGGGTGTCGTTGGTGTAGAAGCCCTGGGTTCCCCCGGCGCGGTCGTCGCCCTGAAGATGCACCACATGCAGCACCGGCACCGAGAACGGGCCGTGGAAGACGCGCCCCACGCCGGTGCCCTCGTCGTAGACGGGGTCCTCCACCGACAGCTCGTGGTGGAAGCGGTAGTAGTCGACGCTGTCCCCGGCGACGCTCTGGTAGCCGCGCAGCCCCTTCTCGATCGAGCGCGTCTCGGCGCCGACGGTGAACCGGCCGCGCTTGAAGTCGAGGCGCCCCATCACCACCACCCGCCCGCGGTGCCGGGATCGGGGATGTCGCTGGTGTCGTCGTCGCGGTGGTCGACCTCCGGCAGCAGCCGCTGCGGCAGCGAGTAGTCGTCGTACTCGCGCTCCTTGTACAGGGGGATGAGTCGGCCGGTGGTGCGCGAGACACGGCGCAGGTTGCCCATCTCGATGCGGTAAAAACCCACGTTGAGCTGCTCGCACAGCTCTTTGTACCGGGCGGAGACCGCGTCGATCATGCTCATCAGTTGCGCGAAGCGCTGGCCGCGGTGCACCTGCGTGCCCTCGGCGGTACTGATGTCGATGTCCGAGCTGGCGTCGGTGGCCATCGCCCACAACGCGTTCACGGTCGCCAGCAGGGACAGCGGCAGCATCTCGATCTCGGGCAGCGTGGCCAGCGTCATCGGGGTCTCCACATAGTGGATGAACCCGTTGCTGTCGCGGTTGCGGGAGGTCAGGCGACGGTCCTTGCAGTGCATGAGCACCGCTTCGTCCACGAAGACTTCAAGCTCCGCGTCGCTGAACATCCCGGTCGCGGTGCCGGTGACGATGAGGGTCGCGTTGTCCGGCAGCGGGTTGTAGGCGCCCAGCAGCAGGACGCGCCCCTCCTCTTGCAGCAGGTTGTAGTCGCGGTCCTGGACCAGGGTCGTGGTCACCCCGCCCAGGACGTAGGTGACCTGGGCCTGCGCGATCGAGGACTCGCTCAGGTCGAATTCGCCGACCTCGCCGACGCCGCCGAAGGAGTCGCGAAACGGCGTGGGAAGGTCCCCGAGCTCCGCGCGGACCCGGGCGATGACGTCCTGAAGGGGTACCGGGCCGCTCACCTAAGTCACCTCATGCCAGGCTCATCGTCAAGGCGTTCGCGGCCAGCTGGAGCGAGTCGTTCTGTGCCGCGGCCCCGGGGGTGTCCAGCGTCCAGAGCATCAGGGGGATGCCGGAGGTGCCGGTGGACACGGTCACCAGGGCGCACATGGTCGCGGCCGGTCCGATGCCCAGGGCGCCGGTGAACGGGCCGAACAGCACCGGCGAGGAGTTCGCGACCTGATACGTCCCGGAGCTCAGCGCAGCGGCGGCGAAGGTGACGCTCTGGCGTGCGTATCCGGCGGCGGACACCTCGTTGTAGGTGGGCAGCGAGGACGGGTCGGACGGGGACGCGGTCAGCAGCATCAGGTACACCGTGCGCGACGGCGCGGAGACCACCAGCGTGGTCGCCATCGAGCCGTCCAGGTAATCGAGGCAGTACGCCGCCCCGATCGGGGTGAAGTTGCCGCTCACCGCGTCCCCCTCCTACTTCTGCTGCGGATGCGCGGCGGCGCGCACGAAGGCGTCCTTGGCTTCCAGGAGCTTGTGCAGCCCGGTGGTGAGCATCGGGCCGTCGAGCTTCTCGGCCATCTCGTGCGCCAGGTCGTGGACCTTCTTGGAGATCGCCGCCAGGTGCTCGGGCAGGTGGTCGAAGGAGAAGTGCCTCAGCACCTCGGCGACCGCCGGGTGGTGTTGCGGCGCGGGAGCGGCGGGCTCGGCCGGGGTGGTCACGACGCACCCTCCGCATCGGTGGTGGTCTCCGATTCGAGCGGCAGGTAGAGCCCGCGCATCATGATGTTGAGGTTGCCGTTCTCCGTGTCGAGGTGGCCGTTGGCGTCGACCAGCAGGCCGCGCTTGAAGGCCGCCTTGTCCAGGTGCATGGTGATCAGGTCGATGACGGCCTCCGGCTGGGAGGTGTCGTTGCTCGCCCAGGACTGCATCGTTTTGAGCTGGCTGTCCAGCTGGCGGCGCACCTGGTCCGGAGTTCCGGCGGCGACGAGGCTGAAACTCATGAAGGGGTGTCCTCACAGGGTTCGAAGTTCTCGGTGAAACGCGACTCGGGGAATCCCAGGCGCCGGGTGTGGGTGTCGGTGACCCACTCGCCGCCGCGCAGGACCGCGGCCTCATAGGCGTGCTCGACGATCACGACGGGCTCCGCGCTGGTCTCGACACCCGCGGCGCCGGGCTCGGCGATCTCGACGATCGTGAACACCGAGCCGGGGGGAAGGGCGTGCTCGCCCTCGCCGAAGGGGACCAGGGAGCGTGCGTGCGCGCCGACGCTCAGTGCCACACGAACCCCTTGCCATCCAGGTGGTCCGCGAAGTCGGTCGCGAGCTTGTAGGTGCGTCCGGCCTCGAAGTCGTAGTGCTTGCCCGCGCCGTAGGTCACGTCCTTCATGTCTTCCTTGATGCGCACCGTGCGGTACGGCTGGCGCACCTCGACCGCGGCGCTCGGCTCGACGGCCTTGGGCGTGACGTAGTCGACGACCTCGCTCTTGACCTCGCGCGCGGCGTCCTGCGCCATCGTGATCTCGGCGGCGCGCTCGACGGCGGCCTCGTCGCGCTCCTTGGCCAGGCGGTCCGCCTCCTTGCCCGTGAAATCCTGCGCCCGGCGCCGTTGCGTCGGCATGTCAGCTCCTTGTGGTTGTGCGAGTCATGGGCACGGCGGCGGCAGTGACTGGGACCTGCCGCCGCATACTCATGCAGAAAAACAGCCGAGAGATCGGGTCAGTTGGTGTTGACGACCACGACGGACTGATCGGTGATCAGGCCCATACCGAGGATCGCGTACCAAGCCAGTGCATGTTCACGTCCGAAGTCCAAGACGCCGCCGTCGCGCAATTCCACTGGTAGAGAGATCGCGTGGCCGTAGGCGTTGTCGCCGATGAACGTTGAGGAGTACACATCGACCGGAACGGTGTTCTGTGTCTTCGTGACCTGAGTCGTCTCGATGAAGATCACGTCGAACAGACGTCCCACCTCACCAAGCATGAAATTCCCCGGAGCCGCATATTTAGTGACCTCGATGAACTCGGGCGCTTCACGCAAATGGCGCGATTGGTGCGGATGGATGAATCCGACGTAAGTCTCCCCAATCCGGGGCACATTCTTCGTCGCCAGGGTCTCCGCGACGTCGCGGATGGCGGCCGGGGTGAGGTTGTACGTCCCGGTCAGTCCGTTGGTGGAGGTGCCCACGGTGCCGAAGTCGTACGGGCTCTTGTTGGTGATCGAGCCGCTGGGGTTGGAGTACCCGAACAGCAGGCTGCTGGCCGTCTGCAACGTTGATTGGGCCAGATTATCAAGGTATTGAGCCATGTTGCGGCCCAGGAGACGGCTGGCCGAGGCCATGACGTCGTCGAAGGACGCGTTGAGCAACAGCTCGGTGACAGCCACCGCATATCCATGCTCGGCGACTGTGATCGAGAACTGCGACGCCGTGAGGGCGTTGGTCTGCATGCGAACACCCTCGACGAGCTGCGCCGCAGCGCCCAGGTTGTTGTATCGCATGAAGTTGATGGTAAGACCTGGAGATACACCCAGTTCTGTCTTCTTCACAGCGAACTGCTCGAAGCGCAGAATCGGCATGGCCTGGAAGCAAGTTGTTACCCAGCAGTTACCCACTAGGGCCAGGTCGTTTCCGCCTGGCTCTGCACCTTTTCCATCGGTGCAGATCGGACTGTATCTTCGGCTCCAGTCCCGGTCGGCTATACCGGCCTTCCGGTCCTGTTGGAGTCGCCTCGCGTGCAGTCTCTACGGCGTCCCCGGTACGGGTTCCCTCGGTATTCCCCGTGCCACGAGTCATGTTCTACGAGCGTCGGTGGGGTTCACCGATACAGCGTGGTGTTTACTCGCCGGTCACCCGACGAGGTCCCCTGGTGTCGAGGATTTCCTTCGACCATATAGTTTGGATCGCCTGCGACAGCTGGTTGTTGGACCCGCTGTAGTTCGTCGGCGAACCCGACAAGTTGGGTGTACCCGTGATCGCATTGGCCATGGTCGGCCGCTCCTATCTCGGGCGTGCTTGTCCAGCTCAGCGGTAGAGACCGCCCTGCCGGACCTGGTTGGAGGCTGCCGCGAGTAGTTGCTGCCGATGCGTCGCGTACTCCGCCATGGACATCTCGGAGATGTCTTTCGGAGTCAGCGTGCGCTGTGCCGGGTCTGTGTCCATCGGGCCGATGTTGGGGCGTCCGGTGGCGGACACCCCGCGCAGGCTGGCCTGACGCGCCTGCGCCTGTGCTCCCGAGATCGCGTCAACGATCGCGGAGGATTTGGCCGTGAGCATCGCGATCGAGGCGTCGATCTCCTCACGGGTATTGCCGGTCACCAGGTCCAGAAGCTCCGGGGCGATCGCATCACGCGCCTCGTCGACCTTCGCCTGGGTGTACGACTTCAGCTCGTTGTACTGCCGTTCCTTGTCGAAGATCGCCCGCTCTTCCAGCCGCTGGCGCTCCATCTCCGCCATCTGGGCCTGCCAGCGCTCGGACTCCTGGCGAACGAAGTCCTTGGCGGACATCTCCGCCTCTTCCCGCGCCTTCTGCGCCGCGTCCGCGTCCGCCTTCGCCTTGGCGATCGCGTCGGCCTCGGCCTGGCGCTCGGTCTCCAGCGCCGCGAGCTTGGACTGGATCGAGTTGATCGTCTCGGACTGCTCGCTCAGGCGGCCGTAGAGCTTGTCGCGCTCGTCCTGGCGGGCCTTCTGAAGCGCCGCCTCGGTGAACATGCGCTCGGCGGCGGGGTCTGCGGACGGCGGGGGAGTGGGCACCGGCACCGGGATGGTGATGGTGCCTGCGGGGTCGGTGGTCGGATCGAGGTCCACGTGTCACGTCTCCGAAGACTTGTTGGTGTCCGGATTTCGCCACTGGGCCAATTTCGTCCCTGCGGCGAGTGCCACGAGTTCGTCCTGTATTTTCTTCGTGTCCTCGCTCAGCCCGCCCACGCCGGGAAGGCCGGGGAGCGGAGCGGGGTCGCCGGACGCGGGGCCCGGCGGTGGTGCGGGCGGCTCTACCCCCTCTGGGGGAAGGCCGGTCATGTCGAGGATAACACTGGCTATCTGAGCCTTTAGTAGGTCCAGTACACCCTGGTGTTTGGTCTCCTCAAGCTGCTCGTCGAAGATCTCGGCCAGTGCGTCGGCCGGGAACTCCTCGCCCAATTCTCGCAGCGCCCCGCGCTTGGACGTGAGCCCCAGCTGCAACTTAACCATCAGCTCGTTGAGTTTGACCAGGACGTCGACCGGCAGCGGCGGCGGGAAGTCGGCGACCGTGCGGTAGACGAGGGGGTCGGTGGGGTCGAGCACGTCGGCCTGGCTGGGATCTGTCTTGAGTCCCTCGGTGTCCGGGTCGTAGTTCAGGGTCTGCGGCTCGAACAGGAACAGCGTGCGCAGGGCGAGCTCGTTGATGCGCGCGAACCCCGCGGAGTACTGGATGATCTTGCGGTGGTAGCGCAACATCATGGGCTGATATTGAATGCTGAGTGCCACGCCACTGGTGTTGCTGACCGGCTGCTCCTGGCCGAGCGCGTTCTCCGGCACGCCCGTCATCTCGTGCATCGCGGTCTTCAAAAACTGGAGGTACTGGAGCGCCCACTCCAGCTCGATGTTGTTCTCCAGGTTGTAGACCTTGGCGTCCTTGGGCAGCCCGCCCCACACCTTGCGAGGGCCCTTCTCAAGATTCGAAGCTTTGGCCCCTGAGATAATCGTCACCGGCGCCGCGTGGTAGTCGATGATCTCGCTGATGTTCGTGGCTTGCTCGTTGAGTTCCCTGTTCAGCGAGATGATGTCCGCGATGTCGGACAGCCCCCAGGGCGACCCGGGCACCTCGATATTCGTGATCGGCACGATCGGGATCTCGCCGAGCCCGTTGGGGTGCGAGTCGATCAGCTCATCGTTGATGTACTCCTCGACATACTCGTCCGTGATGATCTCAGTGTATGTATATACCTGCCGCGTGCCCTCTGTAGAGGTACCCCAAAAGCGGTATTTTAGCTTAAAACGGACAAGTCGCTCAGGATCGTGTGGATGATATTCAGGGAATGCGAAGCTCGGGTTGATCGCCAGCAGCCGCACGCGGCCGGGGTGCTGCATCCCCGCGGCGTCCGTCCACGCGGGCTCATACGCCACCTTCACGAAGACGTCCCCGCAGACCCCGGCGAGCTCGCCGATCTGCATCAGGAGCTTGTCCTTGCGGTTGTCGACCTCCCACACCCTTTTGAGCAGGGCGGGGACGATGTGCTCGGTGGCCTTGTCGCTGGCGAAGTGCACGCCGCGCGAGAAAGTGAAGGAGGTGATGAAGCGGGAGAACGCCGCCGTGTAGTTGAAGGTGAGCTGCGTTTCGCCCGATTCGCGACGATATCCCCAGTGATGTCCCAAAAACCACGCCAGATTCTGGGCATAACGGTTCAAACGTGGACCATGCACCTCAAATTCCTCGTCGGCCAATTCGACGAGTCCGAGGGGTGATATAGCAACGGTGAGATCCGACGCCGCGGCCCGCATGGAGGGGGACGGGAACGACATCGACACCGCTGGCCCCTCCCTTCAGTGAGTTGATCTACACCTAGACTTACCGAGCTGTGCGCAGGAGTGTTAGTGGCCTACTTCGCGCTGCATGTGTTTGATCAGTTCGTCGCTGCCGGTGTGGAAGAGCTCGGCGAAGTTCTTCGCGGCGCGCGCGATGTGCTCGCGGCGCTCGCGCACCGGATCGCGGTGGGCGTGGCCGGTGCGCGCCTCCTGCTCCTGCGGGTTGGCGGCGGCGTGCGCGTGGATCTTCGCGATCGCAATACGCTGCTCGCCGCCGCGTACCGCCTCGTGGGCCTGGTCGGCGCGTGCGTGCGCGGCCTGCGCCTCGTTCTCGGCCCGCGCGCTCTCCTCGGCGGTCTCGGCCCGCGCGGTCTTGGCGTGCGCGATGTGGACTTTCTCCTCGGCGAAGTGCGTCTTTTCGATGTTCGCGTGGTGGGCGACCTGCGCGCGTTGCGCGGCGACCTCCGCCAGGGCCATGCCGTGCTCGACGCTGCCCTTGCCCCGGTTCGGGTCCGCGGCGACCTCCTCGGCCTTGCGCTTGGCCGTCAGGACGTCCGCAGCCGCGGCAGCCCGCGCGACACCGGCGCGGTTGGCCAGCATCCGCGAATGCGAGGCCCTCTCCATGTGCATGGAGACCTCGGGATTGCTGCGCCCCTCATCGACACTCGCGGCCCCGGGATGCGTCTCCAGCGTCTTGCGCAGCGCCGCCGCCTTCTGCTCGTGGACAGCCGCCGAGCGTGCGTCGCCCTCCGCGATGAGTCTGCGGTGCTGCTGCTCGTGCCACCCGGCGAGCGCGGTCATCTGCTGCGGGGTGTGCTGGACCTGCGGCTGTGGCGTCGGCGCGGCCTTTTTCGCGGCGGGCGCAGGGCCCTGATGCAGGTGCGCGTGCGCCGCGGTGTACGCCGCAGCCGCAGAGGGCGCAGGGGGAGAGGGGGCCGCGCGCTGCGCATCCGCCGGGGGGGAGGAGGCGGCTGCCTTCTTCGCAGCGCGCGGCGGCTTGGGGGCGGACGACTTCGGCCGGATCGGCACCGTAGCGCGCCGGTTCTCCGGGTCTGCCCGCGCTGCGAGCGCGTGATTCGGGCCACCCGGCAGATCGGTCACATCACCCGAATGCTTGCGAAGCTGCTCCTGGTGGTGTGCGCGCGCCTCGTCGCTCAGGCCCGGACTTGCCAGGGCGCGCCGGTGGAACGCCGCCTTCGGGTTGTCCGCCATGGCGATGCCTCAGTCGTTGATGACTTCGGCGGCGGTGCGGTTCTGGTGGCGCCCGTTGCGGATCACCGCTTCGTACTTGACCTCCGCAATGTGCGAAGTTCCATGTGCGAACTCACCCAAGAAGCTCGGGGCGTCCGGCCACGCGGCACTGCCCAGGTGGGCGCGCTCGCGCATGGTCTCCTCCGGTGGCTTCTCATAGACATTCATGTTGTGATTCGGTCGACCGGGAGGGGTCTTGTACCCCTGCATGGCGCCGACCGACAGCTCGCGGGGAACGTCCGTATTTGTACTGATTCCTTCCTCGAACCGCAAAACGCCGCGGCGGGAAGGGTTTGACGTTTGAACGGCCTCGTAGTGGACCGGCGAGCGCTCGTCGAACTGCGGAGCGGGAGACAAGCCCATGATGGAAACCTCCTGGTAGGTCGTTTCCAGTCTCGGGCCGGTTGCCGCGCATGTGTTAGTCGCCGTCGTCGCGCGCGACCAGCGCGTCATGCTGCACGACCCAGATCACCGCGAGGCGCCACAGCGTGATCGCGGACACCAGGAAGAGGCTGCCGCCGTAGTACCACGCGAACCAGGGGTAACTGACGTTGAGCCCGAACAGCAGATGCAGCGCGCTGGGCAGCAGGGCGAGCAGCAACGCCATGTCGAGCGAGGCCACCGCGCGCCCGACCGGGCTGCGCCACCACGGCGCCAGCAGGCTGTAGCCGACCAGGAAGGTCAGCGTGCTGAAAAACGCCACGATCGCGCTGACGTGATCGAAACTAACCGCGGTCATGCCGATGCCCCTCTGCCTCGCTCAGCATCAGGACAATGCGAGTGCTGAAGTGGTTTTCCGCGCGCAGTTTGCGCAGCTGTGCCCCCAGGGCGTGGACCTCCACGGCGCGCTCCTTCGTCGCCGCCAGGGCGCGCTCGGACTCGGCGACGGCGTCGGCGGCCTGGCGCAGTCCCTCGTCGTCCGGGCGGTTGGGCGGACGCCGCTTACGCCACATGCGTGCCATCGGGACGGTTCACCTCGATCTCAAGCACCGCGGGCTCCGCCGAGGGCAGAGAATTAAGGACCTGGGTGGTGGTGCGTGCGACCTCCATCAGCTCGCCGACATGGCTGTCGGCCAGGTGCCGCGAGACCACCGCCGTCTCATACGCGTGCTGCCACATGTCGGACTGCTTCTGAAGCGCGCTGATGCGCTCGTTGCGGTCCTCAAGCCGGTCGCGCATCGTGCGCCGGGGCACCAGCTGGCCGGTGAGGATCAGCAGCACCACGATGCCGAGCAGGACCGCGGCGCTGGTCTGGAGCTCGGGCAGCCCGAAGATCGTCATCGGGCCTCCGGGTCCTGCTCGGCGTGGGCGGCCAGGACGTCGGCGTGCGACGGGGCGCCGTCGGGATGGTGCTTGCGGCACACCACGTACGCGGTCCCGGCGACCGGATGCCGCCCGACCCGCCAGCATTTATCGACGTGGCAGTTGTGCTTGCGCACGATCGCGACCAGGCCGCCGACCATCGCCAGCTCGCCGATGTCGGAGCCGCTGCCGGACCAGAATCCGTAGTAGGGCCCTGACAGGTTGTCCATGCCGAGCACGTGCGCGAGCCAGCTCACGGCGTGATGTCCTTCGCCGGGATGAACTCGGCCGGGGATGCAACACCGGCCTTCTTGTACCTCACCGCCTGCCACAGCGGCTCGGGCAGCACGTGGATCCCGTAGTGGGTGCGGTGGTGCACTTCGCAGAGCACTTCCAGGTTCCCGGGGCTCTCGATCCACTGCTGGAACTGCTCGTCGGTGTCGAAGTGCAGGCCCAGCGCGCGCCCCACCTTGCCCGGGTCCGCTGCGTTCGCCTCGGAGAACTCGATCACCGAGTGGTGCAGCTCCGGCTGGCCGTCACACAGCTCGTCGTCGACCACGCATTTGAACAGGCCCTGGCGCTTGAGCTGCGACTTCGCGGCCTCGAACAGGTGGTAGTGCGGGTCGTCGGCGCGCGGCGCGTGCGCCTCGACGTGCTGGCGCAGGTGCAGTGTGAGCATCTGGTCATGCGCGGCGGTCATCGTTCTCTCCCGGCGAGGTGGTTTCATCGCCAGCGTAAAGAGAACACACGCACGAGTGTTAAGGTGCGGACATCAATGGGGCGGGTGGGAGGATTCGAACCTCGCAGTGCGCCCGGGGGTATAAACCAAGACGCGCCCGGAACCCGACTCCGGTGCACCCGCACGCTCAACGCTCCGGCGGGGTCTGGCCCAAGAGCCGGTTAAAAACAGAGCCGCTTGCGCGGCCCTCCTGAGGTGGGTTAACACCCCGCCGGAGCGGCAGCAGCCTAGCACCTGTATAAGAAGCCGGGCGGCCCACCAATGAAGGATGGACCGCCCGAGGACGGCGGGACTACGCTATAGGGCAGACCATCTCTGGTCCGCACGCCGCGTGAAGCGGCCTTTAAGCGGGCGGTTGCCGCCGCCGGACAGTGAACAAGGCCGAAGCCATGTCAACTTAACCGGGACCAGACTACGCCCTGCCGGTCAGCGGTTCCAGGCGACCATGTAGACGCTGGTGGTGAAGGTGGGCGTCCCGGTGCCGCCGACTGTGAAGCTCAGGCGCCCGCCGTTGAAGACGGGGCCGGAGGCGACGGCGGTGTACGTGATCCCGGTGGCGTTGAGCGCGGTCGTGGTCAGGGCCGCGGTCCCGTTGTAGGTGGCGCCGCCGTCGATCGACTCCGCGTACGCGACGGTCAAGGTCGGCGAGGACCCGCCGGTCAGGGCGCTGATGTTCACCACCAGCTTGACCTTGCCGCCCACTGCCATGTACGGCAGGGTGAAATAGGCGGTGGTGTCGGTGACGGTGATCGGCTGCGCGCTGACGAGCGTCTGGACCCACCCGTCGAGGTAGGCACCGACATTGCCGTCGACCGGAGCGGTGGACGAGGCGAGGGTGACGGCCATGGAGGCGTCCTTCCGTAGCGGTGTCCCGATGCGGCGAGCGGGCTACGGACAGGACTTAAGTGTTGGTCTCTGGGTGGTTCGATCCCAGGATAGACAACGCATGGAGAAGTGGGTTAGGTGCGGGTTTGCAGCGACGCTGCGTGTGTGGTGGGATTGCCCAAGCCTCTTCTAGCGCTGGGGCGGATACCGAGATGCCAACCTTTTAGTCGGGGTGCAGCACTCGGATGGCGTGGCCCCTCCCCGGTCTGAACATGGGAGGGGTCATTGCTATCGGCGGAACAGGTCGCCGCTCTCCTCGACCTCCGGCATCACGGCGTCGGCTGTGAGGGCGACCGCGTTGGCCAGGGAGTCCACGTAGTCGTCATGCGCCTCGGCCGCCTTCGGCGCCGCGACGATGATGTTCGGGCCCTCATAGCGCAGCTCGGCGTCCTCCATCTGCGCCCTGAAACGTCGCCAGGTGCGCAGCCGCCGGGTCTTCGCGTGGCCCGGCCAGGCGATATTCCCCGAGGACATCAGGGCCATCAGGTGCTTCCAGCGCTTGGACTGGGCGCCGCGGTCGCTGGGCATGTCCACCACATCCACTCCGGGCAATAGGACGCGAAGGCGCGACGCGACGACGTCGCCGACGCCGCCGGAGTCGATCCCGACGGCCAGCACGCTGTAATTGGCGAGGAACTCGACGATCCGGAAATACTGGACCTCCCAGTCCAGGCCCGTCAGGTCCAGCCAATTAAGCACACGGTGTTCGTAGGCTCCGAACTCATCAGGGTACGACCAGTTGACCCAGACGATCGTGACGATCGTGCTGTCCTGCTTGCGCGCGCAGTCGATGCCGACCAGGCACGGGCTCTTGTGGTAGGACTGCACGACCTGCATGGACGTGTCGGAGAGCTCGTCCATCTTCTCGCTGGTGGTGAACTGCCCCTGCTCCAGCAGCCAGAGCAGCCTATACGAGAGCTTAAATTCGTCACTGTCCTCGCCGATGCGCAGGATCTCCTTGGAGACGAATTTCTTGTAGTTGCCGTTGCTGCGGCTGACCAGCTTCCAGTCCGCTTCGAAGTGGTTGACCCGTCCGCGCCGGGAGCCCGCGGTGCGCTTGTTGTGCTGGATCTGGCGGTAAAACACCCCCTTGGTGTACGTGGGCGTCCCGGTCCACACCATCGTCGCGTTCGTAGACGCACCCATGGGTGTAATTGACTTGTTCACCACGCGCTCGTCGGCGTCCTGGGCCTCGTCGATCAAGATCAAATGGTAGGTTCTTCCTTCGATCTTGGCCCGCGGGTGGCAGGTGGTCTTGCGCACCAGAGAGCCGGAGCGCAGCAGCCGCAGCTCGCGCCCCTTGACGATGACCTTCTCGTCGATCTCCGGGTCCGCCATGATCGCCATCGCGCGGTCCGAGGTCAGGCGCTCCACGATTCGGCCGAATAGGTTGTCTGCCTGTTCATCAACGGGGGCGAATGCTCCGACCCACATACCCTCGGCGAACTTCTCCAGCAGGTCGGGAAATACGATCGCGAGCAGCGGCAGCATGATCATGCACGCGGCAACCACATTAGCTACGGTCTCTGATTTTCCACTTTGGCGGCTGAACAGGGCGGTTATCGTCTCGCCGTCGCCGATGACGAGCGACTCGATCACGCGCCTGGCGAACACGACCTGGTAGGGGCGCAGCGGATGGCCGGACAGCTCATCTACCACGATCAGCATGCGGGCCACGATGTGGTCGACGGCCTCGCGCGAGAGCGGGTCGAGCACGACCTCGGAGGCCATTCGGGCGGCGCGCTCGGCGAGAGTCTCGTCGGAGTACTCCTGCGCCATCCCCTCCAGAAGCGCCTCGTCCACCCCGTCTCCTCTCAAGCCCCGGATATTCCGAGGCTATGAGCGGTTCCGGGAGGAGTGTTAGGGTCCCGCCCCGGCCGCTGAGCTGCGTATATACTCCAAGGACTCGGAGCTTGGAGGTAATTGGTGATCACCGTGGAGTACGTGGACGACGGGACACTGCCCGCTCTGCTCAAGCCACAGATCGTTGCTCAGATCCCCGAATACCCCGGAGTTGAGATGCACGTCATCCGCTTCGAGCCGCGCCCGGGTGATGTCGCGTATTGTTTTCGCCACTACTTCATCCGGGAAGAGCGATGGCAGGGCTCGTTCGCCACCACCATCGCCGCCGCCGGTGACCTCGGACAGGTGCTCTGCGACAACGCGGTCTCCCCACGGCAGACCCTGTGAAGACCCCGTACGTCTACTGCGCCATGTGCGCGGTGCCCCTGGGCACCGGCCGTCAACGCGACATCTACTTCTGCGGCGACTACTGCAAGCTGTTCTGGCCGGGCCGCAAGCTCTACTACATGACCGACCGCGACGAGGTCGTCCGTTTCCTGTTCCACGGGGCGCAGTACGACACGAGCGAGCTTGGATCCCTGTATGGACGCAGCCGACAGGCCATGGAAGCGATCATAAAGGGCAAGTAGTACCCTGGTAGTAACTAAGGGGAGGAATCATGGGACTGATCTTCGAGATCTTTCTCGCGTGGCGCGGCTTCCTGCTCGGCGCCGCCGCCAAGGAGCGTAGTGACGCGCGCGCCGCACGCAACCCCGGGCGTGAAAGCCTGCGCCGGGTGCTTACCCGGGTCGCCGGGATCGCCTTCGTGGTATGGCTGCTTGGCTTCCATGGCCTGCACATGATCGAGACCACGCTCAGCGGTCGCTAGAGCTTCGCCTGCTTGAACTGGCGGCGCAGCCCCTCGGTCAGCGCCGCCTTCGCGCGTAGCCTCGCCTCGACCTCGTCGAGCGCGTGCGGGGAGTGACTGCGCTCGAACTCCTTCCACGCCGCGGTGAAGCCCATGATCTCCTGGCTCATCCAGGCCCGCATCGTGGGCTCGTCCATGCGCGACACCCGCCTGCGCATACGTGTATCGCGCAGGCCCTCCAGGATTCTCACGCGTTCTCCTCGATCAGGGTACGTACGTCGTGTTCGATGCGCTCGTGTCCGCGGAACCCGAGCGAGCGCATCGCCTGCTCCTCGTCGGTGAATCCGGTCTCGCGCCACCAGCCGAGCACCAGCGCCCAGCCGAACCCGAGGCGCAGCACCAGCGCCGCCGGGTCCGCGCGGTACGGCGGGTCCATGTCCTGGCAGCGCACCCGGTAGGCCAGGGGGAACCCGGGCAGCACCCGGGTCCACTGCACCAGCGGGCGCGGCCTCACTCCTCCACCTGGAAGAAACGGGTGGGGCGGAACGCCTCGTCGACCGACGCGTAGGGGTAGGTGTCCAGCACGCGGTCGATGTAGCGGCCCGGGGAGTTGCTGCGCTGGAGGTTGCGCCACACGCTGCGCGGCACGTTGTAGTACTCGTAGACGGCCCCGTTCGGGAACATCTTGTCCGCGCCGACGCGAAAGCGGATGCGCACGGTCTGGGAGCGCGAATCGTATCCGGCGGCCTCGGCGCGCGGACGGCGCGGGTTGCTCGGGCTCTCCGGGCGGTCCGGGTGCTTGAGCGTCCACGAGGACTGGGCGCGCAGGTCCTGAGTGAACAGCGCCGTATCGTCGCCGCCGATCGCGTCGGCGAGCGCGTTGCGGGTGCGCTTGCGCTGGCGGTACTCGGCCCGCTCCTGCTCGCGCCCGACGATCTCCTGCTGGATCTCGACCGGGTAGCTGCGGATCTGGCGTCCCGTGCCCGGCGCCCCGAAGACGCCGGAGGCCACATGCCGGTCGTACGCGGACGTCGCGATGCCCGAGCGCCGCGGTGACGGCGCCTTGATCTGCGGGATGCTGGGTCGGCGGCGCGGCATGTCAGCCCGCCGTGATCCGCGCCCGGGTCGCCTCGTACCGCTTCCAGCACGCCGCGCAATAGTTGATCATCTCGTGCACACCGCCGCCGTCGGTCTGCGCGACGGCTTTCTCGTCCGGGTGGTTGGCGCACATCCCGAGCTCCGGCGCCGGGGCGCTGCGGCTGGCCATGACAGACCCCTTTCCTACGGTTGTTTCCACCGTAGGACGCCGTACGCCGGGGGTGTTACCCCATCGGCAGCGACACCAGCCCGCTCGCGCGCACCGGCTTGTACTCGGCGTCGCCGCTCACCGCGGACATCCGCGCGGCGTGCGCGCGCTCGACGATCTCGTTGAACCGGGTCAGGCCCAGCAGGACCGCGTCGCCGTACAGCTCCAGCACCGCGTGGGCGAACGCGACCGACGCGTCCTCGAAGCCCGCCAGGACGACCTCGTCGCTCGCACCGGCCTCCAGATCGGACAGCAGCTTCCACACCGCGCCGAGCAGCTCCTTGGTGTTCTCCGCGATCACCGCGGAGCGCTGCGTCAGAACGCTGACGGCGACTACCCGGTCGCGCAGGTCGACGGGCTCGATCCCGTACGCCGCGCAAAACTCCGCGGCCGAGTCCATCGGGTCGTTCATGTGCGCTCCTCGGCTCGAACCGGCCCTGGTCCGAACCTAAGCCCGCCGCGGGCGCCTATATGAGGGCTACATGAGGACCCAAATGAGCTCTACTCGACCGGCTCGGGCTCCTCGGCGTCATGCCCGCGGTTCTCCACCACCCGGCCGTTGATTTTCGCCAGTTCTTCGGGACTGAAGATCTCTTCTCGCCGGACTCTGTCGAGCAGGTCGGGGAACTCGCCGTAGAGCCAGATGAACTGCATAAGCGCATCGTTGCGCAGCGGGCCTGAGTGCTTGGCGACGACCTCCGACCCGGCTGCGCGCAGTACTCTGCGGACATACGTGGTCTCGACGAGCCGCCCGTCCGGTGCCTCGGTGGGCGGATACTTGCGCCATTGCGCAACCTCCGCACCCGCGAGGAACAGAGTGCGCATCCGGTCTTTGCACGCGGGACACAGCAGCGGTGCGAACGCTTGTGCGTTCAGGGCGACATAGGTCGCCTGGGTACCTGGTACCGGATTTTCACACTTTCGGCCGTCAGGAAACTTGCCTATACATCTGCCGAGAGGCTCCATCAACGCTCCAGGGTTGGATTCGAGATAGACGAGACTACCAAGTCGTCTGCGCGCCACCACCACCCTCCGGAGAATTCTCAGTGTCCGGTGCCCCAAGCAACCGCAGGCAGCGCGTGCAGACCGGGAGTTGAACCTCGCCGGTCGCCAGCAGCTCCAGGATCGCGCGAAGCAGCTCGGCGTCCTCGATGTCATCCCAAATGCCCGTCTCCTCCGCCATCAGGCCTCCTCGTACGCGCGCTGTGACGTGATCACCCTGCCCTACGAACGCTTGAACACCGGCACGGTTCCCGCCCATTGGGCCATCCGAGTGACACCGCAGGAATCATTTCCATCTGCACTTGCACCGGGATTACTTTCTGTGCGGGGAGACGTACGAAATCTGGGAGCTGACATGCCGAGAACCCGTCCGTGCGAGAGGTGCGGAATCGACTCCGACGTGGTGCGCGAACTCGAACGCGCATATGCGATGCAACTGTCCTGGCGCACCGTATGCGACAACTTGGACACCGAGCTGCACGGCGCCGCGGCGACCGTCAAATATCTCAATACCCGCGGGTTCGCCCCGAGCCGCCGCATCCCGGGCACCTGGCTGCTGATCACCGATACCGGCGGTTTCGCGGTGCGCGTGCCGGAGCCGGACGCCGAGGACTGGGCCGAGACGATGGCCGACCTGGTCCTGGTGCTTGCCGTGCAGTACCGCAAGGGCGAGCTGGGCATCCTGGCCGACATCGAACGCTGCGGTGACGACGCATGACCGACCGGTGCCCACACTGCGCGGCCAGCCTCATCGGAGACCCGATCCCCCAGGCGTCACGTGACCGCGGCTACCTGGGCGACCGGACGCATTACCGGCGCGAGATCGGCATCGAGATCCGCGGGGTCTACGACGGAGTCCTGTACTGGCAGTGCCCCGACTGCGGACGGGCGTGGAACCGGTGGTCCCCGAAGGACGGCCACATCTACACCGCCGCCCAGGAACGCGTCGAGCGGGTGAACGCGCGCGTGGAGGAAGCCTTGTGAGGCGCGCCGCCCAGCACAAGGCGCGCGTCGTACGCCCCGCCGCGCCACCGGCGCCGGACGGGTACTGCGAGACCGTCCTGCGCATCTACAACCGCGCCGACAATTTCGACGGCCTGCTCTGGGCTTGCGGTCCCGGGGGCATCCGGTTCTTCGCCCGCTGCCCCAACCTCTTCCGCTGGGCCGACGAGGACGCCGAGCTGATCGGGCCGCACGACATCGAGCTGCTGGAGCAGTGCCTGGCAGACCTCGGGCCGTGGACCGGCTTCCTGAGTGAACTGTTCACCGTGCGCAAGCGCGGCGCCCGGCCGCTGTGGATGTGGCTCGCGGAGAACCCCAACGTCGCGGACATCTTCGAGAAGGCTGTCCGCCCCGACAGTACGGAGCATGATGACCAAGTCTGAGGAATTCGAGGCGGCCCAGCGCGCCCGGCTCGAAACCCCGCTGAGCGATGAAGAGCTCGACGAGTACCGCGACGAGGACGCCAGACGTGGAACGGACGACGTCGCTCCACCGCTGACCAAACTCCAAGAGCAGCGGCGCCGCCTTCTGCGCTACATCGACGGCCTTCTCAAGCAGCTGGGGGAGAAGTGAGCTTCAACCCGATCTCCGCCGCGGAGCTGGCCGACGTACGCCGGATCCTCGCGGACCCCGACCAGAAGGACGCCGCGTTCTTCCCGCGCGCGATCGTCGAGGGACTGCTCGGCGCGCTCGACGAGGACCGCTCGCCGGACGACCTCGACCGCTTCATACGCGAGCAGGCCGAGAAAGACCCGGCGTTCGCCCAGGAGTACATGCGCCTGCACGCGGTCGCCCTGCTGCGCGCCGTGCGCGCACTGCACGAGCCCTACCGCTGCTCCGGCGACGAGGTCGACTACTGCGCGCATTGCAGCCGGATCGCCATCCACCCCGTGCGCTACCCGTGCGACACGATCGCGGCGATCGGCGGCGAGGACGAGATGGACCACATGCTCGCCGCCAGCTCCTTCGGATCGCCGCGCGCCCGCGCGATCGCCGCGATGACCCCGCCCGAGATCGAGGCGCACGTCGCCTACGCCCTGATGAACGGCGGCGTCCCGATGGACCTAAGGAGCGTCTACGCCGACCGGGAGGGCGCGTTGTGGATGTGCCAGGGCGTGTTCCAGTTCTGGGACGCGGACCGCTCGCAGATCCCGCTGATGGTCTCGCTCGACCAACACGGCGCCCCGCTCACCCTCGGCTCCCTGCTCCAGGGCCGCGGCCCGCTCACCGTCGTGCAGGACGGCGTCCCCACGGACCGCGCGAAGGCCTACGAGAACATGATGCGCAACGTGCGCCGGATGCTGCGCCTGCCGGGGAACTGACGTGGACAAGGAACGCCTCACCTACGCCGTCGCAGTCGATCCCGCACTGCCGCCGAAGGACGTCGAAATACTCGTAGCCACCGTCCAGTCCCTGCACGGGGTCAAATTCGTGCGCAAGATCGAGCCGGTCGACGCCGCGGCGCTGGACAACGCCCGGAACGTGGCGGGCCTCCAGTGGCGCGGCGCGCTGGCGACCCTGCTCGCGAGCAAGGAGCTGCCCTGATGTACGCGGAACACATGGCGCGCCTGGCGCGCGAGCGCGGCGACGAGAACAGCGCCAAGTACTGGGACTACGTCAAGGCCGTGGTCGACGGGTGTCCGCCGCTGAGCGACGAGCAGCGCTCCGCGCTCGCGGTCCTGCTGCGGCCCGTGCGCCTGACCGAGCGCGCCGTCCAGGGGGGAGGAAGCGGCTGATGCACTATTTCGGCGAGAAGTGGGAACCGGCCGTGGACACGCTGACCGTCCCGGTCGCGACCCCCGTCGGCGCGCGCTGCGACACCTGCCGCACCCCTATATACGACGGCGACCGCGGCTACATCACCGGCGACATCACAACGACCCCCTACGGCAGCCTCGACATCGACCACCGCGAGTGCGTGGTCATGCTCAGGGTCGGGCACGGGCACGGCGCCTGCGGATGCAACGGCCCGCGCGAACCCGAACAGATGCGCGCCGACGCCGTCGAGCTCTGGGCACGCCTGTACCCGGGACACTAGGTAAATTGTTTTCCAAGCGGGCCCCGCGGCAGGAACAAATATGCAGACCACGGGGCCCGCAAGCCGCCAAACGGGTGACACCGCGCCAGGGGCGCCGCTCTATGCGCCGATCCGCCGATTGCGCTAATCTCGCCGACGTGGCGCCCGATCAAGCGATCCTTCGCGGCATAATCGCCGCCCTGCGCAGGCTACGCCGGAAGCCGGGGCCGAATACTCCTGCCCCGGCTGGGTCTACGACCCCCCTACGCGGCGGCGGGCTGACCGTATCCGAGCTGGCGAAGGGTCCTGGGCCGTCGGAAGCCCACCATCCCCTCCAGCACCGGCACCACGCTGGTCTCCATCACCCGCGTCGGCCGGTCCCAGCCGACCGCCACCATGCCTGCCTTCACCGCGGCGTTGGCGAGACCACCCGCCTCAAGGAAGTCCACGCACAGGACGTCTGCGGAGATGCACACGCGTCCCGGCGTGGGCGGCTCCACCTGGAACGCGCCCAAGTGCTTGTTCTTCCCCAACGCCTCTTCCATCGTGGTCACGAACCCGCGGGGGGCATGCCCGCTGAATTCGATGATCGTGACCGTGGCGAACCTCACGGCACCTCCAATATTCTCAAGCGGATCTCCGTCGCGCGCCGCAGAAGCGGGGCCTGCCCGAGCCCAGCCTGAAGCGCACAGCTTATTTCCAGGTACGTCCCGAACGCACTGCTACCCATGCATGCGAGCGAAACGTCCACGTCACCGGTGTCGGGCACGATCTGGGTCTCCCGAATACCGGCGACACCCGCCAACGCCGCACGAAGCAGCGCGACGTCTTCCAAGGACGGGCACAGCAGCCCGCCCGGCGTGTACAGCCGCATCCCCACGGCGTACAGCCTCCCCTGCCCAGTCACCCCGCGGGCGTGAAAACGCGCCGCACACCGCGTCTGACCCTGACGCGGGCCCTATGACTGTTCCAGGGCATACCAAACCCCCTTGCATCGCGCCCGATGCTGGCACCGGGCTACTCAACTAACGCCGCAACCGTTAGCACGTGCAAGATTACTCGCTCCTGACGCTCTGTCGAGTAGTTGGAGGACTCTGGTGGGCCCGCATTCTGTAACTTGCACTGTGATGTTCGCAGAACCCTCCCAAAAGAACATGTTCCAGGGCAACTCCGGCCCCCAAAAGGCGCTCTAGCGCTATGTCGACTATTACAATGCGCTATCGTCGCAGGTCAGAAGCCATTCGCACCCGTATTTAGGGCTACTGAGGTACTGAAAACCGCCGTGGGGTACTGATTTTTGGTGCACCCAGGGCACATTTGTGGGAGTTGCCAGGCCCCCGGCCCCGCATGATCATTTTTAAAGGTGGGGGGTGTCAATTTCTTGACACATATAAGCCACAGTACACACACGTGCTGCACGCAGGGGCTGTGTATACGCGCTGCGAGTCGCTGACGTGCGGATGTTAGCAGTTTGCCCCTTTTGGTATACCGATAATACCTGTTATCAGTATGCCTGACCAGGGAAAACGTGCCGTAGGCACCTGGACAGAGCGTCTCAGGATGCGATACGCCTCATCTTCACACCTGCGCAGGCGTTGTATGTCAAGCAATATACACGTGAAGCCCGTATGAGGCAGTGGATACAGGGTGCTCCGAGTATCAAGAGCTTGAGGGGCCTGATG